CTGACAAGAAATGATATAAAGAAACTGGAAGATATTAAATTGGATTGTAAGGAAAGTAAAGTTAGGGATGCATTCTTATTTGCAGTATATACAGGATTAAGATTTAGTGATGTAACAACATTGAAAAATGAACACATTGTAAATGGTTGGTTGAGGAAGAAAATGATAAAGACAGAAATCAATCTTGAAATTCCATTGGAGGATCTATTTGAAGGAAAGGCATTGGGGATTTTGAGCAAATATAAATCAGTAGAAGGATTCTCAAAATCAATTGGTGAAAATGGTGCAACCAATCAGATATTGAAAGTGGTAGCCCAGAAAGCAAAGTTAAGTAGAATACCAACATTCCATATGTCAAGACATACATTTGCAACCATATTATTGGAGGATGGTATTCCTATTACAACAGTTCAGAAATTACTTGGTCATACAAAGATATCAACAACAATGATATATAGTGAGATTAACGAAAAGACAATCCAAAATGACATCAAGAAGGCATTAAAGAAGAAAAAATAGAAAAAGTTTGGAAACAACTTATTGAAAGAAAATGAATTAGAAAATGAAATTCAATAAGTTATATGGATTATGATTAAAAATTAAATGACAAAGATTTGTAGATTATTGCCATATATGCATATTGTTTGGGAAATAATTCAAAAAATTTCACCTCAAAATCATCGAATTTTGAGGTGAAATTTTTACTTTCTTTTATGATGTTTTTTGTGTTCTTCTTTGTATATTTGAACACCAATTGAATCATAAAAATTCTTATAAGATTCTTCAGTAAAAGGTCTGTCTTCATAGTTATCTATAGAGTCAGCAGAACCCAAATCAATAGACTCACCCATAATGAAATCATCAGACTTTCTTACTATAAAGCAACCATCATTTGCATGGTATAAAGTTTCATTTATCTGTTTCATAATCAATGACTTATTTTATTATTAAACATCAACTGTTGTTGAGTTAGCGTTTTGATATGTTGTCTTGAATGTATCTGCCACAGTGTTGTGTGAAATAGTCTTTCTTGTACTTGTGTTATTAACACCTTGTGCAATAGTAAAATTCCTTAACATGTTTGCTGAACTTGTTGTCTGTGTGGAAGTTATAGTAATATATTGATTACCATTTTCTACAATGATATAATATATATAATCTTTATTGATTATTATGTTATTACAGTTGTTTCCAAACTGGTTATAATTACAATTGTTTCCAAAGGTGTTATTCCAGCAATCGTTTCCAAAGGTGTTGCTTCCACAGTTGTTTCCAAAGGTGTTATTCCAGCAATCGTTTCCAAACTGGTTATAATTACAATTGTTTCCAAAGGTATTGGAGTAACAATCGTTTCCAAAGGTGTTGGAGTAACAGTTGTTTCCAAAGGTGTTTGATTGAAATGTGTTTCCAAAGGTGTTATTATATACTCCGTTTCCAAAGGTGTTATTCCAGCAATTGTTTCCAAAGGTATTGGAGTAACAATCGTTTCCAAAGGTGTTCCGATAACAATCGTTTCCAAAGGTGTTGCTTCCACAGTTGTTTCCAAAGGTATTATTCCCGCAATCGTTTCCAAAGGTGTTTGATTGAAATGTGTTTCCAAAGGTGTTATTATGGCATCCTCCTTCAAACTTATTTTTGTAGAATCCATAGAATTCACCATATTCATCTTCAATGCAACAAATGTCTGTATCTGTAACCATACAATTGTTTGGTAATGACATAAGTTCTAAAATAGGTTCTCTGTCGTAATCATCATAGTAATATGGTTTAAATACATTGTCATGATTTTTATAACAATATCCTTCATCACTAAAATATGCATCTTGTTCTACTGTTACATCATGTGGTGTATCATCATTTGTATCAATCATACAGAATGTATATGTCCAATAAGGATTACTACTATCAACAGTATATTTACCACCATTATCAGTTATACCATAAAGTCCAACCAAATCAGGAGAATTTATACAAGCAGTAATTTTATATCTCTTGAACTGTATATTCTTAAAGTCATAAGGACACTCATTATTCCATTCGTCCTTCATCCAATAGATAACACCCTTGCCGTTGGTTGCATCCGCCCAAGCATATTTTGCGGTATCATTGTCCAAATCGTACTTAAGCTCCCAAGCCTCTAAAGTAGAGCCTGAGAAATAAGTATCACCTGCGTGCCTTGCAGCTCTTGCATTTTCATTAAGAGTGTGGTCATCATCAGCAACTACGATAATGTCAAATTGATGCCCTGCTGCTTGAGTATTAGCCTGAACGGTAGTTGTATTGTAGTCAGTGATTCTATATTGCATACCAGGAGTTAAACCCGCATTGTCACGAAGATATTTAAGGACTGACCATGTGATTTCAGTTAGACAACTAATATTATGAGTTATTTCACCCCACTCATCGTTATCGTTTACCCAGCAATAATATGTTCCTGGAAGATTATCTCCAAATTGTTCTGACATAACGGCTGAGAAATGAATATATCCAGCATCCCAATTCAAATCAGACACATAAAAATAAACATAACCGGACGCCCAATCAGCCTTAACGACCACCGTTTTGCCTTCGCCGAGAGCTTCGTTAATATCGTCGTATGTAGTCTGTCCGTATCGGGCAATAAACACGTCATGCTTTTCAGCAAGTTCAGCCAATGAAGCATCTATCTGGCTCTTGTTGTAGAACTTCTCGTCAATCTGGTCTTTCGTGTAGAGATAATCATTCGATGATAGATATGCGAGCTCTATACAGCCGCTTGTATTTCCCTGCGGATCCGAAAATTCAACCCAAGCCGATTCTCCTTTCTTTCTTTCAAACTCAAACGACTTGAGCTCGATTCCCAAGTCTTCTATTGAAGTTATAACAGGCTCCGCGAGTTTCAACACAATCTTGAAACTTTGCTGCTTGAGATAATTCACGCACTGTGAATAATTTGCGAACGTCTCTCCTTCTATGTTCTTGAATCCATCTATGAACACATTGACTGATGAACCTTTCTTTGACGAAAGTACGCTGTTCTTTTGTGAAACTTCACAAAGCTTGTTATCCCACTGCACGTTGTTCAATGTCATATACAGATCAGGATATACTCCCATTATCGAAGATATCCTTATTTGCAATCTGCCGTTTCCGGATGAACCACTCCAAGAGAACGTGGTGTTGCCGGAAGCATCCTTTGCAGGAAGTGAAGAGATAAAATCAGAAATCTGAAGAACCTTGCAGTGACGCTCGAATTTACTATGAATGAAATCCACTCTGTCGTATCCGTAGTAAAGAGCTGCGCTTTTTGTCTTGTCACCTCCAGTCTGATAAAGTATAACGTCATCCGCGCCATCAACAAGAGAAAGCACGTCTCCGAACGATCCTTTTACGCCGTTTGAGTCTATCACTATATAGTCGTCATCCGCGTTAAGATTTTTTGCACTCACTGAAAGTATTTCATATCGTGTATCCTTATCGTTTTCTTCTGGACCGTTTATAATGACCTTATACAAACCAGAAGAAGAGTCTAACTGTGCGTCGAAATAATTCTTTACCTTGACACACTGGACGTCTTCCTTAATTACCTGTATTGTAGAATCGAGATCCCTCCCGTTTTCATCAACAACAGCCTTGAAGTTAGTAAACGGATATAGTGGGGATTTGTCTTTCTTTTTAAATTTCAAGATATCGTTTGCCATATATCTTTTATCATTGGTTTTTACGTTTTTATATTTATTCGCCGGTAATCCTTAAAAAACGAACCAACGCCGATGTTAAAATATTTCCGAAATTATTTGCATATTAAAAAAATTATCCTTACATTTGCATCGTGATATTTTTAAGTCGATATGAAAAGAACCAATCCAAATCACGATCCGAAGCATCGTAGTATGTGGATCAAATACAACAAGATGAATAAACAGCATTTCGGAGACAATGATGTCAAGAAATACTGTGACGCCGAGTATGACGGTAAAACTTTAGAAGATGTTATAAGAAAAGCGATTCGGGAAGAAAGGGACTATTGGATGATTCCGTATCGGGACGTCGAAGCGGAAGAATATCCATGGGATTATCCGGAAGAGAAAAAGAAATACGTCCGCGAGTATTTCGAACCGGACGATTGTTGTACAATCAGGGAAGCCCTGTCCGAAGACGATTCGAAATATAGAAGCACATGGATGGCAAGAAGATATCAGCGCATCAGGGTACCATCTATGAAAAGGACAAACAAGGAATGGGAAAACTTTTACAGAACATTCCCAAGAGTCGCGGCGGAAGTCGCTACAGGCAAGGAAAGGTTCCTTGACGGGGCAAAGCTTAAGTATATACCACTGTTCAAAAGAATTCTGGACGAAGAGTGGCCGGAAGACTTAAAAATGTGGACGGAGGAACAATACGACAGAATGACAAACAAAACAAACGGTTATAAATCATACAAATCTCTTTAAAATATGACAAAGCCAAAATTTAAGTGGATGGTCATCCACCACGTCGATAAAAGAGGAATTTATTTCGAGCCGACTGACGGAAGCGGAGATTTGTACGTCTTCTACTGGAATCCGCTGAGAGTTATCTCTACAATATTCGGAAGTCCGGATTGGGCATTGGGCTGGTTCCCGATGCTGTCAAAACATATAAAAGGAGAATGGTAAAATGAAAGAAGCAGTTATCGTGGTTATAGTTTTAATCGTTGCCGTCGTGATGAATTTCTTCATCGGAAACGCAATCAGGAACAAGCAGGACGAGAGAGATCGACTGCTCGACAACAAGTTATGATAGAAAAGGAAGACAAAATAAAAGTTAGCTTCAGCATAAAGCTGACGAAAATCTACACGATTGAAGACATCGAAAGCTTCGTCGAACTCAGTCAATTCACACACGAGGAAAAAGACAGTATACAAAACATTCTTCGTGAAATGGTTACGATGGACATCATAGATGCCATACGCGACGGAAAGGGTACATTTAAAATAGAAGGATGATATGAAAACTTTAATCATTTGCTTATCTGTCATTATCGGACTACTCGTTATGATTTTTGGCGCTGTTCTCAGACTCATTGTGGATTTGGACAGTGTTCTTAAAACTATAAGAGAGAAAGATGAAACTAAAAGAGTTTAAGAAAAAATTATCAAAAGAGGTTGAAAAATACCCTTGGATATACAAGGGTGAAGCTTGGATTGAAAATATCCTCAATCTCGATCCTTCGTACGATAATATGTACGTATATGAGGAATGGTCTCCCGTCTGTGTACAGAATGGCGGAAACGCCGTTATGAGATTATCAAATTTTGCAATTATAGGAAGACCGCCTATGAGGGAAATGAAATATGAACTAACAAATTAAAAAATAGTTATGAAGAAATATTTTATTATTGCGCTGTTTATCTGTTTGTTTACGTCCTGTTACGATATTCAGGACAAGGCTAGGTTACAGTCTGAGTGTGATACGCTTGTTAGCGAAAAGAGTGCTCTTAACAAATCAATCTCAGAATTACAGGAAGATATAAGAAATTTAAATGCCGAGAAACGGGCTTTAACGAATGGAAGAGAACCGAGGTATATCGTGAAATTCAAAATCAAGCAGGGAACGTTCACCATAGATATCTTTGAACACGTCAAGAATGAAATGAATTCAATCGAGATTGAAGTTCCTGTATGTAAAGAATATTACAATAAACTTTCCATCGGTCAAGACCTAACGGACAAATTCAAATGGGGTTCTCTTGTAATGGACGGTGACTTCAGTACGCTTCATATGAAAGTAGTAGGAAAACGAATTGAATAGATTTAATCAATAAGATATGTTAGTCAACAAAAAATCGTCAAGCACATCAAGAGTAAAGTTCATCTCTTATGACGGTGAATATCCTAATCTTTGTTCTGGGGTTCTTATCCTGGAAATTGATGGTGTCCAGTATAAGTTTGGTCATCACTATCAACATTATCATTATGATGAGAAAACAAAGGAGTGGAGACATACTGATGAGGATCCCGAACATCCAAACTTCAACAGTTTCTGGACTTCTGGTGGTTCTGTATCAGCAGATGAGGACTGGAACTGGGATGTGAGAACTGGTGAATGGGAGATCAATGTAGATGAGCTCCCAGAACAGTTCTGGGATGTGGCGCCCGAAATAGATGAGGTCTTCAATGAGAATGTACCTTATGGATGTTGTGGAGGTTGTATATAAAATTAAACTATAAAATATTATTATCATGAGTATGGTTCAATGGGCAGAGCAGGAATGCCGAATCGCCTGCAAAAGAGAAAATCCAGATTATAATTTTGACAGCGACGACTTTGATTATGGTTGCAGCTGTTACAAATCCGCGCTTAAAGCATACAAATCTCTCATGGAAGATTTTTACAGCGAGGCATCATGGAATTTCACAAAACGGATACTCGAAAGACTTATGGACAACAAGCCTCTTACTCCGATAACGGATGATGACTTTTTCATAAACGGGGAAGAGGTAGCTAAATTGAATGATAGCGAATATCTTAAAGAACGCGGATTAAAATCTGATATACAGTGTCCTAGAATGCCAAGTCTTTTCCGAAAGGAATACCTTGACGGTAGAGTAGTTTATCAGGACATCAACAGAGATTATTTCGTGGACATCGAACACCCATCTTATACATATTCAAGCAATTCAAGTTTTCTCGATGAGATGTTTCCGATTACGATGCCTTACACACCAAAGAAAGGAAAATATGCAATTTATGCCCAAACGTTTCTTTGTGACAAAAACAATGGGGATTCTGACACAACGGGAATTCTATATGTCGTTACACCAGAGGGAGAAAAGGTTGATGTCGGCATATACATGACGGAGAAAGATAAGAAAATGGTTCGGATCAGCAAAGAAGAGTATGAGGAACTTCTCTCAAAACGCATTGACAAAGTCAGTGTGAAAGCGGCAGACCATTTGATCTGGACTTTGATTTCAAACTCAGCGTCAGATAAAGAAATTGATCGCAGAGAGATGGAATGGAGAAAACTCCCCGAAGAAGAAAAAACAAAGATAAAGAACGAACTGCTTGAAAAGTGTAAGTTCTTTGATAATCCAGATAATTGGAAATATAATGTTTTCGGAATTCATCAGTCTCTGTGCACCGGAAACAAATCAAATCTTGAAGGCGTCAAAGAACTTGAAGATATTTCTGATTTCCTACAGGAAGTTTTGAAAAAAATATCAAACTAATTTATTGAACATCAATGAAAAAATATAAGTTTGACTATATTAAAGAATCCGTAGAAAAATGGGCTCCAGATGTACCTAGGACATTGGAGACCATAGAATTCCTACCTTTCGGAATTCTATTGTTTCCTCCGTATATGGATCCTTATGGAGAAATCATAGAAGACCTTAACGATTGGTATAAACAAAGGCACGAATACTGTGTAAAATTAGCAGACGAATATAAAATGAAAACAGAAGAAGAAACATTCACTGTTCCGAAATGGGTTTTAGAGGACATCGAAAATACCCTCAGGATACAAAATAACATAAATTCTGAAAAAAAGACCGGTGAGACATGCCAAGACAGAAACGTAAGGCAGTCTCTGATGTGTGTCAGGAAAATACTGTCCGGTGAAGAACTCACGGGAGGAGAAAGGCTTGAATCTCTTAATTAAAACAGTTATGGGACCGAATAAAATTTATATTCACAGAAGAGACGTATCGTTTTCGGAAACGAAGGAAGACCCAACAGACATAGAATTTATCAACAAAGATGAACTTCTAAGTCGAATAGATGATGTCATTGCTTCCACAAACAAAGATGGGATCGCATCAGGAATAGCAAGACTGGCACTGAATCACGTAAAGAACATAATAAACAAAATGGAAAATGACTGAAAGATTGCATACAATAAAATATGAACAAGGGTTCATACTGAAAACAAAATGCCCGAACGGAATCAAATGTATGGTAGGAAGCCTCGTCTGCGAGAAATGTGCAAACTTTGTTGAAAACAATTACGATAAACAAGAAGTTTTGTGCAGATCAATTCCACCAGAAATTAAAGAAGCCGAAAAAGCGTATCCGTGGGACGAAGGTGAAGGCGGAGATGAAGATTGGCTTAATGAAGAAAAGAAAAAAATAGAAAAGCTCAGGAAAGCTTTTATAAAAGGATGGGACGCTCATAAAGAATACATCAATAAAAAATAAAGACCGGGAAATCCCGGTCTTTATTTTATAAAGATTTTCGCTGATTTAATTTACATTCAACCTGTCCAGCTCAGCTGCGACAAAAGCACCGACCTTCTTGAGATTTTCAACGTATCCTTCATCGTTGAAATGTTTAATATCAAACGGCCAGTCTTCTATGGAGGTTGATGCAATCATACAGTTTTCATCTCCGATTGCCCTCTTCAAATATGACAACGCCCCCATAAGGAGTTCTTTGTTTTTATAACCGGCATCGTGTCCGGGAGTATAACCGTACTTTGCGATCTGTTTGTTTCTCTCTTCCTGTATAAGTTCTATTCCTGTTTTCATGTTTTATTATCTTTTATTCTTTACAAATATACGTATTATTCTTCAAATAAAAAAGGCTTTGGCGCCAATTTTACCAATTCGCTGTGAAGTTTGTTATAAATTGGCTTATATTTGGCTTTATATTCCTCCCAAGACGCATCTTTCATATTATAGTATATGTCATTCCAGAAATCGTTAGCCTGCGAAAAATCGACGATTTTGCCGTATTTACAAAGCTGGGCGCCGAACATAAGAATTCTGAGACAATGAAACAAAGATTTCTGACCTTTATACACATCAAGGTCTTTCTCTACGGTCATCTTCTTGTGAGCCTTAACCCAAGAGTTGCTGGCAACCTTGCAGAAGGATTCCCTAATCTTCCAGTTGTTCTTTATGAAGTATTTTGAGAATTTCTCCATTCCATACGAATGCTCACAAAACAAGCACTCGATTGACATTATGTCATAATCCTTTATTCTCTTTATGAATGTTGACTCTGACATATATTGTCTGTCAGAAACTGGATAATCAGGATCACGGTATTCAAAAATCCCGTTTGTGTGTTTGTCAAGGTAATCTGAGTATTTGTCCGGGACAACGACGACCCTATCTTCATCAGATTTATCAGTCATTGTTCCATACACCTGAGAACCGTAACAAGAAAACGCAACGGCATCCAAATCCATATGTTCTTTTATGCACTCACGTTTACAGCAATTGTCATAAAATATAACATACGGACAGGTGCAAGATACACCAGCCGGAAGGTTTCTATATTTACAATTCTCTATTGTGCCCATTATATTATGTGAAGTTTCTTTGCATAACCGATGCATTCTTCTAGCAAATCATCAAGGTATTTGTACACCTTTGTATACTCTGCGTTAGCACCGTCACGGTCATCATCTATACACATCAATCTGTAAAAAGAATCTGACAAAAGACCAGAGAAATAAGAATTCATTATTTTGTTTTCGCTAAACTTCTTTCTATATTCCCTAATCTTCTCGGCAATTTCATTCGATGCAAGCGTAACTGGATATACAATTGTTGCCGAACTTGCACCACATTCTATTCCGTACGAGTAAAGTGTATTGTTTTCTCCAACCACGCAGAGTTCAGCGCAGTCATTAAAAACAAGATCACCGACCTTGACGTTCCCAAGGCGTTCTATAATCTTTTTGTATCTGTTTTCTAATTCCATGATATTGAAGTTTTTCCGTTAAATTTATTATAAAGCCATTTTGCCCCAGCTATGAAAGCGTCCCGCTTCTCTTGGTTGGTTGAGTATACGCTAGAGCTGATTTCCGTTTCCATTCTAGGAAATTCATCTTCTTCAAGAGAAACCCACTTCTTTATTTTAGAAGTTTCTATGTCCCACCCATATTCAGTCCTGTAACCATCTATGGATTTGACATAATGAAGAATTTCGGGAGTCTTATGTCTTCCTACCGTCGCAAAAATCTTTTTTGCTGTAGGTTTATCCGTTCTCCAAATCATAATTAAACTTTTGTTTTCAGATGTTTTCTTAGTAACTTGACGATATCGTCGGCTTCTGTTTTTGTATAATTTAACGTTTCTGTTAAATAATTCATAACAGGGATTTGTCCATAACCATTATTATTACACAAATCATCAATAAATTTATCCAGCATACCGAAGCACAAAGAGTCTAAGGAAGATTCGCCCGAATCAATTTTATTAGATAAAAGAAAGTCTTTTAACTCAGATAAAGATTCCTTGCTGATGTTTGTAATACACTCTCCGTGCTTTGTTCTTACGCCCGTTGTGTACACCGTGCCCTCTCTATCATAAACAGATGAAATGTCATTTATGTTTATGATATAGGTTCCGGTTGGCTCTTCATACTTGTCCTCTACCTCTATCCAAGGCAAGTTTATTCTTATGTGCTTGTATTCCTTCGTGCTGTTATTTTCAAGGTTTGGATTCAAAACTCTACCCTTCATTTCCGAGATAGCCCATCTAGCTCCCCGCTCAAATCCACCTGCTCCGCACGCACACTCAAGACATCTTCCGCCAGCTGGTATAGGAAACGCTTTGTCCTTCGCTTCCTGTATGTCTTCTTCTGTTATAAAAATATCTTCAGGTTTCATCTTATTGTTTTGGAATTAAGTTTACAGCTATTATTTTGAAACTTTTCACATCTCCAGTTTCTCCAGTTTCTCCGTATCCATCCAACGCAACCGCGCTGCTCTCGATAATTTTGTCAGCAATCTTTCCGTTCTCTGTCGGAAGTGTTTCTATCTCAGCCCAAACCTCTCCTTTGTCGTTAATTGCGACATCCTTTAATACGTGTGAAGCGTTTCTCAAATCGACATGAGTAATACGTTCGAGGTTACCGAGTTGACCAACAACCGTGTGATCCTTCAGTCTTTCTTTCATATCGTTTACTGCGCTTTCGAGAACTTCACGTGTATAAACTCTTCCATTTGCAATCGCTTTATCTGCCTCAACTATTGCTTTTACTTGATACCTTGGCATTTTTAATATTGTTTCTTTTTTCTAAATATGCAGTTAATTTATGAAGCATCATCCAGTGTGTTGGTTTTTCACACACAGAGTCTATATGCATCGCCTTTCCGTCAAGAATTTTCTTTGCAAATCCATAATAATCTATAACCTCTATACCATACTCACCGAATTCTGCAAGAACGACATTGATGCCGGAATCACGTATGTTGTCGAACAGTTTGTCTATCGTGTTCCATTTCGGAGCATTCATACTACTCAATCCTTTTAATTGTATCTATACCTCGTATTCCGTTATAACCAATCAAATGCGCATACGGATATTCAATGACATCACTATATTCAGGATTCGGATCAAACACTATGTTGAAGTTTATATCGCACAACACAGAATGAAGATGATCCCTAGGATTATCATGTACATTCGTATATTTTGGAGAATAAACAGATGCCATGAAAATTCCATCTATGCCATCGTCCTCTTTGAGCTGGCTTATCTGCCTCGCGTCTTCCGAATAGATGATTTTATTACTACAGCAATATGTTGGATCTTCTATATACAATACGTTCGGGTTGAATAAAAATTCTCCGCCCAACTCATATCCATGTTCTTTAAAAAGTTTTTTTGCTCCTTCCCACCACTCTTCTCCCGGAAGTTCTATAAAATTAGGAACATCATCATATTCCAAACCCAAAATAGAACATATTGTGCATTTAAAGCAATCTCCCCTCTTTGGATCCTGAATCCTCTGGTAAACATTTCTCATACCTATTTCTGGTTATATCTGTTCATTATTTCATCACTGAACGTAGTAATTCTTCCTGATACATCCATATAACCATCAAACCCGTTCATGACCATAAGTGAAACATCTTTTGTTTGCGCCCAGCTTGGAATAAATCCAATGACTGGTTTTCCGAGAGCCTTTGCGAAGCCCATCTCCCACACAGTCCCCGTGTCGCTATAGTGACCTGTATACATAGCAACAACGACATCAGCATCCTTGATTGCCTGAACATCCATATCAAAAACCTTCTTTGCCCAGACGTTATTCGGGAGATCATATCCACCGGGAATTTCGTGTTCCATAGGTATGAACAGTTCTGGAACTCCCCTTACACCGCAGGGAAGCGATGCTGCTGAAGCTCCGCCATGACTGAATGAGAACCTTACTTTTTCAATCATATCCTTCAAAGATGTTCTCTCCTGTTCGTTGAAAAAAGGACCTGCTATATAAATTTTCATTTCTTAACTAAAAGTTTACGTTCAACATTATTATTCATTACGCAGAATTCATAACACCTATGACAGTTTGATATGAACACTTTATAAAATTTTTTATTAAATTCCTTGAAACGATTTCGAAATCCACCATCAATATAGTCATTTATGTTTGCATATTGCAGAACACCCATTCCGCATTTGTAGATGTCACCTTCCTCATCTATGAGAAAAGAATACATCTCTGTTGGTTTATGACAATAACATCCGAACATAGAATACAGTCCACAATGAAACTGACTTCTTCCAACAGGAACAATGGATTCTTCCTTTGTTTCTTCAGGCGTCGCCACGTTGCACTTTGCACCAATTGATTTGAAAAATGATTCAGCTGCGTCAACGTTTTTATTCGTATGCCACTTGTCCTTTGATATTGAGAAATGAATCTTGTTTCCGTATTTCTCGACAAGTTTCTTCAACTTCTCCTTTGTTGGCTCGCTGTTAACCCAGTCTCCATTTGTAACAATTCTGGCAAATTTTGTTGACGATATAAGTTTGTCAAAAATCTCAAACCAGTCCTTATTACAGAAGAATTCTCCTCCCATAAGGTTGAGGTGCCTAACTCCGTTGTTCTTCACAAACGCCGCAATCTTCTCAGCCATGTCAACACTCATCATTATGTTGCTTTCTGGAGAAGATTCAAAACAGCAATGTGAACACTTTTGTGTGCACTTGTTTGTTATTCTAACTGTTGCATGAAGAAACCGATAACATTCGTTAACAAGCTTACACTCTTTACAATTGCAATTGTGCAAGCCGTTGCATGTTTCTTCCAAGCATATGTCACAAGGCGAATTCATTTTAATCCCACTCAGCGTGAATACGAATATTTCTGTTCGGTTTTATCTCTTTTTGATATGTCCAGAATTCGACGTTGTACTTCTCCCTGAGCCAATTCCAATTGGAATAGTGCTTATCTTTGTTCTTTTCGTTTCCTGCTGTAAACCCTACAGTGTCGCGGAATGTTCCAACCCTTCCGTTTAAGGTTATATAAATTACAGGTTCATATATGTTATCAGGAGCATCTTTTGCGTCCTTCCAAATGAATGTTACAGATGTCATATTTAATAATGATTGATTTCAAAATAGTCAATGATAATTCCGATTTCGTAGTTTCCAAAATCATCGAGTTCCTTCAGATCCACAATCATCGCATTATAAAGATGAAGACCATATTTCTTCGTATCGATAATCATATCTTTTGCACAGTCTATTTTTCTTACTGGCTCTCTATCGTATATGTGATGAATGTAGTTTATTGCAAACTCAGGTGGACAGTCGGTTTTCATCTTGATATTATTGATTACGCCGGTTGTCTTCAGCTTAACCTCACCGAACTCCATTTCTCTGTCAAGAGATTCAGGAACCTCAACGGCATACGCACAGATATCATATTCCATCTCTGTAACGTGATCCATAAACTCCACCCACTCCGTTTCAATCTGAAACTCTCTTTTCTTGAATTTTTCGTGGTTGATTCCAACTTTAGGACCGCAAATTTTAAGAGTATAACCTTCTATTTCAAGGTTTGGAAATCTGTTGTGAAATCTAACGATTTCGTTGTACGTCATCTTTTTCATATCAATACGGATGTTCGACTCTTGGATACGAAGTCCAAGATATGCCAGTTACCTTTACTCTTCTGTCAGGAACATTGACAAGTTTTGATTTAACGTATGAGTGCGACGGATACCCTCTATTGTCTGCATAGAAATCACAACGAAGGTTTATTGCGTTTGTGTAACAAACCTCAGATGTAAAAACTGGAGAGCACTCCTTAACAGTATTATTGAAGTTTACGATTTCGGTCGTATAAACATGATGCTCCTCATCATCGCCTTCATAAACATATGTAACGTCAACATCATACTTGAATGTCGAACTCTTTACATAGTCTTTATAGCATTCCCTACAACAAAGGAACACTATGGCAAAAGCCATTATGAACCCAACGATTCCAAGTATGTCTTCTTTACAGATTTTCATGTTTACGTCTCAATGTAAAGGTTATTGTTTTCGTTGTGTCGGATTCGTGAATAACGGTAAGTGTATCATACACCGGTTCATATTCCGTTGCGCAATAAGTTCTGTTTTCGAATCTTTCGTTTTCTAGCGCGACGGCATCCTTTATATTTTGTTTGCTGAGTGCATTTATGTTCCAGCAAAGAGAAATCAACAAAAGCGAAGCGAACGCGTTCAACACGTCCGAATCACTTTTGATTTTGAACTTCTTTGGTAAAGCGATGTTAATGTAGACGAAAAATCCGATCATCAGGAGGCATGTAACAATGCTCCATACAGTTAACCACCAAGGCATATCCGCTCCTCCTAATCGCTATACTCGTCTTCATCACCACGATCGTCACCGATGGGGTTATCGAACCCATACTTGACGGCGGTAGCCTTGAACAGAGGAAGTCCGTACATTGCGTAATCGTCGCTGGACCAGTCTTCGAGACCTTCCTCAAGAATCCAGTTCCACATTTTGACGACGTTAAACATGAAGCTTGAGCTGATTCCGCGCTTGTCGAGAGCCTTTTCGAAACCGAATTCCACATCACGTTCGAGCTGCTTGAGAACATTTTCTCTCGTGAATGGAATTAAGTTTTCGTTCCACTTCTCTTCACTGTTATACTCTTCATTCGGCTGGATACCGAACTTGTCAAGAAGGTTGAACGGAATGAATTGACAGAGCCTGCTGAAGTCACGACCGTCGAGGCACTGTGACTCGAACTTTTTCTCCTCTGCGAGTTTTGCAAGTTGTTCTAGAGTTTTCATTTTTATCGTTGTTTAAAATTCTGATGCAAATGTAATACAAAAAATCGAATAAAACAAGAGTTTACTGAATTTTTATATAAATTTTATCGAGAGTGCCTTCCCCAACTTCTTCTGTTACCGTTCCGTTAAGGAAAGCAATTCTGCGTAAAACATATGTCACGACGGCTGATCCGGGTTTCCAATTTATTTCTGATATTTCCCAAACACCGGCATCCCGCGTTCCCAGTTTCGTAAATCTGTCACCGACCTGATATTTAGCTTCTGTTCTCATAATATATTATTGATTTTAGTTTTCGAATATATCTCCAACCCAAACATCCTTTCCACATTCGGGACAGGTTGTTACATACTCACATATTGGTCTGTACCAGTAACAGTCCTCTCTCTGAAATGTAAATTCACACCCACAGTTAAGACAACGTGCTTCATGAATCTCATCTGGATTTTGATTTCCGTGTTTAGTTATGTTTTTCATTGTGTTCTATTTCTTTTAATGGTTTAATTATTCCTTCTATTATAGCCCAGATGCAAAATACAATCAGAGACAAATCAAGAATAACACACAACACGCCTACGAAAAATTCATTCTTCAGTAAGGAAATCGTGGATGATGCCATTCCCATCACAGCACAAACAAACCCAATCGCGCCTATAACGATGACAATGTATATAAACAGTTGCGTTGGCGTTAGACTAACGTTTTTCATTACTAAGTTCCTTTTTAAGACCTTCGTAAAACCCTTTCATGTCTTCAACTGTCCTGAAACAGATGAAGCTGTTTATTGTAGCATCCCAATAATGTACAATGTTCTCAGCGTCAAGTTCTTCGTGTATCGAATCTATCTGTTCTTTCGGCATTTCGAATGTCCACAGATTGACAGCGAAGTTTGTTTTCAACGCTTCTTTAATCAGTTTGATTGATTCCTCTCGTGAAAGGTCAAAATAATCCTTCCTTCCGTTGGTTGGCGGACCGATGTATTCTTTTATTCTTTCGCTATATTCGCTCATATCTAAACTGTATTACCATTCCCAGCCGAGCCAGTTTCTTTTTCTGTTCTTGTCGGCTGGTTCATCTTCATTTTCAATTCTCTTATTCTGGAGACGAATCCACTTATTCATCTGTTTTTTCGCCCACCTGTATGATTTGCGCTTCCTCCGTTTTTCGGAGTACATATACGGCTCAAGCTGTTCTCTATAAAGTGACATAATTAAAACATTTTTGTATACACTGTCTTAAAATCCCATACATTCTCTGTTAAAAGAGATTATAGGGTTGTTGGATGATACGTATCCGTGATAAACGGCGCTTCTAATTTGGTCTACCGGATCAAAAATACATCTACTCAATATACTGCACATCAAATTATTTGAACAGTCTATAAGGTTTTGGTTCTCAGGAAGACTATACATTCTAGCCTCCCTCAACTCAGATACGAACATTCCTGTTGCAAACGCGTTCAAATCATACTTCTCTGCAAAAATGTTCGCGTTACACCAGAAGCACACGACTTCTTTGTCTCTAAAAAACTGCAAGTCGGCGGACGTTATAATGTACCTCCAGTCATATCTCATATCGAGAAGACCGAGTTCGTTTCCGTGCCCCAAGAAAACAATCCTGTCATGTGTCTGAAGGGCATCCCTTACGATTCGGCTCGAAATGTGATTTCCCGTGATTAGAGTAACATTATCCCACTGCAAGTAGTCCTGATATACAGCAGAACAAAATGCAGTAGTTGGATCTGTTGGATGTATGAATAACGTTCTCATTAAGTTTCGCTCAAAATGTCTATCATTTTGTATGCTTGGTCTTCTCCATATGTCTTTTTAAGACGATTGAACATCTCTTCACGGAAGTCATTATCTGACCAAACCTTATCAATTTTCTCTTTAAGTTTTTTCTTTTTGTATATCTGTATATCAGCAGACAGTGGATTTATTATGTCACTTTCAGTGATGAACGATCCTCCACCGTTCTTTGTGACGCTGATGAAATACACTGTTTCTACGCCCGGAATTTTTTCAACTCGCAACACAACATCATCATGCATATCGCCATCCTCGTCTTTCCAGTATATGACATCACCCACATTAGGGTAGTTTTCGCCTATTATTTTTATTTCATGTTTCATATCTGTCGCAAAGATAATGAATATATTTTGAATTTCCAAATGTTTTATTTATACATTCCTTCTTTTAGTTCAAGAACAAATGTTTTATCATTTATAGTAGTTTTTATACCTGTAACGACAATAAAAGCACCATTCATACCTTCAGCGTGTGCATTAAAACCAAAAGCTTTATTATTTCTACCTTCAGCAACAGTATTTGGCATATATGCAGATTTAGCAAATATTAACATGTTTTTCTCCTTTTATTTTCTCAAAAATTTCATACTCTATTCAGTTTTGTACATTCCTTCTTTTGCTTCAAGAGCAAGCCCCATGGGGATTAAGCCGCGATAGTCGAAGTGGTTTTCGTTGAGCCAATCGCTCGCTTCACACATGCAACTGTCATCACTACAGTATTGATACTCAAGAATGCTGTTAAGTGTTTTTTTCTCTTCCTCAGTCATAGAGGACATTGGACGGAGATAAGGCATGATTTTCTCAGCAAAACTAATAACAAGACCTCCACCAACTTCAAAACAAAAATCGCCTCTATCGTCAAAACTGAAACCTGTTAGTTTTTCATCCCTATGAATTGGTCCGAAATCATCAACTCGTTCTACTAAACAGATAACCCCATATTTTAGTCTTGCTGTTAAATCGGTTATCAACAAATTTCGCTCCTCATTAGACATAAGAATCAGATGTCCGTCTTCTGTGCGTTGAAATTGTTTTCTTTCCTGTGCCATACTATTTTTGTGTTAATTTCCTATATTTTATCAACATAAACACTTCTTCCGCTTCTTTTATGAAGTGATCTTTTTCAAAGAAAGAACTGTATCTTTTGTTTGCCTCTTCTATGATTTCTTGTTCAGTTTTTATTTCTTTGCAATTAGCCGCCCAAAAATCCGCTTCCCTTCTTGCCTCAAAGCATCTTTCCTCTGTATTTTCTCTTATTTGTGCTGACCTTTTATCAGAATACTCACTCATACATTATATGGTTCTATAAGGTAAAATTAAGTAAACCATCTTCCTTGTCCCACCTCCTTGTCCCATGTTAAGCACCATGTTATGTTAACATTTGACAATGACAGTTCTTTGAGTTTTTTCAAAGCGTCATCGATTTCATCGAACTCATATACCTCAGCGGAACCGTTTTTCATTACATAAGGTTTACCCTCATGGATATGCCAAAAGCCGTAGATATAATATTTTCTCTTTTTTTCTTCCGGTGTCATAGTGATTCAATTTTGTTAATTACATCTTGAAAAGCCCATTTCTTTCCTTCACATCTTATCGTATCAACCACAATAACTGTGTCAGGGTGTGAGTAACATTCTACCGCCATTTTAAGCCACTCAAGCAGAGTATCCTTGCGGACGTATTCAATGTCACTGGATTCAATTCGTTTTGTGTTTATAGGAGAACCATCCCAATCAATATGAGTTGGAAATACATTATCAGCTATATAAATCTTATCTGGTATCATTGCATTACGGTTTTAATCAATTTATCCTTATAGTAGATTTCAATCTTATACCACCCGTTATAATTTTCTACTACCCTTGCAGTAATGTCCTTTGGGTCAATATCTTCTTGTGTCATAATTTATTCCTCCTTTCTTGCGGTTTTGCCAAGTTCGTAAAAGTAGCGAGCAAAATTCCTAATAGCAAGACTTTGCTCTCCATTCATTGGACCAAACGCATCATCTAATAATGTGGCCTTCTTGTTTTTTAATTCTTTATCCAGATCCACCTCCGGCTGATCCTGTTGTAGAGAGGAGACAATTGAAAGGATTTTATTGTATCCATTTAATTCTGCTTCCCATTCTTTATAGTTAGCCGCATAAAAAAGTTTAATCATTAATGATTTAAGCTCATTTTTCAACTTTTCTATTTTGCCAATCAGTTTCTCTGAGTCAATATATTTGTTCATTTTTCGAACCATTTCAAAGTTTCATAATCAATTTGGATTAAAACGGAATCCGTGCCGTTTCTATAATCCGATGCAACCATAGACAGTGTACCGTTGGAATACATATTTCCCCTGTCAACTTGAACATTTATTGCGCAGTCGTGACCGATGTCCGTGCGAATTTCCTGTAGCCTGTCAATAAGCCCGTCGAGAGTCATTAATTTATTTTCCATTTTAATTCTTCTTATAAACCTCTTCTTCAACTAAACTTTGTTCATCCCACGTACCTTCATCTTCGAAAGTATAAACCCATCCATCTTCTTCGTCAAACTCAACGTTTACAATTTTACCGAGAGGATACTCTCCTTCTTCATTTGAAGTACAGATGTAATGTGCAAGAACATCACCGACATTCCACCTCGGCTTTCTCCCATGAACATATTCAGTGGACAGATAACCGTATTCTGGTTGCTCATCCGGCTGCTCCTGCTGGAGAGAGGTGATGATGGAAATAAGTTCGTTGAGTGTTTTTATTTCCACGTCTCTTTTTATTGATGCCCCAAATTCCGCCTCAATAAAAGGGCATTCATCAATACTCTTTTTTCGCCTTTCTATCTCGGCAACTAACTTTTCCGCGTCAATGTATTTGCACTTCATTTTTAAATCATTAGTTGTTTCTTGATATAATTTACTTTATCGATTACCGGATAAGACAGCGATCTATCGTATGTTCCATCTGTTCTCGCGAACGAGTAATCTATAGCATCCAGAAGTAACATAAGTAGATCTCGATAGTTTAACAATTGTATATTGTAAATAAGTTCGATGAGTTTCTTTGCCCACTTATCTGTGTCTGACTCTATTTCGCTATCGTCCTTTCTGTTGGCGGCATCTTGCAGATACTGAAGCATAAAAGATTTAAACATTTCTAAATCTACAACAGGACGCTTATGTCCATAAAGATATTCTTCAACTGTAGGACCAACATCATTCCACTTTTCCAAATCTTTCCACTCCTTTTCAAGTTGTTCCTTTGGAGTGGTTGCCAGATGGTGCCTTAGCTGTTCAACCAAATCCACCTTTGGTTTCTCGTCGTTGGCGTCTTTCTTCCGAACAATCACTTTACCGTCTTTGATCTCAGCCTCCATTCCTTCAGGGATTGTATATTCAAACCCACAAAGTTCAGAGTCATGTGCCCCAAACGGCACGTCGATTTTATCTTTCATAATAATCAAGTATAAAGTTCGTAAATTCTATAAACTCGTCTTGGATCAATATCAAGCCAGCAACCAAGTTCTTCGCTGTAGACCTCAACAAGATTGCTATCCGGTTCCCACCTTGGCCATCTTATAAGCTTTTTTCGAAGATGGGCTTCGTCTTTAAACGGATGCATATACAAAACTAGAGCTTTTCCTTTGTTCCAAATGTGCTTTTTACGTTTCATATCTAAATCAAATTTTCAAAACAATTATCCTCCAAACTCCTTTTTAAGTTCCTCATACTGAGCCTTACGCTTTTCCTTCTCTTGGACAGCCTTTTCTTTGTTTCTCTTTTCTTGCTCAGCTTCCCATTCCTTGTTTTCCATTTCAACGATTTTGAGAAGTTTATCATTGGACATTGTGAGGAAGTCTGTCGGGAAATCTCCGTAATGCTCTTCATGTCCACCATATCTCCAATACTCATCACCTCTCCATGCGACAGAATCACCGTCTATACTGAATCTCTCTGCATAGCAGATATCAGAGCACTCTCCGTGACGTTTCTTGCTGTCCTTTAAGATATTGCAAACACGTTCACATTCGTTTGTAATTTTTTCGCTCAATTCGACATACTGTGTTAATTCTTCTTTTGTCATAACTAAATCAAATTTTTAAGGCAATACCTAATAGCTCTATCATATCCGCTTTCAGGATTTTCATAAACCCACCCTTGGGAAAAAGTTTCATTTGTTTTGGCGACAACTATCTTAATGTCCCAAAGAAACTTTTCGTGATCAAGTATGCTGTCTATGATTGGTATGATGACAATTCCCTTCTCGTCCCTCAACCACTTCATTGCCATTTGAAGAGTAGGGGCGGAAATCATAATCGGACTCCATTCACATTCTGAATTAGTGTAAGTAAGTATCTGTTCACCATACCCCTCACCACAAAAAACTCCAAGTGAAGATACAAGTTGTAACTCTCCATCGTGGTAAACAGAAATACATTTTTCATCAAACCCCTTTTCCTTAAGGAGTTTCGCAGTCTCGCAACTTACATAATCTTCTGTAATCATACTAAATTCTCAATATTAGAAATCGCTTTACGAATTTTTCTTACCATGTATTTTTCGCGGCTCAATTTGTTTTTATCTAATGCCGTAAAAGATTCTTTGCTACGCAAACGTTCAACAATTGCCTCATGACGTTGTAGGGAAGCACGTTTTTTCTCTAGCTGTTCTGCTTTTTGAATGTCATCCATAATCTAAATCAAATTTTCAAGACAATACTTTATCGCTGCTTCGCAGGCTTCTTCATATTTTTCCCATGTTTTTGCAAACAGTTTATGATACTCAGGATGTTTTTCCTGATATGGAATATGATACTCTCCATTAAACCAATAATTGAATATGTAACTTTCAGCTTTGCCTGTAAGTTTTTCAAAAGAAAGTGGACCTACCGCTATATGAAAGCCATAGTTATCCCTCAACCACTTCATTGCCATTTGGAGAGTTGGAGCATTGGTTTGTCCATAATGTTTTGCACAATGGGGAAGAAACTCAAGAGTATAATTATCATATGAGTTTGTGACTCTACCATCAAACCCTTTCTCTTTCAAGAGTTTGGCTGTTTCAAATGATACGTAATCTTCTGTGATCATATCTATTTTTCTATATCAAACAACATATCTTCTGTCACATTGTAACCCCCGTCCGTATCCACACAACAGATTTCAAAGGGGTTTTCACACTCCTGTATTTTTTGAATCAGTTCTTGTTTCAGTTCATTGATTCTTTCCTGAGTGAAATACTTTTTCCTGACAGTTTCTTCTGCTGCATCAAGTTCTTCATCAGTAGAAACAAACCCCTCTGAAGGGAAAGGTTTTGTATAGATGGTTATGTCATTGATTCTTGACAAATCCCATTTCAAGTTGCAGTCAAACACAAAGACATCATTATCTACAAATTTCTTCATATCTAAATCAAATTTTCAAGACAATATTTAATAGCGGCGTCGACGGCTTGTTCATGGGAGTCAAATCCATTTCCCCCAATTTTGCTTGTTTTTGATTTAATCACAATGTCTTTGCTGTTATAGGTAAATTGAATTGTTGGCATATAATTTTCCGCACCAATGCAATCAACCATTATATGAAGATTGTGAACTTTCCTCAGCCATTTTGTTGCCATTTGAAGAGTTGGGGCAGAGCATATAAACTTGTAATTTTCTTCAAACCTATTATGGTCGTCAAATTCAATACTTGTATATTTTTCACCCCCAAATTGTGAGGTATATTCAGAATACCACACTTCACAATGGCAGTCAAACCCTTTCTCTTTCAAGAGTTTGGCTATTTCAAAGCTAACGTAATCTTCTGTGATCATAGTTAAAAAGAGTCTATATCATAATAAACGTGAGCCATCATCTTAGATATTTCTCCATCTCTGTCGAGAGAGAAAAACTCTTCCATGTCGGCTATTATTTCCTCTTTAGTGTGAGTTTTCTTATACTCTTCCCACTTGTCAATGGCTTCAGTCCAATGTTTAATTGTTTCCATAATTACTCCTGTTTTATATTAAGCAAGATCCATTTCTTTTTTCTTAATGCAAAGGTAATACAAAAAATAATATAAAACAAATTTTCCAGAAACTTTTTTGAAAGCGCGATAGTCAATGTGATATCAGTTAGTATTATAATTTTAATTTTTGGGCATTATATATCTGTTCTCCAAAGTTATTCTATTTCAATTAAGTTATCAGAGAGTTTGATATCAAGGAAATTCGATTGCAATTTGCTGAAAATACCTTCTTTAAGAATGCCAAACTGAATATTAAAGTCATTACCAATCGTAACACACATACCTGTTCCTTCCCACTCTGGTTTCATATAATATTTCCCATATTGTATATTGGTAATATTCATACTATTTTCTTTGTCGCTTCTTTTGTCATAGCGATTCGATTTTGTCAATTAACCCACGGAAGTATTCGTCATGTATCTTTGTGTAGTCGGAGTGAACTTCGACCATTCTCTTATGATTCTCTTTCGCCCACTCAAGCAGAGCGTCCTTGCGGATATACTCTGTCTCATCCTCAATGCCGAAGATTCCAATGTCGGAAAATAGAGCCTCATTAAATACAAGTTTGTCCGGTGCTTTCATATCTGTTTCTCCTTTCTTGCGTTAAGCATATTTTAATCGCATTCTTTCAACCCAAGCGAGTGCATCTTCTCTTGAATCAAATTCTTCATTTTCAAGAACCCATTCTAACCATTCCTCCGTGTTGCAAAATGGACAAGGGTCATCACCTCCGATTGTTAAAACTCCATTTTCATAAGAATCTAAATCCCATAGATAACCATCTATACAAGTGGCATCCGGATATGAAGCGCCAAAATGTGGGAATTGTATATTACACATAGCTATTACTTTTTGTGTTTTAACCGCCAATCAAGTCCTTAACTTCTGACAGTAAATCGTGTGCCTGTTCAAGATTATCTTGAAACCACGGTTCATACTCTTCAGGCTCAATAGCATCCCTAATCCTTGCGAGTTCGAGGGATATTTCTTCGACAAGAGATATTAAATTTTCAATTTTCATATCTATTTCTCCTTTCTTGCGTTTTTACCAATTATTGTATCATTAGACATATTAACTAATTACCAGTCTGCATAAAGGCAATCTATGTAGTCTTTTGGGTTGTACCATCTGTTCGTTGAGTCTTTAATATATCCTTTATTCAAAAACTCCCTTTCTTTTTCTTTCTCTTTTTCTTTATTATGAGAAGTTTGTTCTTGATTTGTGCTATAATCATTCATATCAGGAGTTGGTACATCTCCTGTTCCTAAACATACACCGTAATCATTCATATTTTATTTCTCCTTTCTTGTATCAGTCTTCAATATAAACATACCACCACATAAACTGCCTTGTGTATCCATTGTTAAACCACCAACAGAAATCACGGCGCATCCCAAACTCCACTTTGCCAATCTTGAATCTAAAGAGATAATCACCCATATCTTATTCCTCCGTTCTTGAGTTAAGTTCCTCTATTCTTTTGAGCCAATATTTTTTTCTTTTCTTATTCCCCGTTGCCATCGCAACACCGAGATAATAGTGGGCATCAGCAAGCCTATGGGATATATCATCATTTGTGACGATTGTTTCCCCGTCTTTATGTTCAATAATCATTTCTTTCTTGCGTTAAGATGAATTGATCCCCATTCAGCGAAGTGACGGGCCATTGCATCTAATGTGGTTTCGTTCAAATACTCTCTTTCATCTGTAAACGGAACTTTATACTTGATTATCTCCCTATCCAAATCCGCCTCCGACTGATCCTGATCCATCCAATCGGCATCATCGTCGTAAGTCCACCACCCATTTTCTTTGAGATAACTCCTTATTTCCGTGAGACGATTTTCCGGTATGGCATGAATGTAATTAAGCAAATTCTCCCTATAGCATTTGCCTTCATCATAAACATAATCATCTAAAACAATGGTTTCCCGAAGAGGTTTGAACGATTGCAACTTACAAATAGCATAGTTTACTCTCGTTCTTTTGTTCGGAAGTTTATTTTCCTCTGGCTGCTCCTGCTGGAGAGAGTCGATGAAGTCAAGCACCATCATCTTCATATCTTCACGACCATCATTATAGTCGGCACTTATTTGCGGAATCAATCTAATACTTTCTATTCCAGCAATCAGTTTTTCTGCGTCAATGTATCTATTCATATTAAGTCTTGATAATATACTTCAACCATGTCTTGTAAATTGTTATGTCCGCGATATGTCCGCACCCAGTACAGGAATAATTTATGTTCAATATCATCCCCAAATCTATCGCGTATTATTTGTTTTGCGACCTCCTTTGGTTTCCTATTGCGAAACATTGCATAATCCCAATCTTGCCCGCAAAGATGAAACCTACTATAAGGTCCTCTCCTACTGACTCGTCTTATGTTCATAGACTATATAATTTATTGAGGTCATCATATAGTGTATTAAGAACCAAATCATCGTCACTTCTACCATACTCCGCCAAATATCCAATGCCCTTTTTCAAAGCAATCATCTGCTCCTCACTGGGTTTCCAATGAGGCTGGTCGAGATTGGCTTCTTTTGCCGGATAAGGAGTTTCTTTACTCTTGATATCATAGCCTCCACCCAGCACTTCATCAGGGTTAATAATGTAATCAAATTGTCCCGGTTCATCTTTGATTTTATAGCCAATAACACCGCATGGAAATTCCATTGTTCCGTACACCTTGTAAATTTTTCCAGCATACTTTATTTTCATAGGTTCACTTTCTTGCTTTGGCTGAAGATTGAACCTTTCGGGAAGGGATTTGAGGAAATCCATTTGATTATCCGTTAGCATAGCATCATCTTGCGTAACTTCAAGCTTTCCTATTATTGCGTCGTAGTAATCCTTATCCCCATCGCTCCACTCTGCGGGCTTCAATTCCAGCTTAGCCGCATTCAAGAGCTCAGCCGAATGTTCTTTAGCCCACTGTGCCACATCTACTTCTTCTCCGTGTAAATATTGTTGCCACCCGTCGCTAAATGCAGAAAAGAGCACGCTTTCAAAATAAGACAGTTCTGTCTCTTCGTTATCAATCTCCGTTGACTTCTGTTCTGAACGATACATTTCCGCTAATTCGCCATTATCATCCATTATACCAGCTGATTTAAGAAATTTTATTGCAGCTTCTTTATTTTTAGTTATGTCTTTGACAACATCTTCAATAGACTTCTTTTGTTTTTCGAAGTAGGCAATCCCCCATTTATAAGCCTCAATATCTTTTTGCCTGCTGCATCCTGCTGCATCTTGTTCTTCTGCCCCCTTAAGAGAAACCTTTAGACAATCAACAAGACGTTTCCTTATCCTCTCGTCCTCACTCTCTATAGTCACGAGACCAAGGGCATGCAGTGCCTCTAAATCTTCTTCATCTAAAGCCCATTTATCAAAACGGCTTCTAACTCTTTCTATCGCTTCTTTTGTTTTCATAATTAAATCAAATTTTCAAGACAATACTTTATCGCTGATTCACAGGCTTGTTCATAAGTGGCAAACTCGCAATATGTCCCTCTTTTGATATTATCTTCAAATGGGTGATACGACTTATCCTTATCGTTATTGTCTATAATCAATGCAGTATACGCCTTAGGACCAGCCTTTCCAATAATAATATCTATATTATGCACATCCCTTAACCACTTCATTGCCATCTGAAGAGTAGGAGCCAAATATCCTTCAACCTTATTATTAAGGTTATATTCATAGGCATATTGCTTAGCAGCAGCATCAACCGATTCCCTGTTAACAACTGTTTCACCTTCAACAAACCATGGTGCCCCCACAAGAGTTTGCGAATCATCATGTGATTCCCACACTTTATAGCATGGTCCATCAAACCCCTTTTCTTTAAGGAGTTTAGCCGTTTCAAAACTAACGTAGTCTTCTGTAATCATAATTATTTTGCATAAAAATTTATATACGGTTCTATACTAACAATTCCATAAAAAGGTTTCTTTATTCCATTCTTTTCATCAGAAAAAGTTCCCGGAATCACCTTCATTAAAAACCCCTTCTCGCTAGTACCATCAGCCCATTCATATGGGTCTTCACAATCAATCTTGTTTAAATGCTGTTTCACAATCTCTGACACTATATGGGCATCAAAGTCAAAGGGGTATTTCTTCCACTCTTCATCATCACCCCATCCAAGACAGTATTTTCCATCTTTTGTTACTTGGTAGGAAATGCCACTCTTGCCTATTCCGTGCATATCTATGGCGAATTTGATTGTCGGCTCCAATTGATCCATTGTGCCAGACACTTCAAAAACCTGTTCGCTTGAAAACATAATCTATTTACATTTTATTTTTTCTATTGTAACAATTGTTTCATGACATTTTTTGCAAATATAACAATTCGCTTGAAATTCAGGATGATGCATCATTGGCGTCGGCAACAAGTAGTCGTAGTTTTCTCCAGTCTTGTTATGCCAATACTCAGCACCTTGAACCCATTCGTGCTTACAAGGAAATAACCAATATCTTATTTTTCTTAATATTGACATCTGGCTATATTTCTTCATCGGTGTCCGATATCTTGCCGTAGTCTCCGTCTAATACATGGTTACATTCTTCCGAGATATCCTCAACCGTACATTGTGTAAATGCATCAGCATTATAATTTTTATTATTAATCAATAAATCGCATTTATGAACAATATATTTCATCAGCGATAATAGTTCTTTTCGAGTCATATATACTTCATCTCATTTTTTCAAGCAAATGTATGATCGCATCTTCTTCCGCTTCCTCCGGCGTGTCGAATCCTTTCACATTATAACAGGTTGATTCGTCGCACCATTTTACCGTTTCTGTGTTTACCATTACCCAATAATACTTCGCAATGTTAAACTTGTTCGATATACTATGGTTTGTGATTCTGATTTCAATATGAACATTATATTTTTCCCTCAACCATTTCTTTACCCTTTGCACATTTGGGGCATAGCATAAAAACTTATAAGATTCATTAAATCTATTTCTATCATCGAATTGGATATTGATGTATTTTCTGTCTCCTGAAGGATCACCTCCCCATGCTGACGTGTATTCAGCATACCATATTTTACAAGGTTCATTAAACCCATTCTCTTTGAGGAGTTTAGCAATTTCAAAGCTAACGTGGTTTTCTGTAGTCATAATTTAAATCAAATTTATCTTGTAATATTATCGTCACGCTTTCCCCATAATTTACGCTTGAATGTTTCAACCTCGTCTTTATTGGTTGCAGTTAAAGCCATTATTAATGCTATAGTATTAACCAAAGGTAATATTAGAACAATTACAGATATCGGGCTTGGGTCAATATTTCTGTATGCATACGTGACAGCTAAAACTAATACGCTTAGGAGATAAATTACTAATCCTATTCCAAATATTAATGGTATCATAATTAAATCAATTTTTCAAGACAATATTTTATTGCTGCTTCACATGCTTTTTCAAAAGATGTTTCATCACAAATGGCTACGCAGTAATAGTCATCAACATCTTCTGTATGATATAGGCTGGACTTCCGTTTAACCTTATATATGTCAGCTGTTATCCAATAATAGTCGGTAAAACTCAGTCTCGGATGAATAGCGATGAACAAATGATGTTCTTCTCTCAACCACTTCATCGCCATTTGAAGGGTTGGGCACATCACAGAAGATAGAGCACAGTCGGAATTTGACATCATTTCACCGTTCTCGTGTATTTCCCCAGTACCGCCATACCAAACGCGACATAATTCATCAAACCCCTTTTCCTTCAGGAGTTTGGCTGTTTCAAAACTCACATAATCTTCTGTAATCATTTCACAATTTAATCTTTATCGATCCATAATCCATACTTCTTTGTGAAGTCATCGAACAGTTTTTCAATAACTTTACCGAATACATGATAGTGGAAATTATCTGCTTCTTTAGAAGGCTTCGGACGATTATCGTATCCTTCAAACTTATGTTCATAAAGGATTGTTCTTACCTCCTGAATTACATTTGCATCTATAATGAACTGTTCGTAATCAAATCCGGGTTCATTGAATTTATCCTTCAGAAACCACGTAAGACCATCAACACAAGGAAGGCAATCTATTTCACTATACCATTCTTCTTTGTTTTTCTCACTCTGTTTCTGATAATATTCAATGTCAAACATAACAAAACCCCTTGTGTTTTGATTATCTTTTGGTGTGTATCCTAAATAATATGTCATTTGTTTCTGAGTTTAAAAATTGAAAAGCTAATCAAAACTAACGTAATCTTCAGTTATCACATCTAAATCAAATTTTCAAGGCAATATTTAATAGCCGCTTCGCAGGCTTCTTCGTAGGTAGGATATGAGTCAAGAGTATCAAATGGTAATCGTTTATCCTTAAATATTAGGACTGAGTAACCATTTTTTCTATCAGGAGTCACTGATGTATCAATGTTATGGACGTTCCTCAGCCACTTCATCGCCATCTGAATAGTGGGAGCATATACACCGTCCGGAGACTCCTGATCATAATCAGGTTCAGGAAAGAACTTCATAGTTTTGCATTCCCAGTCAAACCCCTTTTCCTTCATGAGTTTGGCGGTCTCGAAACTAACATGGTCTTCTATTATCATTGGTCTTCGTTTTTTAATTTATGCCACACTTCAGACACCTTCTTAAAATCCTCATCATTCAATGTCCAAACTGCATATTCAAACAACAATTTATTTTTGTTTGGGACCAATGCTATCACCCTTTCGACATCAACTTCACATTCACCGTATGGGTCGAATGTGACCGTAACAATTCTATTCATATCTATTCAGTTTTAGTTTTATACATTCCTTCCTTTGCTTCAAGAGCAAGACCCATAGGAATAAGTCCACGATGGTCAAAATGATGGGAGTTAAGAAACTCTTCCTTATGGGTTACAGGGGTAAATTTATATTTTTTTCCTGCCCACACAAACGATTTTTCATCTTCCAGACAAGCATCGCAGTATTCCACCCATTCTTTACTGGTCATAGTTGACATCGAGCGAAGATAAGGCTTCACCTCTTCAATAAGGGGAGAACCCGATGTCATTGACATGAACGGCTTGAGTACAGTGACTCTACCGAAACCGATATCGATTATATTGTAATCTTCGCCATGCCACTGGACCATAAGTCCATAATACGGCAACCTTGCACATAAATCGATATAAAGAAGATCCTTATCTTCGTCAGTCATCTTTTTCATTTTCTTTAAGTTTTATCGGTTCACCGTTCTTGACAGCTTCAATCATATCAAGAACTATCGCCGTTTCAACAAACCCACCAACTGGTATTCCGCTGCACAAATTATCATATATCTCACCAAAGTCTTCTCCGTAAGCCGCTATACACTGTTCTCTGAGGCTTGGCTTTCGTTTAAACAAGTCTTTTATTTTCTTTATTATGCTCATACTAAATGCATTTTTGATTTTTCAACACAAATATCAAATGATTATTCTAAAATTATAGGTTCGATATAATGATAATAATCCATAAAATACTTCTTATGAAGAAACACCCGCATTATTATAGGCTCTCCGGAATAAGCGAAGTCCATTTCAAACAGTTTCTCCCCGCTCTCCGTGTCCACAACTGCATATATTCCGATCAAACTTCCATCGTTTAATTCGATCAGGGTGTCAAGATTTTTTGATATGTATATTTTATCTTCAATGTTGTCAATGAAAATAAACTCTTTTGCTTTCTCTTTATCCATATTTAAACTTTTTTGCTATGAAATTTACATCGTGTTCCATCTTTTGATAATGAGCCTGCGCTTCTTGCAGAAATCATTCTAAACATAGACTTAACATTACAGACAAGAACTTTTTTCACTTCTCTTCTGCACTTCAACCTGCTCTGATTGTCAACCCTCCAATAACAATCTTTGCATATGAAATCTAGTTTTGCCATATCCGAGATTACTTATACATCTGTTCTGGAGCTTTGATTGCGAATCCTTTTTCGATCCATCCGCGATAATCGAGACGATGCTTGTTATAAAAATCTATTTCAAACGCACTTGCCGCAGCACCTATTATTGTATGACCAGACTCTTCCGACTCCAAATGTTTAAGCTCAATCTCAAGAACTTGTTTAAACTCGTATTCTTCTTCATCTGTTATACTAGACAGCGGTCTAAGATACATTTTAACAGTAGCACCACTGTCAATAAATTCGCAAACATCATCAATGCTAAAATCTTGGCACATATCTCCTTTCGCGTAACCTCCAACGACGCCTTCTATTATGCGTTCATCGAGCGGGGAGTTTGGGTCATATACTTGTATATTGACTCCGTTTGCCAACCGAGCACAAAGATCTATTATAAAAATCTCCTTATCCTCTTTTGTCATAATGTGAAATCTTTTCTTTTAGTTCCAAAAGTTCATTCTTTGATTTTGTAAGTCTGTCTACTTCCGGAATCAACTCATTAAGTTTTTCATTTATTTCTTTACTGATGGTATCAACCCTGTTTTTCCTATATTCTTCCTCGCTTGACGCTGGGGTTAACCAGAAATAAGTTGTACCATAAGTCTTTTTGTTAAACGCCTGCAATTCCAGCGTTCCATTTTCCTCATATGTATAACACTCCGCCATCTCCAAATCATACCCTTCTTCTGTAATCTTATCAGCAGACACATACCTGTCGACAAACATCTTCAATTCATCTGATGCAAGTCTTAAATCAATACTATCGAGAATACTTTTGTCCCAATCCCTCCTCTTATTATATTCTTCTACAAATACCTTTACTTTTTCTTTCATATTAATAAATGCCTATTTTTAAATTACATTGCGTCTGGATCTCCACCATCGTTGGCGATGCCTGAAATAAACTCTACTGCACCATTATAAAAATTTCTGTCGTCAATACAGCTTTTCTTGACGACATATAAGCTTCCGGCGAAACTGAATAGCATTAAATCGTTTCCGAATGCCTTCCATTTTTTCGCTAATCTTTTTAAAGAATCGATTAGCTTGCATTCTTCACTGCTACAGGGCGTTCCGTCACCAGCTTTATATTTTATTTCGTTCTCCATTATGCAACAATTAATTACAATTTTGTTTAAAACGGCAATTCTTCATTGTCAATCTCACCAGATTCCAGCATTTTGTCATGCATTTCACAAATTTTTAACAATTCTGGATCCATTCCATTCATTTCCATATCCGCATAGCTTTCACACATCTCCAGAAGTTTTTTCTCATAATCAGGATCATTGTATGGAATCAAGTCACAGAAATGAGTTTTTGCATACTCTATGAGAAGTTCTCTCTCATTTGTCGTATCCATCATTCGCCGTGCTTATGTTTGAAATAATCAATTGCGACGGAGCCAAGAAATATTCCAATAACCGTTTCTCCGTCTGGTTCTTTTCCTGAAATCCACGCCAAAAGCGCTGTGAAAAGAATCGCCAACAGAAGGTAAATAAAGAACTCAAGATAAGGTTTAAATTTGTCAATCATATTCGTATATTTTTAATCTGTTGCAAATATACGAAATGTTTTTTATAAAAACAAATGAATCCGAAAAAATCGGATTCATTTTTTTATTGAATTTTCAAAAATGTCTTCTAGTTTGGAACCGTACACCCCAGTGGCTTCGCTAAATCTGGATCTCCCGAACTCTTCGACAAGGTATTCTTCTCCAGAAACTGTTATCTTTTTGTTCGTGTTAAGCCTCAACCACTCGGCAAGACCGTGCCCGACTTCGTGTCCAACCGTTATTCTTGCCTGAGCTTCTATGTTGAAATCATCAAGAGCGTTACGTTTGGAGAGTTCATCGAATATTTTAATTTCGTTTACAGCTATTGAAAGTATTCCAGTTTTGGCAAGACTGAATCTTCGTCTTTCGTATGCACCAAGCCAATTCGCCTTTCTGCCGGTAAACGGATAATCTTCATTCAACTGTATTTTTATACTTGGTGTTACAGTCGACACGAAATTTTGCAAATTCTCAATCTCGTCATAAACGTATTCCATAAAAGATTTGTGGAATCTATCCCACCCGGATGTCTGTTCTGGTCTCATAAATTATTTATGCGATTTCATATAAATTGATACCATATCAATTTGTTTATTCGAGAATTTCAATTATTCTGTTTTACCAATATAGTCGTTCTCTAAAAGCCACACGACACACTTGTATAACACATCAATAAGAGGCTGACTAACAGCAAACTCTGAAAATCCCTTATGATGATAATGTCCATTCCAATACCCGGATAGGTATTCAATATGATCAAAATCAGAATGTCTGATATAAAATTGCTTGCTATCGTTATCTACAATTGAACGCGGAAGCAGTTTGATTAAAGCGTCCACAGACCAGCACGGTATATAGAATTCCTTTGCCGTATATCCGCTCCAAGCGCAAGGATACGGACTGTTATTATAATGTGAGGTTTCGGAATCTATACCCCAACACATATCGGCTGTATTTGGATCCAGCCCAAGGTCAAACAACCTTTTTGATTTTTCTAATGACGTGTAAAACATATTATTCAAGTTCTTTACATTCTTCTTCTGTATACATAGAGTGAAGCTTATTGAGCCACCAATTTGTTTTAACTTTTACGGACGGTCTCCTCTGTCCTTTTAGAAGTGTACTCCTTTTAAAAACAACACCTTCTTTCACATTCGGGAACACAGCATCAGGTTGAGTCCAGTCATTGCTTTGAATCTTCTCCACTATATCTGAGTTGAGCGGTCCGGAATAGATAAGTTCAGGAATTTCTATACCACTGTCTTTGAAAAGCCTGTAATACTCCTTCGGCTCCATATATCCCTTCTTTTTGAGGAACACATCAATCAGAGCCAGACGCATATCACCATTGGTATAATCCCAGAAATCATGTTTCCCGGCAAATGAATTTGGACCATACCATTCAAAGAAGAATGTTATTTCCTCTATGCCCTGGAATACGTCACCTTTTTTCCAGTTATCCTTTATTATTTTGATTAGTTTTTCATCTAGTTTATGTACTTTAAACCACTCTACAGCATAAGCAAGTTCACTTTCACTATGTTCATCTACCTGTACAGTTCTTGAACCAAATGATACAAAACAGTTGGCTTTTGGTTTGAAAGTGGCACAGAAGTTCTGACCATCCAGTTTATTGAATCCCCATACCATCTCCCCTTTCAGTGTCCCATCATCCTGAATTCTCGGTATGCTATCGTAGTGTTTCATTTCCTTATTATTCTCCTAATTTCTTTTTTATATCTTCAAAGTTTGCACACTTTTCAGCATATGTGTAGAGGTAGTAATCAAACTCATCAATATCTGCTATCCATGTTCCAATTGTACAATGGAATCTGAACTTCTGACCACAAACTGGACATTCAAATACCCCCATCTTGCCAATATTAGTTTCTGTCCAACCTATAAGTTTAGGTTTTTCAAGAGTCTTCTCTGAACTATAAAATCCTTTATGGTCAAAAAATCCACTCTTGTCACACTCAGGACAGTTAAAATCCGCAGCATAAGGAATGTCCTCATACTGTGGAATCTTTGGAATTATATCAACTAATCTCATATTAACCTACATTTTCACTTAACCAATCATAATATTCATTAAGAAGGTCAGACAGCTGTTTCAGACAAGGATGGGTTTCAATTGAATCCATCATTTCATCATAGTCACCGCACGTGAACATACTGATGAACTCATCTGTGAAGAAATCCCACCCAAGTTCTGATGTTAGTTTTTTCAGCAGAGGTTCAAACTTTTCTACCCAATCTGCATAATGTTTCTTCTCATCAAATGGAGTCCATCTTGTAATCCAATCCCCGTCATAGAGGATTTCATCCATAAATCTCTTTGATAGTTCTTTAGTATTCATATTAACTTATAATCAAATCATTTTCGTCTTCAATAAAATCATTATGATAACCGCAATGAGGGCACTGCTCCTCATCGCTTTCAAATTGGCTGCTATAATCCGGATAATACTCTTCTATCTCATCTTGTGTCAATTCTGCTCCGCAGAATGCACATTTCTTTGTACCCTGAAAATATCTTTTCATCTCTAAATGAAATAAAAATTCTTAACTCCGTTTCTGATGATATTCACATCTACGTCTGAAAGTTCATTTTCCTTTGCCGCGATCCACCCCTCAATCCAGAACGTTGCAATCTGGATTGCCATCGTGTCCTTCTTTCCCCACGCCTTTACGCCGAACTCAATTGCGTCCTCAATGATTGGATAATCTTCAATACAACTCATAATGTTATTATTGTTACAAAATAAAAAATCCGTACACTGTGCAAATGTACGGATAATTTTTTGAATTTCCAAATTTTATATGAATTTTAATCTGTCATAAATGTATACTCATCATCCACGTATGAAAGATCAAGCTCCGACAAAGCTTCGGATGCGCTCCAGTAATATTTTTCATTCTCTTGGCTTAACCACATCATGCCTCCTTTTACATCAACAGGAACAATGCCTAGAACAGCTAATACGTTTTTTACGGTTTCTGCATCAGGATGAGAAAAAGATTCCTTCAATAATTTTTTTCTTCTTCTGTCATGGTAACTTTCATTTGCATTAGAAACGCTTTTGAGGTTAGATTGAATATTACAATTAGGTACGTTTCGAACAATGATGTCAAACGCGTCAGTTATTGTTGTTAAAGGATAAGATGTGTAAAACCATAAAGTGCCTTCACCATCATTTCTATCATATAGAATTTCATAGTCATAACAATCTTCACGATCAGCAAAAACGTCATCAAACTCTAGTCCCAATTCTTTTGGAAAATCTATAGATATTAAATAATCATAACCGGTATGATGATTTTGAAGTTGTAGAGTAATCAAATATGGATCATTTTGATTTAATAGATTATAAGTTGCGTCGATTACTGGACGCCCGTTGTCATCAACTTCAAATTCGATTTTTTTACCATCTGCAAAAGAATAAAACTTATTAAGACAGTCATTAAGAACCATTGCCGTGCCATCAAGTTTATTTCTATCGATGTCGTCTCGATTTGCTGGAACAGCCGATTCTTTTAAATGTGTTCTTCTTCTGTTATAATAACTTTCGTTAATATTAGAAACATTTTTTCGGCTAGATTTATTGTCGTAATTTACAAATTCCATTTTAATTATGTTTACTTTTATTATTTATTTTTCATTTAACAATAAAGAACGCCCAAACGTAGAGCGTTCTTTATCAAATTTGTAAACATATGACTGCGCTATGGCGCAAGGATTATTTCGATGTTTTTCTTTGCTTCTTTGTACAAATACATATAGTCCGGTTTATCCAGCTTAATCTTTTCGAAAACCGACACGTCTTCCAAATCATAGGAATCGTTGTCATATAAAATATAATCTCCATCTATTCCTAAGAATATAGAATAATCTTCTTCGATTATGTCAACCATTGACATATCATATCTGTTTTTTGACATCGTTGTGTCTGTGCTTAACAAAACAGATGATATGCATCTTCCAACGAATTCCTTCGCTTCTTCGGTCTCACAGTTACACACTTCAAATCGAGATTTGAATTCATCGACTATTATATCAACAAGAGCTGATCTAATAGATTCTCGGCTTTCTTTTACTATGTATCCTTCCATCTTTAATATATTCTGAGCTTTTTGTTTTTCTGTGCATTTCTCCAGCCATATAATGTATTATAGGAAGTTCCTTTCCAGATTTTTTGTCTAAAACTTTTACATATTTTTTGACAAAATATATCGGATCTTCAATGCATCTTTTCACCTCATCATTTTCCATTTGTAAGCTTTTTATTGTTTTCTTCTGTTACTGACTTTATCCAATCTTCCAGTTTTCCTTTAGTAAGTTTCCTTCTGATAAAATCTGGACAATATGAATTATCTTTTACGGTATGAAGTTCCTCTGCACCAAAAATTCCAATATTATGTGAATGACAGTAACATATTCCAAACCCATTGAATTTTTCAAGCTTCCCCTGAACCATACGATATCCGTATGATTCTATCATTTTATACCACCAACAATTTTTGCAGTGTCCGTAATTCATACCTTATGTCTCAATTCTGGAAAAAGAAACATTATTGTTTCATCATCATATGCTCCTGAACCAAGTGCTGCACGAGCCCTCTCAAGAGCTGGCTCGTTTACATTGTTCTCGGTGTCAAACACAAGGTTATCTTCAGATATCCATCCAAGTATGTAATCCTTCGGATTCAGAATTCTGTCAGAAACAAATTCGGCAATATTCTCATCGTCGTTGAAGCCAAGATTATAAAACTTTAAGTAGTTGAACCCCGACCACCGCGTATCTTCGATTACCTTTTTATATGCGTTGTCTAGAAACTTCTTCCGTTCGTCAGGAGACAATCTATGAAAGAACTTAGTGTGGGTGTGAACAAGTTTTCCATCCGGCTCCTTTGTTATGTTTTCAACCGGATATAAATCTGGGTTGCCGACGCAAGAATGATATACTATGTTGCAGTTCTTTGTCGCACATACCCAATAGTAATCATCGGCATGATCAACAGCACCTAGAACAATCACCTCGCCTTGGTTGTGACCGTCGGCATATCTTCCGCACATTGTCTTGCAATCTTCCTTGATTGCAAACCAGTTTTTATCGTGTTCTTTTTCCATAGTGCAAATATACTAAAAAGAAATAAAAAAACAAATTATTTGTTATTTAACAGACGACTAATCCAATTCCTCACAACTTCTACTTCTTTAATAAGATGTTCTCTTGCTTCCTTATTTGTCTTGAACGGATCATATCCGGCGCCAACAATTTGACCCTTTGAGTTTGCAATGTAATAAAATCTACCTCTCCCCATGAACAAACATCTTAACAAGTTTAAATTGTGTTTCATCAAAACGAATGTGGTCCTGAACGATATGTCCGAAATTAAATTCTCCGTCTAATTCTGTACCGCCACCATATTCGATATGACATATTATGTATTCGGGCTGCACATCATTCTTCAAGAAAAAATCAACATCAAAATCTTTAACAATATCATCTGATTCATAATGAAACATATACTCCGGCGGAAGCTCTGGTTGAATCCTTTTTATCGCAAGTTCAGCAAGATTTTCGAACCTTTCTTTTGAAAACATCTCGCTATGTAGATTAACCTTATCCCACTTTGTCATCCGAATCAAATCAAGCAATGTTATTTCAAACATAGACCATTTATTATGATTGACATAATATTGAAACGCAACGACCCCGCTCTGTTCATCTTCGTTAAAGTTTACCCTAGCCCAAATGTTAGGATATTTCTTATATTGTATCACACCAGAAAGACCGCGACCGAGGCTTTTGTACATATACGCATTGAATCCAGCATCTTCAAGCTTCTTTGGAAATTCCTCCTCAACAGAAGAAAAAAATTCATCATTTCTTTCTTTTGCTTTCCTTTCCATCGCAGCCTTAATTTGTTCAGGAGACTCTGAATACAACAGGGAAAATATTGGTACAAACATACGAATTCTTTTATTTTATTCTTGAACTGCCATTGCAACATCGCCGCCCATCATATAACTAATCTTCTGCATCACAAGTTTATAATCTTCGACATAACCTTGATTTTCAAGACAGTCTGCAAGTCCCTTACAGTATTGTATAAACGTCTTCTTTGTTTTGCTTGGTTTCTTCAGCAACGCATCCCATGCATAATCTATCACTCTAAGAACAGGAGTGAAATGTAAACATGTGCATTTGCTTTCATCATATACTATACTTAGTAACTGTTTAGAATAATAGGCAACACCTTCCGGTGTTATTTTTCCACCATTTCCGTCGCTGAATGAATCAACAATCTCTTTTAATTTTGCTTCAAATCTTGTAAACTCAGGCTCATCGGTAATTATAAACAGATCCATATAATCCTTAAGACCACCAAGTGTTCCAAAAATGGAATAATTATATGCAATTTCTCCGCAATCAGAATCTTCATCCTTTGCGTCTTCGCTATAATCAACGAGAACTACTATAGGGAAATCACCACAAGCATCCCAGCAAACTATTCTTGCCGGTAATCCGCATCTTGTTTCAAGTTTATATTTTCCAGATATAAGCTGCTCTTTATAATTTATGTTAAACGGTATTTTTTTCATATTAATTCCAATAAACATTTTGTTGAAAAATCAAATTCATCAGGATAATCGGAAAGATTTCCATATCCATCTATCGTAACCTTTATGTCTGTCCCATCATTTTTGTGAACAATCAGATAATATCCCCACTTATGCTCAGTCTTTATCTGCACCCTGAAATCCAGCAATTCACAAAAAGTCTCGGCATTTCCAAGAAATTCTCCGTCTGAGTTAAATGCATCTGCACTAAACTCGCCGACATGTTTGTTAATTACAGCCATAGTTTATAACTCAATTTTCATTTTTATCCCTATGAGTTTCAATGCATGCTGAAGTTCATGGACAAACCTAATGTTACAGATATGAAAATCATTTTGTCCTTCTCCATCTGGGGTCCTGCACCAACCTGTCACGAGAGTGTCAATTCCGTATATAGGATGATCATAAACAGTAACTTGAACTATCGACTGTGGAATTGATTCTATATCGACAGCAATTGAGTATTTCTTATACAGTCCATCCTTTACTTCCTCAAGAGAAAACCCAATCTTTTTAAGAATATCGTCGTTTAATGGTATACCTTCGATAGCACGCTTTCGCACACCAACGGTTAAAAGAGACTCCCCGGTTTTTGTTTTACCCAACACAGAAAATGTCCTTGGTTTCAAAGAACCTTCCGTCGGTTCTACCCCAGAAATCTGTCCAATGCCATCATAATGTTTTGAGGAGACTTTGACAAAATCCCTCAACATCACTTCATCTGGTTCAATCGTTTTCATCTTCTGATACTTCTAATTTCATTTTTCCTTCAAGTAACAGACGGAATTTTGTGTGAACAGGAGACACAGATGCTATCATAGATTTTTGCTCGGCTGAAAGCTTATCCCAATCTCCACTCTTCAGCATATCTCTAACATAATCATCCATATCATAAAATCGGTTCTTTCCATAACCGTCATTCATCGCATATATTACATAATGATACGAATAATGCCAGCCGTAAAAATCGTTGTCATACCGTTTCCATTCTCCGCCGTTATAGAATTCATCAAGGCACTGCTGAGCTTCCTCTGGCGTATCAAACCAACCACGAGCCAGTTCAGGTTTACTTTCGCTGGAATCGATATCGTGTTTCTTCACTTCGAATATTCCGTAATATGTGTCGTATTTTCCTCTGGTCTTCATACAAGCAACGCCATTAAACCAACGCAGACAATAACACCAACAAGAACACCGCACACAAACCCAAGTCCATATGAGGTATCAATGTCAAAATCATCAAACTCGTAAAGCATCTTTTATTATTTTTTTATTCTACTTTATTCGTTTGGCAACCGTTCAAGTTCGTTTAACACGATATACGTGTCGTCCGGACTGATTGTCGAACTCATCCTATAGCTGCCTGAATAATTCTTAATCAAGTATGCGTTCTCTGCTCCACCAGCAAACCCGTTCACCATCTTTTTCCACTTTGGAACATCTTGCAAAACGCTTATCTTTCCAGCTTTAAACCCTTCTTTGTATCCAAATTCGCGGGCGCATTCAAACGGCTCGTATACAACTTTCTTCTTACTTTGTCTTTCTTCTTCAGAGAGCAGCTCAAACCCACGAGACAAGAGCTCCTTTTGTGCCAGAGGAAGGAGGAGATCTACCATATCCTTTATTGATTTCAAATCGTCGGAATAATCCGTTCCGTGACTCTTTAAAAGCTCATAAATGGCTGATTGAAACTCGGTTAACTCAGGCTCGTCGGTTACTACAACAAGATTATAAGCGTTATTGTACACAGCTGCTCCCTGAGGATCATATTCGCCGTCCTTATCATACCATAAACTTGTATCCCCATCTTCTTTATGAATAATAGCAAGAATTGGATACTTGCCGTGATTGTATTCAAATCCGATTATATCCACGTCGTCTCCACTTATGGTTACAACTTTATATCGTCCAGATTCTATATCCGGCTGATACTTAATATTGAAATCTCTTTTCATATCTACCAAGCGATTTGTTTTCCTTCTGAATATATTTTGTCAGTTTCACCTCTCCTTAATTTTGTGTGAAAAATTTTCTTTAACTTCTTCTTCACCTTAAGCCAACTCTTGTTTGTACTTTCGGTGAATTCTTTCGGATATTCTTTAAGTGAAATCATTTTCTTTTTGATATTGTAATTTCAACTTCAATCGGTTCGTCTTCCCATTTCAGTTCAGGGAAATATTCCCAAGGAAGGTGAAACATTATTGTATTTGACGACCAGCAATTTCCATTTCTTTCTGGTTTTTCCTTGTGAACAATTAGTCCGTCACCAAGAAACGGATCGTTATTGAAATCCCTAGCAACCCAGCCATGAATTTTTTCATCACGACTCGTGCTCGTTTGATTGATAACAGCCCGAAAACGATTTTTAAACCAATTCATATCATCTTCATCTGGGCACACCCCTTGATTGACATCATTGATTATTGTATCAAAATGCTTAATATCATCCCTACTCCACTTTGTTTTATTATATTCTTTCTCCATCATTCTAGTAAACCCTCTATCGATGTTATCTTTCATCGTCATTGTTTCTGAAGCATATACTTCTGGCTCTTCCTGCTTTTCATAAATCGGACAACCAATACAGTGAGACCTTACACAGTATTCTGGGCAGTCTTTCTTTGTTGAAGAAATTATTTCAGTCATCGCTTTAATATAACCGTCTCTTTTAAGGGAATTGCGATATTCCTCTGCCAAACTTGTATATGGATAAGCGTCGTACGCTTTCTTCTCTATTTCTTCCTTACTCATATTTTATTGATTATAAGTTCAACTTCCTTCGGTCCATCTTCCCATTTCAAATCTGGATAAAGAGAAGAATCAAGTTCAGTGTAGAATGAATCATGTTTCCATCCATAACTATCATCTGCAACAGGCTTTTCTCCGAATAGCAACAAACGACCCTTGCGAAGAAAAATATCTTCCCTTGCCACCCATCCCTTAATCTTTGGTAATGACATTATATCAGACATCGCTCTCGAATACCCCTCACGAAGTTTTATATTATCATACAACCCCTCATGTGGATAAATTTCCAAAGCTTTCTTCTCTATTTCTTCCTTGTTCATTGCTGCTGACCGTTGTTAATACCATCTCCATTACACGTTGTATATCCATATCCGTCTGTTGTCCAACGCTTCGGGCAATTTATACAGTCCATGAATGGATTTGTGCATATACCATCCTTTGCAAAACAAGGTGGATAACTTTGACCGTTAAATGGTTCAGGTACCAAGACCTGACGCGTCAACAAATCTCTGGCGTCTCTTTCTGCCAAAAGTTCAGCAAGACGTCGCTTCGAAAGTTTCATGTAATCATCTACCGTCATATGTTCAATCTTCTATTTTTGTAACACGAGTTGATATGTGTCGTAACCAAGCTATTTGCTTCTTATCTAACTCTACGCCACGAGATCCGTCAGATATTATCGTCCTAAGCATCGTTTCGTCATCATCTGTCCACCCGGAAAGCTCCTTTGTTTTTGACTTATAACCAGCAACGAAACCCCAAGCGACTTCTTCTGGATGCCACCCGTCCTCCTTCTTTGTAAATCTATCGGACCACCGTTTAGCCATCTTGTGTAAATCCTCGTTAGCCTTCATCACTTCAAGGATGTTCGGTTCCCACCCAGAATCATCATCCGGTATAATTATACACAGATTCAACCAACTCGGTCTCTTTATTCCAGCAATCTTCCCACCAATCGTATAATGGAAAGCCTCAGGATACGTTTCTCCTTCAGGAACAATCAACGCAGCAATAGGATATGGATCAGGATAATCCCAAGCCACTATTTTTACTGCGTCACCACCTTCAGTGACAACAGAAACGCTTCCGTCTTCGATATCGTTTCTGTAGCTTATATCGAACGGAACCTTAATCTTTGCAACAACACCCTTCTTGCTCATTGTAAAATTTCTTGTATTTTTCTTCGTCTACGCTAAAATAGTCGCACTCGAAACTAAGAGAACCATAAATGCCTTGAGTTTTACCCTCTGCGTTTCTAATTTTGCTTATGAATTTCATAAGTTCCTCTTTTTTACAAGGAGAACCGTCGCTAAAAGTGTACCCCCTGCACACTTTACATTGGTCTGGATACCATATCCAAGCCTCTCTTCCGTCTGGCAAAACAGCTTTCATATGAATTATTCATCTTTTTTATATCCGCAAAGCTCAGCTAGCGAATTACACCTTTCATACAACAAACCCTCACACTGCTTATAGATTGCTTCCATCACCGGCTCAGGAATGTCTATCTCCATCGGGTGTGTCCAATAATTCGGAAACCACCTCAACGAGTATGTGACGGTTTTCTTAAGTTTCGGAATGTCAACAAAACCAAAATCTTTCTGGTCGAGAAACAAAGAAATCTTCTCAATTTCAGCCGACAGCGGAAGTTCTGTTCCGAAAACTTTATAGGCATACAGCCTGAGTTCTTTGATGTCCTTTTTTGTCCAAGTTGTCATTATTAAAATATTTTAAAATAAACATAGCAGCAGCGCGGACAAAACAACGGCCGCTGCGGGAATAATCATAACCACGGTATAAGTTAACCTATCCTTGTCTATATGATGTTTTTCTTTTGTATCCTTCATATGCTTTTGCAAATATACTGGAATTTTTTGTTTTTGCGAATTTTACTCAATTTCGCTTATTTCAAAATGAATCCAACGCCCTTCAAACTGTTGAGGAACTTTATATTCTGGGTGCTCGTCAATCCAATACCAGTAATCGTCTTCCGTATCAACCCCGTCTTTGTTGATGTATGAACCGAACTTGTAATATTTTTCGTTGTCCATGCTGAGAAGACTTATGTCTAGGAAGTATTTCTTTGAATCCTTTTTGAACGGCTCAAGATACTTTATAAGCGCATCTTCTGTGTCACAATAACCATAATCTATTAAAGAACCTTTAATGCTCTTTACCTCATTGAATACACCAAGAGTAACGAAGACATCATCACACGTATAAAACGGCGTTCCGTCGTCGAGAGCATTCTCTTCGCAGATTTTAAGAACGTGATTTCTGCTATCCGGATCCTTCCAATTCTTTTCTATGGATTCGTTGTCTATTGTAAGTTTTGGAAACATATCTTTTTAATTTTCAGTTATTACATCAAACCGCTGCTGCCCGAAGATTGACCAGCCCTCAGGAAGAATAGTGAATTGCCAAGGATCTTTACTTCTCGCTTCTTCATATTCTTTCTCGGCTTTTCTTCTGCGCTCCTCCTTTTCTTCTTCCTTTTGACGTTTTTCTCTTTCTTTTCTTTCCCGTTCTCTACGTTCGTCTTCTTCAACAGCTTTCCTGAAACGCGCATCGCGTTCCATTTCTTCACGGAGTTCCTTATCGGATTTTCTCTCCCTGTATATCGGTATAAAAATTACAGTCATTTTTTGATTTCGTGTTTCTTTATTTCCCTTCCGTCATCGTATATGACAGTTGTTTCGCCAGACTTCTTCGGGACGAGTTTCTTTGTTAAACAAATCCCCTTGTATGTAACGTATGGCTTTCCGGAATACAGGGTCTCTCCATAGTATCCAGTTATCTTTATGATTTGAGCGTTCGCTTCTATGATGTCATCAATATCAAAACGTCTGTTCTCATCAGCCCACTTCTTTAAAATGGAATAGCGGAGCTTCCTATACTTCAATTTAATTTCTGCCTCTTCGTCAACCTTTCGCTTATTAAGCAAGATCAGAGCATCTTGTAATTCCTTTTCTGTCATATTGTTTAATATTTTCTTATGTATGAACTAAACTCTTCACCAATTTCTCCACAATAATATTCGATAACATTAAGAACAAAATTTGCAGTGGCTCCACTATGTTTTTTGCTATCGAAATGATGCTTCAATTCTCCAAACCTAGCTCTTGGTTTTTCATCATTGTTGAGGCATTTTATGTAATGAATAACTTCTTCGAGAATACAAATGTTATCTATATTCGCAGATACGGTCTCTTTCCAATCGTTATGCTTTTCTTGTGGGATAACAGCTGTACCGGCTGAATAATATTTGTCAATTAGTGATTTCTTGTAAGCCTCTTCACTTCCATATTTTTTCTCAACCCACCTCCTGTGTTCTTCCTTCATCGCATCTGTTTCCATTTTCATCCGCTCGCACATCTGTTCGTGTTCAATTTTTTCTCTTAGCCGTTCTTCTAACTCTTCTTTCTTGGTTTTTCCGTAATATGCTATATACAATTCATCCTCTGACATAGAAGAATCAACATATGTTCCATTGAAATACGAGAATAAGAGAGTCCCATTCTGATATTTTTTCTTTTCAGTCAAAAACCAGTCATAGAGATTCTCAAAGCTCATCATGTATGGCAAATCAACTTTCTTCTCCATCACTCTCTTGGTAAAAGTTTTTCAATGTCATCAAGTTTTATAGCATAACCATCTTTTATTAGGTATTTCATTTGAAACCCTCCGATGTGAAAATAAGAAGCGTCATCGTAATCTATCTTTTTCCACGTAGGAAGAATATCGATGACTTCAACATCTGACAAACTCAACCTCATGAATCGACCATCCTCATGTTCGACTTCAACAACGGGTTCTCCGCCGTTCACGTTTTGGATACGTTTTTATATCGGTGACTTTCCAAATGTCGCCGATTTCAGGACTTGTCATTTCGAACAACATGTTGTTATTCTTTATGACATCGAGTATGTGCTGAGTTATTTTTATTACTTTCATTTTTCAACAAATTCTGGTTTCCATACAACTGTACTGTCAACAGCCAAAGAATCAACATACGTTACCTTTAGCGTTGTTTTTCCGCGATAAACATCAAGTGGTGTCGGATCCTTACGTATAGGATCAATAAGATTCCATAAAATCATTCCTGTAACAACGAGACCTATCCCACCGAAAAGACCAGCAAAGCTAATGTCTGGATCCTTAATGACTGCCCAGATGAACATCGCCAGAAAAATCAGAAAAAACAAAATTGTAAAAATCCAAGTCGCTACCATATAGTTTTAAATTTAAAATAAAAAAATCCGTACATTACATCTTACGGTGCAAATGTACGGATAATTTTTTGAATTTCCAAATTTTATCTGGAATTTATTGCATCTTCCATCAAAGACATTGCTTCGTCTGTAAAAAGTCCCTCTTTGTCGAAAAACTTCATAACCTTTATCCAGTCTATACAACGACTTCCACGACTGTCTGTAGTAAAGAATGAGCCGACGTTCCTGTCATCTATGCAATATTCCCCATATGCTTTTGGAGAAGACGTCCACGAACTCTGGTCAGGGTCAAGCTGAACACCATATAAAGGTATTTCTCTTTCCTCAAACCACTTCACGGCTGCATCGAGATATTTTTCCTCGGAACGCATGGTGGAAAGAATCAATTTGTGCCCACTAACAACAAGCATTTTCAAAACTAAAACCGCAAACGGCAAATCCTTTCCAACATTCGGATACATATGCTCTACAACTGTTCCGTCGAAATCGATTACTATTTTCACAGGCTTGACGCCGGTTATATATTGCTGCATAATCTTTGACATAGGATATCAATAATTTAAGTATTTATTTTGATGAAAGATATTCATCATATCTGTCCCAGCTCTTACTCCTTCCGTGTTTTATGTCTTTCCCGGACGCCCATGTTATGTCACCTATTAAAAAATATGACGGTACGATAGCGAAAACGAGGTCAAAAAAATAAACCTTTTCTCCAAACCAGTATCCATATCCGTACTTTATTGAGAAAACTTTAAGCGGTTTGTACTTTTTTATATTGTACAAAAGATTGTTGAACCATTTCTTCATATTACATGTATTCTCCGATTTTATATCTTGTTGCCATTTTGAAAATCTCTCCATTCTTTCTTCTGTGGTTTTCGTAACCAAGACCATATACGGTAATGTTAGAATCCGTACACGCCTGCCAAGAGCCATATTTCGCAGACTCAGCCAAGTCATCTGCACTGAACGACACTTGATAAATGTCAGTGAGACCATTTTTGTTTATATAATCGATACAAGTCTGAACTAGAATCTCCTGCAACTCTTTTATGTGATCTATCTTTGTTATGTTCGGCTTTGGATCATCTTCAAGTTGCTCAACAATAGGATTTTCTTCCCATTGTCTAACAATGTCGTTCAGATACGGATGTTTGTCCGAGATTCTTATTTTCTTTGGTTCGCTCATAAAAAAACACCGGATTTTTGATTTCCGGTGCAAATATACTGATTTTTTTGTGTATTGCAAAATATTACATCGATGGTCTGGATTCTCCTTCAACTTCCACCATAAGAAAACCTCTGTCGCCAACCCACACGTTTGTTATTTCGGCGGCATCGACGCAGTTCGAACGTTCATATATTCTAAATGTTCCGTCCTGCAACTCAACTACGCTCCTTATACCTTGTGCACAAAAAACATGAATACAATTTACTGCTGGAATTATTTCTCCAAGAACGTTTAAAATGATAAACCATCCTTTATCTTTCCAATAAGCATAGTATGTGGTTGATGTAGATTTTCTTTTCTGATTAATTAAATCTATACATTTATTCTTTTTGAAACAAATATCATCAGCCCAATCCTCGAAGAATATCTTTCCACTTCGTTTATCGATTCCGTTAGCCTTCCCATCCTGTCTCTTTACGAAAAAGCACATTCCTCCGTTATCAGCAATGTTTAAAATTTCTCCATTACAAATGTCTGAATTGTATCTTCTTGAATATATTTTTCGATTTTTCGTTCTCGACATTTTTATAGGAATATGTTCAACAACATTTTCGGAAACTATGTTTATTATAGACCATTCTTTAACAACAAGCTTCTCACCATCCGTTAATTTAGACCCACCGTTTCTATTATGTATAAAGAAAAAGCCTTCTTTTGGTCTTTCTTGAACAATATATACACCATAATCACTTTCTAGTATTCTCTCCATTCCATCATGTTCCGTAGTGATTATAGTATATTTCCCTTTGTTCGTGTTAAAATTATATGATGTTATTACATATTCTTCTTTTGGACCTCTCATTACAACCGAGAAGCCGTCCTCAGACAGATACTCTTCTCCATCGTAAGAACTTTTAAGCATTGCAAAATTTCCCAACCTATGAAAGTCATGACCACCCTTAACACAGCAAACCCAATGCTTATCCTTCCTTAATTCATCTATCAAAGTTTTGTCTAAACCATTCATACAGTATTTATTCTTTCAGATAACCATTGATAAATATTATATGAAATTCGAGATGACAAAAAACGTATTGTGGTTGGATGGTGATATACTTTCAACAAATTTTGAGATAAGATGCGATGGAACGTTTGTTACACCACGTCCAGCATTTTTTGATGTGGTTTGTAAATTTGATAACGGAAAGAAGATTCTGGTAGAAACGAACGACAGCAGAATTTATTACGTTTTTGACATAACGAAAAAGAAAGACAATTACAAACAGCTCATAGAGAGAAACTACTACGAAACAAAAAACATAAATGGGAAAACTTTTGTAATTGCTTTACTATGCGAATGGGATCATATGAGAAACCCAGAAAACGGTGATTGCTATTTACTAAAAAACAGCAAATCCATAATACCTATACCAGAAGATTGTGGAAATTTGATGTATGTTGAAGAACTTAGGAAAATAGCACACACAAATCGAGATACACAAGACGTTGAAAACATCTACGTCTGCACATTAAACAAAAAAAGCAGAAAGCCATATTATAACATTTTAGCCGGAGATAAATGGTTGTTGAATGAATGGGTTACAAATAAGCCACTAAAATCAGGAAAATACATTTTAGTTGGTTCTGACGAATCTAGAAACGAATGGGATATAGTGTATGACGGATTAGAGATTATCCCTGAAGGACCGTTCATATGTAAGGCAACATCAGAGGACTTTAGAGTTGAAAAATTAGGGTTTTCTTCTCCAATATTTGTTAAAAGAAAAGATGGAAAATGTAACGTTATTGAATCAGACGCTCCAGCCACAAATAGTTTTTTCGTATTCGATAAATTCTACGACGATCTTTGTATAACAAAAATAAAGAGAGAAGATTATACCAAAAAAGCTCTTGCTGTAAAAGATGGAGATACTACTTATGTAAATATTCCTACAATGGATTCATACCATCGCAGAACATTCCTTTTAGAGTCTGACAAACCTCCTGTTGAAATCTATATAGACGGAAGAACATTTGCAATATTAACAGTAGGAGATTACTATAAAATATTTTATCGCGAAAAGCAAAAATACGTTCTTGAAAATGAAAAAATTGAAAGCATAATGCTTGGTGGTCAAAGAAAAGAACAACCATGGAGAGGAGGAGGGCAAAAAGAGGGATATGCGTTTATTGCAGCATTCACAGAAGATGGTAAAAAATTCTTAGCGATACCGAGACTAGATAGCGGCGAAATGTTCAGAGAAGAACTAGAGATAAACTATAATAAAAACTCCGGAGAACTTAAAATAAAAGATTTAGACGGAAGAGAGTATACAATAACAATATAAATTAAATGGCGGAACTGTTCCGCCATTTAATTATTACAACGTAACTTTATAACTTTCAACATAATCCCCGCAACACTCACAAGGTTCATCATCCGCATAAACCTCATCAAACATATTATACGATATAAACTGAAGGAGGTCGTTTAAGTTAAATTTCAATATTTTGTTTTTGAAAATTTTACTGTTCGCTATTCTTGTTAAAATGTTATGCCTCTCTTCATCGGTCAGATCAATCTCCTCTTTACCGTTTACAGTTAAACTATCACATATACATCCGCGAGTCATCTCTATAACGAGTTGATCGTTTTTTTCTTCGCTGTTCATAATACAATTATGTTTTTGCAAATATACTGATTTTCGATAAATATAGAAAATCTTAATCACGTAAAGTTTTGAAATCATACAGTTTTAAAAATATAAACGAATCTGAATCGAAATTCGAAATAAGGAAGGATGATATAATCCTTAAGGACGGCAGATCTGTTGCACAAACATACTTCCCAGGAAGACCTTGCAGAGTAATTCCAGATGTTAATAAAGATGTCGGCGGAGATGCGTTGCTGTACAGGGTTGCAACCGCAGACGGAAGAAAAAACGATATGGAAGCCGTTATGATTTCAAAAGTAACAGAAGATGTCGTTGCGGATGTTTGCGTTTCAACCGTATGGTGGTGCGGCGGAGACCTTAAGGATTTTCTTGAAATGGACTTCTATACGCGATTTGACAAATATGGAAGCGCGATAGTAAATTCAAAAACAGGAAAACTTGTAACAGATATAAAAGGTTCAAACAGCACTCTGTTTGGTAATATAATATATTCATTAAGTGATGATGTTTTGACAGTTTGGGATTATTGTAACGGTCAACTCAAAGAGATATTTAAAGGAAAAACTGGCAGAGCACCGGACGAATGGCAGATAGGAGACTACAATGCGTTAGATGTTGTTGTGATAAGCACGGAATGGGGCGAATTTCAACTATATTGTGCAGATAAACACAAATTTATAACATCTGGATGGTGCACAGGATATAAAGAACAAAGCTGCTCAACAAGACGAGATTTCGCAAATAAAGATTGTGACGAAACTGATATACAATACTTATCAATACAATATGATGGATACAACCAAAACAAAAGGATTGTAATTTATGATGTTGACACCCTTGAACCGGTAGATATCGAACCGGTAAGTGAAGTTTTTGATCTTCCAAACTGCTACATTCCAGTATTAAAAAGTTTATCGAAACCTTACAAATATAACATATTGGGTTCAGACAATAAACTTGTGTTAGATGAATGGGCAACTGAAATAAAAGAACTGAAAGAAAAATACTGCGAGCTCGGATATATAATCAAATGTGAATATGATGATGGAACATTTGATATTGTTGGTGGGGAGAGCGCGTGTATTTTAGAAAATGGACCATTTGACAAGATGGAGTACATCGAAGAGAATAACACGCATGGAGACCTCGTTTGTTTCCGTAGAAAAAGCGACGGAAAGTCTAATATAGTCGATGCGGAAACACTTGAAGATAAAAAATATTATGATGATTTTCAGTGGTCCTTGCCCGAATGGGCAGATGACATTCTGTTACTGAAAACGAAAAAAACATCACAAATTATAATAGAATATGGGAATGAACATAAGACGTATTATTTCCGAAAACTTATTGATGGAATAACAAAACTTTACTCAAACGATGAACTAAACGTTTGCATTGTGCTTAATGATGATGGAGTGTCGATTATCGAAAAGTTGGACGAGGAAGAATCCGGAGAATACATTTACAGTTTCGAACCAGAACCAAATTATTATGTAAAAGATGCAGAAGACATAAGCATTTTTTTCAAAGGTGAAATAATCTTAGTAACTTATAAAGATAAATGTAAATTTATAGATTCATATGGTTCAGATATTCACTTCTATCATGTTGATGGAATAGAAAATAACACATACTTCGAAGATGCGGACGACTGTAAAAAAAATAAAGATGATGATTACATCTACCATGTGAAAGCAAATGGAAGATGGATGTGGATAGATGATTATTCTGATGAATATGACGAAAATGGCGAGCCAATTTAGCTCGCCATTTTTAATCCGAATAAGTTTTGAAGTAATTGTCTATGACGACAACCGGAGTTCCTTTATCCCCAGACCCAGACATCAGGTCCATCAATGATGCGATCTGGTCTCTCATCTGTCTTGGAGTAGTTCCTTCTGAAGCCATATTCCCGATAAGGTTCTTCTCCTTCTCCCTGATTTCTTTCTTGATGGCTTCATTCAGCTCATCCCCATTCAAATCACCATACTTGTCGTCAGCGAAAGCCTTTATTTTGATTTCGTTCGCTGTTCCAAGAAGAATGTCTTCATCAGTAAATGCTGGCATTGTTACTGGATCAGCGAACTCCCAAATCTCACCAACAGGGGAACAGAAGCAGCCGTCTCCATAAACACAAACAATAACATCTACGCCGAGTCTCGTTTTTATTACATCCTTAAGGTCGCAGCAAACGCCGAGAGCATATCCACGGCTTGGGAACAACTTAAGTTTTTCTTCCGTAGCTTTGTTCGAACCAAGAAGACCGTACTCACAGCGATCATCGAAAATGTCAGCCAAGGTGAAATAGTTTCCTTCAGCAACAAGAGCAAATCCGGGTCTGTGCTTAAAATCATGAAGACCGCAATAAAGAATCTTCTTTACCTCGGTTTCTTCGACAGCGTCTTCATATGTTCTGTAAAACTTAACGGTACAGTTCTCTGCTTCGCATATTTCTTTATAATAGTTCTGAATGTCAACGCCGGTAAACGGGTTGATGCCTGATGGGTTGCCAACTTCATCAAAATCTGGAGCTATGACCGTTAAAGAATCTGCATATCTCGCGATTCCTTTAAGAATCATAGAAAACCTGTTTCTGGAATAGATTGGCTTTGCGACAACAAGATTTCTGTCATCTGTTCCGTACCTTTTTTCAAGTTCCTTTGCGATTTCATCAACCGTAACGTAATTCCCCTGTGCTCTGGCGACAACGGATTCCGTTATTCCAATGATAGTTTTGTCGTGAAGGTCAACCCCAGCACGCATAAGGGAATCATAAACTGTCTTTACAACATTATCTCCCTCTCTCATAATCGGTGTCCTCACGCCGACGCTGACGACGCCGACATTGTTGTTTTCGGTGTTAATCATACTTATTTTCTATTTTTTGTGTTTTTACCTATTTCTGTTTTAATGTTTTCATAAATCTGTGAAATGTTAGGCTTCCGTTCAACTTTTGAATCAACCGGACGGGCAAGAATAGAATACAGTGTATTTGGTTGCAAACAAACTGTTTTTGGAAGAGTTATGACTTTTCCGCTGTCATCCGTTTTGCCGTCGAAATAAGTCTCGGTGTAATCTCCGATTGTGCCTCTCTTTTCAAATTCATAACAAGAACCGCCTCTTATTTCTGGGCATTCGCCTGGATTTACACCTGCTTTTGGATCATAAACAACCGGAACCCCGATAAGTTTCAACCCGTCTTCTTCATCAAGCAGAGTCGAAACGATGTATGACTTTCCGTCAGTCTTACATCTCAACGTATCCCCCAATTCTATGAAATGAAGGTCATCCGTTATTTTTAGCCCGCGATCTCTAAATCGCTTAGCGATACGAGCTTTTAATAAATCTGAATATTTTTTCATTTTTTAAACGTTACAGTTTTCAAGTATTCTTTTGAGAGCAGGAATAAACCTGTCATCATATTCATCATCAACCTTTGACACAAGAAAATAGTCTGAAACCTCTTTCTTTGATGTGCCGTCTTTGTCAATGAACGTTGAATCACAATAAAGACTATCCACGGGAATCGAATCAACTTCAACAAGGAACAGATGCATATCCTTATGCTTCAGATACTGGTGAACGCCGAGATCAACGAAAGAATCTTTCATCTCTGACAAATCGAGACCGGTCTCTTCTCTGCATTCTCTTATGGCTGTGTCTATGTCTTCTTCTCCGACATTCGAGCATCCCTTTGGTAAGTCAATGAGTTTGAATGAACCGGTTGGTCTACACGCCAAAAAGAAACCGTTCTTATCACGAACAACAACACCACACGTTATCAGTCTTCCTTCAGGTGTTGTTTTCAAATTTTCAAAGCTACCGCTTGGTTTTTCTTCAACAAAATTGATTCGTTTCTCAATATAGTTTCTTCCTGCTTCTTTGAACACGGGAATTTCGTAATCAATGTGCCAGCCGGTATCCCGCTTAACGCAGCACACCCCATATTTATATCGCTTTTCAAGAGTCTCCCAATTAAAGTTCTTTTCGGAAATCATCATCTCCTTAAGGACTTTGGTATTCTTTCCGTTAAGCTGTTTCTGGCTGTAGAAACTTTGTGCGCAAGAAAGAATCGAATTCCTTATTGCATCTAGCTGCCTCCACAGAACACAATTTGTAACCTCCTCAACGGGAACGTTAAATGCGCGGCAATCAAAAACAGCTAGTTTATTTGCAGATGTTTTATATCTGTCATCAAGTGATGTCGAAACGTTTTGCCTAAACGCCTCGTTAAATTTTACTGATGCTAACGCGGCCGCAATTGAACACATCTTTTGAGCTTCATAGTCAAACCATGCATCAGACTCAAGCGTCTTGTAATCTACGAGCACAAGAGTTATTTCGTCAGACTGCGTGTAACCCAGAACACACCCCTGAATATTTTCGCAGAGATATTTCATTGTCTGGTGCATCGCGTCGGCGAACAGTTCATCAAATGGTTTCTTAAACCCGTGTGTAAAAGTGTGAAAACTTTTCCCATCGAGCCTCATTATAACTGGCGTTCTACGGGAAAGATAAGTTCTAGACCTCATTTCATAATAGGTCTTCATTCTATTTCCAAGTGCATCGTTTTTCATATTAGAATGATACATTTAAATTATACTCGATAAGTTATAATCCCAAACTACATCCGTTCGAATGTACCCGATATGATATAATATCAAATTACATCCGTTCGAATGTATTTTAGTTTTGTAATTTAGATTTTACTATTCTGGATACAACGGAACCATCCACTTGTCCAGAGTAAGTTTTGTTGATGATCCCCATAACCTTCCCCATATCTTTCATAGACGTGGCTCCTACATTTGCTATCGTTTCATTAACGATTTTCTCGACCTCATCTTCTGTAAGCATTTTTGGAAGATAGTTCATAAGAACAAACATTTCCTGCTGCTCATTATCAGCAAGTTCATCTCTACCAGCCTGAGAATAAATGTCCATGCTCTCCTTTCTTTGCTTGACTAGTTTTTGAATAACCTTTATGATGTCACTGTCATCGAGGTCCTTTTTTCCGCCGGGAGCAGTTTTAACTTCCATAATCGCCGTCTTAACGGACCGTAATGCAGCAACAGTTCTCTCAAGTCTGTCTTTCATTGCATTAACCAGATCTTTCTGGATTTTAACTTCAAGTGTGTTCATATTACTTAAGCATTAAAAATTATCATTTGATTCACTGTTTATCATAATCTGTCTTATTGTCTCTGTTTTTTCCGATATGGTATCCATCGCAATATAGACATTTATAAACACTGAAATGTGTGTTGTGTTTCTGCCCCATCTTGTCTGCCGCTTTTTGTGCAGACTCAAAATGGTTATATGTTATCTTTGGTTCACCGGTATGCTGGTTAATATGAGAATTGATACTTAACCCGCCCCATGCATTCCCGGTGATGAAGAAATTTCTAAACCAAGTCTTTCTCTTAAACTGGTCCTTAATCCATATCTTGAAATTCTTCCACTTTATTTTTGGTTTATCTTTCATTTTTTTACATTTGTTTTGGTTCAAAATATAAAAGCGTAGGATTGTTCTTTTGTATAACAACATCTGGAAACTTTTCAGAAAATCGTTTTGTATTAAATTTTGAACAAACCAAATGATATCCAGATCTTGTTGGCACGGTTGCCTTTATGTCGCCGCCACAATCATATATCATTTGAGTATATTTAGCAATATCTGAAATATCGTCAACATCATCAATGTCAACTATATATCTTCTTTTCTCCCTAACAAACGATTTTCCGCAAGCGGTCGGATACATCGATATCACCCCGGCATAATTTTGAGAAACATATGTCCTAACAGTGTCTTCAACAACAAGATTTGCTACATTTTTATAATTCCTAGGTGTTGGATTTATGTACGCACGTCCGTTTGTAACCCGGCACAGTAAACAAATTTCATCCTTTAAATCAAAAAGTTGTTCCTTGCTTGTAATCCTATAAAATTTAACAAGACGATTCTTGTTGTTTCCGGACACCTTGTTTCCGTCCTTTCCCCTAACGAGAACCTGAAGAAAATAAAATTCATCGTCATCCAGACTCATCGGTCCATCGAACAACAAATCACCAAGCAATTCAAAATTATCTACAACATTTTTCATACTGCAAATATATGAATATTATTTCAAATTAGCAAAAAAAATTAACAATTTTCTTGTTCACAATTTTCTGTGCGACCCGCTATATCTAAACACAGAAAATCACAATTTTTCTTTGTACAACCGTCTGCTCCTCCATATCCAAGAGAAACTCTATTGTAAAAATTATCTCCGATACAAACCTTTGCTTTTGGGTTTACATCTTTAAGAGCATCAATCAAATCAGTAACTGTTTCTATATTAGCCATATAATTTAAAATAAACTTTTACTTTCATCCAATGTAAAATCAATCTCAGGAATTTTTCTCCAAGCAACTATATTTTTGCCATCTCTCCATTTTCCATCAACTGTTCCGTTTATTGATATTGTTCCATCTGAATCACAGGTAAGAACATCTTCAGATTCGAACCACGTTTTTGTTTCCTGAGTAGCAGCATCATATTTTGACAGCCGGTGTTCAAACGGAAGTTTATCTATGCATCTAATCCACTCTGGTTCTTTTTTCTCATACTCTGTATTTTTCCGTCTAAGAGACCAATATCTAAGCGTACCCAAACGGGCAATTTCATACATATCTTCAACATACATCTTTGTGCCCTTTGGTCTATTGCACTTTCTTTGAAGAGAAAGCCACCCGGATTCCTCAGAAAAAGAGTATATCCCCGGACCATAATACCGCATCGAAGACTCGTCTATGAATTTTGATGCTGCTTGAGCCATTACTTTCGGCACAACATAATAAAACTCGCTTATTCTGTCATCAGAATGATATGAGCGTTTCTTAAAATCGGCAATGAAATCGGACCAAGATCTCTTTATTTCATATTCGGTCAAAAACCCAGATCTTGACACTTTCACCAAGTCTGCCTCGTGCTCAACAAAGAATCCCCAAGACACGTTCGGAACATACAGATTTTCTCGTATATCATTTCCTACTATTAAATCCTCTATCTCCTTTACTGTCCTTTTTGTCAACAGCCCGGTTTTCTTAAAAGTAAAATCTTCTTCAAGCATTAAATCCAGTCGTTTATTTCGCTTTCAGCTAAGATGATACCCATCTTTTTCATATCATCTATCTTGAACAAAAAGTCATAAATTTCTTCGTTCGCTATTCTGTTGAGCTTAAATATGTTTGATGAATATGCTGCGGCAGACTTCCACATATGCATATCTATAAGAAGATATTTGTATGCATATATTTTTCCGTCTTGAATTCCATCACGGCAAAGAATAACATAAACCCTGCTTGCATGCGTATTTAGAGACCAACCGTAGTTTCCATGGCTTATGACTTCGAACGGAAGGTTGCCGGTGTTTGCTGCACGAGTATCTATCTTTATTTCAACGGGCGTAAACGACGGATCCGTTACAGTGTCGAATGAATCTTTAACTTCTTTTCCATCTTTTGATATAACAAAGTCAACGTCTATCTTCTGCCAGAATGGTCTTCCAGAAACATCGCAAATCTTCCACCCCCTCGATTCTGCTGATGGAGCAACGGAATTATAGAAGAATCTCTCTCCTATTTTTCCATATGTTTCGATGTCTTTATAAAAATTTGGTTTTCTTGATGTTTCGTATACACTCATAACACGTAGAAATTTTCTATTTCATAGTTAATGTATTTCATCCCATCAAGCTCAGGTGAATCTATCAAAAACTTTCCGTATTTTTCCGCTGCGTCTTTATCGGAATAAACAGCGGATACGTGCTTCGTTGTCTTCCCTTCAGCGTTTCGCAATTCTCCAACAACTACAAACACGCCGTCAACGTTGATTTTTTCTAATTTACTCATATGTTTCTTAAGAAAACGTTTTTGCAAATATACAGAAAAAATGGATAAATAAAAAAAGAAAAACTTTAATTTATGATTGATATAGAGAAAATAGTGTCCGATTGCATATCAGTTGATTCCGTTTCAACAAAATACGGAATAGGGAAATATTCTGAAACAAATTTCCTTCGTGTTGAAATCGCAACATCACCGGTTGAATTCATCGCGGAATTCAATGGAAAACCGATATCAGAATATTATGGAATCTTGATACCGGATAATGAGCCCAATGTACTTTATGTTGGAAAGTTGGTTGCAGATTTGTTCGATTATCTATACAAAGCTGGCGCATTTGATGATAGAGGAAATGAACAAGTTTCAGATATTGTTGATGAAGTTGCAAAGGTGGTAAGTTATCTAAAAAGAGATGGTGGAGCAATTTCATTAACATTCTGGAAATCAATTACACCTGATGTTTATAAAACAATACTTGAAGAGGCTCTTGAAAATGAACCTGAACCAATAGATTTTAGTTCAGAAGACTTGTTCAATATATGATTGAATTCTTAAAAGAGCTTATAAAAATTATTTTAAGTCTTTTCTCAAAAAAAGATGACGAGAATAACGGAACAGTTGTGACTGAACCAACGAACGGTTCGGAAACTGATCCTGAACCAATAACAGATCCTGAACCAGCACAACAGGAGCAAAACAACGCAGAAGAAACAGAAAGCCAAAACACTAATAATATGGAAGAAAGCGTATACTCAAAAATCAGAGTCCACATTGATTACGGACACGCATCAACGACTCCTGGTAAGAGATCAAGTTACCTTTGTAGTGGCGTTCTCCCAGCAATCGAAGTTTATGAATGGAAGTCAAACAGAGAGATTGGTGGAAGAATAAAAGAAGGTCTTGAGAATCTTGGCTTCAGTGTCCATGTCGTAACACCGGAGAACGACGTGGATGTACCTCTAACTCAAAGATATCTCCGAGCAAACAATGATAAGAAACAACATCCAGAGATGAAGCACCTATTCCTTTCTGTACATTCAAACGCTCACGGTCACGGTGACGCTTGGACAACAGCAAGAGGGTGGAGCGTATATACAACAAAGGGACAGAATAACAGTGATAAATTCGCTGACTGTGTATATTATCAGGCGAAAGAAAATCTTCCTAAACTTGGTGCAACAACAAGACAGCAGATGTCAGACGGAGATCCGGATTATGAAGAGAACTTCACTGTTATCTATGGCGCAAACATGCCAGCAATTCTAACAGAGAACCTTTTCTATACAAATGTTGAAGACGCAAAGATTCTTCTGTCAGAAGAAGGAAAAAGACTTCTCGCTGATATACACATAAACGGCATAAAAGATTACGCAGACAAATATCTTTTGAAATGAACGTAGAACTTAAAAGACCAAAGGAATACATAAACGGAAAGCCATATTATGCAATTACGGCAATAACCGGGATCCTTGAGCAAATACTTGGAGAAAAAATATCAACATCCGACGCAAGGAGGATAATGGTAGAATATGCAAAGATTAAAACGATTTCGTGCGCCAACGAAAGATTTTACGGAACGTTGTATAGCAAAGAAGATGCAGACTGGTGGTTTGTAACTCCAAGCACACAGGTGAAACTGAAAGAATTTTATCGACAGATAAAAGAAATGAGAGAAGCGGCAATAAAAGCAGCAACACAAAAAACAAAAAAACCGGTTTCAACATTTAGTTCAAAAACGCCAGAAGAGATAAGAAAAGAGAACGAAAGAAAAATGGCTGAACTAATCAAAGCTCAAGAAGAAAAGGAACGCAGGTCAAAAGAAGAAGATATGGACTACGTATCCGATGAACTTTTAAGAAACGACGGAGTATATTATACACGATGAACCTTATATGTAACAATTGTGTCGGTGCAAGAGTGTATGAAGCACTTAACAAACAATACACAAACCCATTCATCTGGTCTTTAGTTAGACCGGATGAATTTGTTTATCTTATAAACAACTATAACAATATTGATTTTAATAAAAGAGAACTTATCCTTATAAACAATACGCTGTCAATAAGAATAGACAACAAAGTCACGGCTGTTTTTGTGCATCATATAAAAGACGAAAGATATTCAGAATATACAAAGCTTAGCATAAACAACCAGATGCAGGCAAGATATAAACATATGGATGAATTTATATTGGATAGATACGATGCACGTGTTTCTAGAATGACAGAATCTCCTATTTTTTTAATAAGTGACAGGCACAATTCATTTTGTAACGGAACATATACGTTTAAACCTGAAAGCTTAAATGGAATAAAAGATTTTTCAAACGTAACTTTCATAGGAAGCGAAAGAACAAATTTATGCAAAAGCCTGCTATGCAACGGAAACGCGTCAACAGCAGGCTTAGCGAAATTCTATCTAAAGAACAAGTAAACTATTTCTTCACAAGATTTTTTATCTGGTTTATCGCGGCAAAACTGCCGGTCAGTTTATACGTTCTTCCCTTGTACTTATAAACAACACCCTCGCTTGGGTATATTTCTGGATTGTCTCCAAGACGAGTAAGCAAATATTCCAACTTCTCGATCTTTCTCTCGTCCTTTGATGCAGACACGATGTCTATCGCATCAACTATACCCTTCTTAATCTTCTCTACGGCCGCCTTTTCGTTTCCTTCATTCTTTATGCCCTTTAATGACTTTATAACGTCGTTTCCGATGTCGATGAAGAGTTTATCCACCGGAAGCATTAAACGCTTAAGAAGGGCTTCTTTTTTGCCTTTATCGAGGGATTTTAGCTTCTCTCTGTGTTTCTCATCAAAAACAGACCATGCTACCCGTGTTGTTCCAAGAAGTCTTCCAACAGCAAGGTCGATTTCCTCATTAGTCATATCTGAAAATCCGTTAAAAGTGAGGTATCTTTTCAGAGCAACTTTTTTGAAATCCTTAATCGTGTTATCGAACGTAAGCTCATATTCCTCGCACAGATCCATAAGCTTTAATATGTGCTTAGAAACAAGAGCTCCCCTTTCATCAGAGACGGCAGATATAAACACATTCTGCGGGCTGTTTGTCTTAAAATATGTGTGATTCGTTATCTTCATCGCATCTAACACAAGAGGCTTAAGTCTCTCTACGTTTGATGAATGAACTTCTATTATCGATGGCGGAGATGTTGAATCAATATTATAATCTGTGCAAGTTGCCAGAAATCCGTTCAGGTTGATAATGTTTTCAACATATGGTATTACGTTTTGAGCATCAATATCTGCGATTTCAAAATTACACCAAGTTCTGTAAACGAGTCTATCAAGTTTATCGTCCTCATTGAAAACTTCCTTCGCCGATCTGATATTCTTAAATATCGCCGCAATGGTTTCAGCCCCGTTAACAAACGCCTTGTGCACCGAATCTGTCCAATTCTTATTTTCCTTTATGTCGTCAAGCGTCATCGGATGATCAATCATTTGACTCTTATTGCGGGCAAATATAGGCTTTCCGGTTGTATCAACTGAAGCCATTATGTTCATTCCATCTATTTTCTCAGTTATGTCTTCAACATTTCCATTAAATATGTCGATAATCATATCATTTATTTCTTGGAAAGTCATATCATCCTCCTCATATGGATGGTTAATGTGACCCGGAGCCGCACTCTCAAACACCCCTGCATTTCTCATATCGTTTTTCAAATCAACGTAATATGATGAAATAAATGGTCTGTGTGGAAAATATCTATAAGGATATGCTGCTTCAAAGTTTTTTGGATCTGAATTCCTCAAATCGTCCCTGATAATTCGAGATGATATTATTTCTCCATCAAGTCCATCTGTTCTTCCTGAATATTTCAAAGGAAGTTTAGTTGGGCAAGCCATCGCAGTTATTCCTTCTTTATGATATTTTCCATCAATTTTAAATGCGTCTACAAAATCAAGGACACGCTTTTGATCTTCATCTTTAGTAGATGCAAGCATAAGATAATATCCATTACCGTATTGTTTTGTTGCTACTATATTATATGCTTCCCTCACCGGACTACCATCGCATATAATATAATCAATCTTATCCTGACAAAGACCGCTGTGCAAAACATCATCCAAGAAGTATTTTGTCGTGTCAGCCTGAACACCATCCCTTGTTTTTCTTGAGAAAATAAGATGCAATCTAACATTAGCCTGATAATTAAACATCTTATCAACGGCTTCAATAGCGTTTATTGCCAAATCCATATGACCTCCGTGGAAAGGTTTAAATCCACCGGGATACAATATATGAACGTTAAGCTTTAGTTTTTTCATTTATAGTTTCTTTTATTGTTTTCCATTTTCCAACAGGACATTCGGAATCTTCTGCCTTTGTCTTAGCAGCCAACACACATCCACAATGCTTGCATATTCCAGATATGTTATCATCACATTCATTGCAGATGTCCATTCTGGCATCAAATTCTCTTTTATATTTGATGTCAGATATCTTATCAATAAGCCAGTTTGTCCAGCCCTGTATTATTAACTTTAACTTAAATAACATGTCTCTATATTTATCGAAAAAGCCCGGACATAGAATGCCGGGCAAACAAATTGAAAAAAGGAGGTGTATCAATCTGTTTATTTAGAATTTGGAGAAAATCCGTCGAAGTTGAATCCACCTTGTCCAAACGGGTTTGTTGATGAATCCTTTGCGGAATCTTTATAAAGTTCCTCGGCAGCTTTGTACAAAGACTGCTTAAGAGCTTCAGCCGCCGCAGAAATCGTTTCAACATCCCTATCTTCAGGTTTGACGTTATAAACGCTCTTGAGACTTTCGAGTTTTCCGGATATTTCTGATTTCACACTTTCTGAAATCTTGTCTCCGTTCTCCGACAACTGCTTTTCCGCAGTAAAGATTAAATTCTCCGCGTCGTTGAGCTTGTTCTGACGTTCGACTCTGGCTTTATCATCAGCTTCATGAGCCTCAGCGTCTTTCCTCATCCTTTCGATTTCAGCATCGTCAAGCGAAGACGAGCCTTCGATCTTGATGGACTGTTCCTTGTTTGTTGCCAAATCTGTTGCACTGACATTCAATATGCCGTTGGTGTCAATGTCAAATTTAACCTTTATCTTCGGAACACCACGTCTTGCTGGCGCAATACCTTCAAGATTAAATTCGCCGAGAAGTTTATTCTCGCTCGCAATCTTTCTGTTTCCCTGTGTGATAACAACAGTTATCGCTGGCTGATTGTCTTCTGCTGTCGTGAAAATATGCTCTTTCGACACGGGAATTGTAGTGTTCGCTTCAATCATTGTAGTTGCAACATCACCGAGTGTGGTTATGTTAAGATTAAGCGGAGTCACGTCAAGAAGAACGATGTCGCTTCCCATGTCTCCTGAAAGGACAGCCCCCTGTATAGCCGCGCCTAAAGCAACAGCCTCGTCAGGATTCACGCTCTTGTTTGGCTCTTTCTTGAAATACTCGCGAACAAATTCCTGAACTTTTGGAACTCTGGTGGTTCCACCAACAAGTAGAATCTCGTCTATATCGTTTATTCCAAGATTGGCAGAAGAAAGCGCACCTTTGCACAAATCCTCAACCTTTTTGATGAAGCCTTCAGCAAGATTTTCAAATTGAGCTCTTGTAAGAGTTGAGCTAAAGTGTTGTGGAACTCCATCGATTGCAGTAAGATAAGGAAGGTTGATGTCTGTTGTCTTTGCATTTGAAAGCTCAATCTTAGCTTTCTCCGCAGCTTCAACGACACGCTGATATGCCATGTGGTCTTTCTTTACGTCTGCGCCACACTGTTTCTTAACTTCTCCACAAATCCAATCTGTAATCAATTGATCAAGGTCTCTACCACCTAGAACCATATCTCCGTTTGTGCTGACAACCTCAAATACTCCGTTACCAAGATCAAGAATTGACACGTCGGCGGTGCTGCCACCCAAATCAAGAACAAGAATCTTCATATCCTTGTCGAGCTTATCAAGACCGAATGCAAGGGCAGCGGCAGTAGGTTCGTTGATAATTCTCTTACAATCCAATCCGGCTATTTTAGCTGCTTCAACTGTTGCTGTTCTCTGCTGATCGTCAAAATATGCAGGAACCGTTATAACGGCTTCTTTAACCTCCTGACCAAGATAATCCTCGGCAGACTTCTTAAGTTTTCTTAAAACTTCTGCGCTGATTTCCTGAGGCGTAAACTCCTTTCCGTCAATCTTTACACGAATCGTGTCGTTTGGTCCCTCAACAATATCATAAGAAAAGTCTTTTGCGTACTTTGATGCTCGCTTCCAAGAATTTCCTATGAATCGTTTTATAACCTCAACTGTAGTTTTTGGATTAACAACGGCAGATCTCTTTGCTGCGTTACCGACTTTAACTTCCCCGTCCTTCCCATAACCAATGACGGAAGGGGTTGTACGGTCACCGTCATTGTTCACAATAATCTGTGGTTTACCTTGTTCGACCACAGCGACAGCACTCATCGTGCTGCCGAGATCAATACCAATAATTTTTCCCATGATTAAAACAATAATGTGAATTTAATATCTTTTGCGTTGACAACTTTATCCAAGACTTCGATACTCGATTCAACGTTCCTAAATCCAAGAGTGTCTATGCATTCTTCAAAGAACTTATCGAGAACACCGCTCTTAGACACGAGCCATTCAGCATCATCTGATAAAATGTCAAAGTCTTCAAGAATCGAACTTGCGAAAACCTCAACACCAAGCACCTCTCCTCTGTCTTCACTCAAAACTGTGTCGTAATTATTAAGGTTTATCCCCTCAATCAACCCGTGAAGAATATCCTCAGCTGTGAACCTGTCATCGTCACCCGCATCCGCGTCGGCATCAGCGTCTTGCTTGACTTCCTCCTCAATTGTTTTTTTAAGGAACTCTGCGTACGATTTGTGGGGTTCTGCTTCTGGGGAAACGTACTCCTTCTTTTCGTCGGACGGTTTCTCCGCACCAAGTCCAGCAGAATTATTTAAATCACAATCAAGTTGTTTCTTTTCATCGATGTCCTGAGCAGCATCTTCTTTAACCTGTTCTCCCGTTTGGAGCACAAATTTCTCTTCATTTGAATCGTAAGCGTATTCGTAAACAAGTTCGCCATTAAGATAGAATTTTAATTCTCCGGTGAACTTTTCACCAAACGCCTTAATTAGATTCCAAGATGTTTTTACAGACTTCACATATTCATCGAAATCTTCCTTGGATACGTCACCGACGACACTTGAAGAATAAACCATCTTTTCTCCCTCAAATTCAACATGACTTGACGTCGAAACGCCAGCTAAATTCTTCGAATCAGAGTTTTTTGTTCCATCAAGAAATAGTGAAAAAAGGTTATTAAAAAAGTCTAACATAATTTATAGCGTTTTATTTTCAAAGTTATTTATTAATCGTTTTTTAAAAAAGTTCAGTCTCTACGATATCTATTTCTTCTGGCTCTTCTACGACCGGCTGTTCCACAATATCATCTGCTCCGAATGAAGAATAATAGTCGTTTCTACTATCATTCCCAATATAGTTTTCACCAGACTTAACGACTTTTATTATTGTATATCTATTGTCGCCAAACTTTACATGCAGAAAACCTCTATTCTTTAGTGTCTCATAATCCGATTCATTTGCGAGAACAAGCAAAGCGTTGAATTTTTCATCCTTTAATTCATATATGTTTGGTGAGTCTTTTTTTATTTCTTTAAGGAAAAGTCTCCCAATGTCATTATTCCATAGCTCCATATATTCCTTATCCACCCCCATGTCTAAATTAAGGACTGGATCTGAACCGACGCCTTTGCTGATAAGTATTCTTCCTATCTTTATATTTAGGTATCTGTTTGTATCAAATGGAACAATGTTTACATCCGCGCTAGACTGAACGAGCTTCACAATGTCATTCGTAATCAGTGTCTTCTTTGCCATTTTTAATCTTCGTTGAATTTTTAATGAATTCCCTCAATTCTATAACCTCTTTTATCGTTTCCTCAGTAAACAGGCTTAGAGCTGAATCGAAATCTTTTCTTGTTATGTTATAATGTTTTATATATTCGTCTATATCGGCTTTTGTTATGTCGGTTTTCGATACAGTTTTTTTCGCTTGCTGAACCGATGTGTATAACCAACCCGGAGAAGGATATCTTGATAGAATTGCCGTTAGAGATTTTATAGCGTCCATTGCATTGATGTTCGGTTTATTAAACGCATTTGCCATCTCAGGATATCCTATCCCAACACGCCTCAATATCATAAACATATTTTGTTTTGCCTGCTGGTCAGTTATATTGTTTATATAATCCATCCTACCATTAAATATCGCATTTATGGTATCAAAGAGCGGATTGTTTTTCTTTGTAGTATCACTGTCGGGCTTCGGTGCCGAAACCTTATATGCATCGGTACTATTCTGAGCAAACAAAAGGTCTATGCTTTCATCAACTATTTCTTTTTTCTTCCTCGCTGCCATTAGAATAAGCTTGGTGCTTTTGAAAATTTACTCAACGCATTTACATCGTCAAATATACTGTTTTCTCTTGGTTTATTAAAATTTTTATCAAAAAATTTTGTATCCTTGAGAAGATCGTTCATCTTTATGTTTGGATTTACAAACCCATACACCTCCATAAAGAACACATGACTGTTAAACTCTTCAACTATTTTATTTGGGAAAAGCGTTTTGTCAAGCTCAACAAGCTTTCTCTGCCTAAGAAGTCTTTCTGAAAAATCAACCGGAACCTCGGTTTTCATTTCTTTCTCCACAGCTTCCCTGAGACTTCCGCTATTAGCGGCTTCATTAAGCCCATTTACACTTGAAACAGAAAGATTCTCCAATATATGTGACGCTTTCAAAGGAGTTATCCTCATCTTCTTTCCATTCTTATAATATTCATAAAACGCCGGAACGTCATCTCCGTCGTCTCCACACAGTATTTTATCAAGAACGACACGATTTGGATCTATCACCTCATAAACAACTTTCGAATTTGCCGTAACGATGTCCTTCATCAATTTCTTCGTTTCGTCGTATCCGTTGAAAAATATATCAACAACATCGGGCTCGTTTATCCAATCCATATAACCCTGACTAACGTAGAAACGTTTTTGGTTTTTATTGTTCGAAATTGGATTATAGCAAGCCACGAACTTCTTTTCAGATGAAAAACTTACAAGCTGGGTCCAGTCTTTATCAGATGACACAAGAACAACAGACTCGTCATGATTCAAAGCATAATCAACCCAGAGCGCAGCAATATCATCAGCTTCCGCGTGATCTATTTCTGTCACAACAAAATTGTTATTCCTCAATATTGTCTTGTATTCAGACAGTGCATTGAATATGTTAGTCCAGTTTTTCTCCTCGTCATGTTTTCTGCTTCCCTTGTATTTCATTCCGTCCATATTTTTATACAGCTCATTTCTCCAAGGAAACTTTGTATCACAGGCAACAAACACCCGATATGGATTAAACATCTTAACAAGCTGGCACATATCTGTAGCCAGTTTTCTTATAAGCAGCGTGCACTCTTCTTCAGTGTCAAAATTCTTTACAGTCCCGCCACCCATATACTGACAGGTGAACATGGACCGCATCGCCATGTTATTGAAATCTATGACAAGATTTATCTTATTTTGATTAGACATTATTCTCTAAACCTAGTGTTTTTATGGCATCCATTAACTTTTTTGAAAATTCATTATAACAATACTTTGTTATATATGGATACTTCTGGGAAAAGTCATCGTACGCCAACAATCTTTTATATTCATCGTGGGCATCAAGCGGTTCATCTGCCTTTGTATAGTGGCAGCATTCCCAATCAATTATCGCCCCCTTATAATCAAACTTGTCAAGTATGACGCTAACATATGATTCTGGCAAGACGCCATACTTCCAATAAAATTCTCTAAGCCTCCTTTCCAACCATTCTGGGTGGTGGTTTTTTGTACTCCTATGAAGTCTCTGAACTACTTTATAGGGGAGAAGTAGCCTCAACCAAGGTTTTTCACAATCATGGAAAAGGTATTTCAACCTCCACGACCGACAATTCAAGGCTGTCATCTGAAATGCAGCCCAGTGTGCAAACCAATAAGGGAAACTGCTCCTTTCTGCTTTTGTAAACATAACTTGCTATTGTCCGTTTTGTTTCAGAATTTCCTGTAATTTAAAGCAACACGCCAACAGTACGAGAACTCTGTCCGGTGCAGTCGGAAGCTGTGTCATATATTCAGCCGTCGATATTATAATATATGGTATGGACGGAGCGAATTGTGGATAATTCAACGTTATGAAATCAACAAATGAACGAGATATTTCAAGCATAGCCTCATCTGGCGATGTTGAATAATTCGTCATTATGAATTTATAATTCTCAACTGGATTTCTACCGGTAACGATAAGATTAAACAGGTCTGAACAGTCGAAAGTCTTAACCAGAGTCTCTCTGTTCAGCTCTGTTGCATCCTGAGTGTAAAGCCGCTGGATTTCATTCAATATAGAACGCATGTCCGGGAAGCTGTTTCTCACAAAGATACGAAGAGTTTCATCATCGTATCCAACCTTTATCCCCGTCAATATTTTTCCAACATACTGGCAGTACCCCTCAAACACTGCATCTTCTTCCGCTTTGTTTATTGGGTATACAGGAATACAGTTAAATCGTGATTGAATCGGAGCCGGAATTTTATCGATTTTATTGCAAGTGCAAACAAATCTAACAGAATCCGCATAGTGCTCTATCGTTTCTCTAAGAGCATCCCACGCCTGATTCGTCAGACCATCAGCCTCATCTATGAATATGACTTTAGTTTTCATTGCTCCGAATTCAAGAGAAACGGCAGACGCAAAGGAAACGACGCGATCACGTATCACATCAATACCGTTCTCAGACGAACCGTTAAGTAAAAGGGTATCATAGCCATCTATAAGAATTCTGGCTATTGTTGACTTTCCGCAGCCCTGCGGACCATAAAGAAGAATATTCTGTGTCAACCCATGCGACACGTCATTTCTAATTCTATCTGGCAGAACAAGACCATCGATGGTCTTCGCTCTGAACGCTTCTGTAAATAACTTATTTGTTACAGGCATAATATGTATTTGTTTCTATACTTTTTCCTTTTTCTGCGTATTCTATAGCCTCATTTATATCCGTTTCGTTGAGGCAATCAAAATTATTGACAAGATGCATTATGTTTGAAACGAGAAGACTTCTACTGCACTTAACCTCGTCCATAAGAAAATCGTCTATAATCTTTTTTCCAGAACTGACAAACTCAGGTGAACTCGGAGCATCGTTTATAATGTATAAATCATAAAATCCTTCCGGAAACACGGTCCGCGTCTTATCTCTTTCGATGCGTTCCTTCTCTATTCCGGACATTGATTTTCTTTCAATGTATATCTTCTTTATATCAAACACATCGCTGTGCTTCTTTATCATCTCGTCAAGAGCATCTTCATCTATTATATAGACATTAAACTTGTCATTGTCAAACTGCTCGAACGTCGTCCAATAATGATATCCTCCGAAATTTGCATATGCGACCATTTTATCCTTGCTCGGCATATCGTCCTCTGTAACAAAAATGTGTTCATACCCGTTGACTTCATTCTGTCGCATTGGTCTTGTTGTGTAGGAACACACCCAATTATACCATTCAGGATCCAAAGCAGCCATTGTCGTTCCTATGGTTGTCTTTCCGCTTCCACTGTTGCCAACAATCGCAACAACCTTTTTCTTCACGCCCATTTACTTATCAAGATACTTTTTAAACCTTGCATTTAACTTCTTTTTTATATCCTTGTCCGTTACAACAAGGTTATACTTTTCATCTCTCTTCTCTATACAGTTTTCAAACACGTAATCTGTCCATACACTTTCCATTATTGAACGAAGTCCTCTCGCACCAGTTCCTAGTTGAATCGCCGTGTCAGCAATAAGGTTAAGAGCCTTATCAGTAAAACTGAACTCGATATTATCAAGCTCCATCATTCGCTTGAACTGTTTCACTATCGCGTTCTTTGGCTCAGTCAATATTCTCTTCAAATCGTTTTTTGTCAAATTTCCAACATTGGTGAGAATTGGAAATCTACCGATGAATTCAGGTATCATTCCATATGCCCTGAGGTCTTCCTGACACATATAGTCGAAGATGTTATCATCTTTCTTTAACGATTTCTTTTTATCTGAGGAAGTTTCGAAACCAATCTTGTTCACGCACATTCTATGTGATATTATGTCAGCCAATCCAGAAAACGCACCAGTCCCTATGAACAGAATGTTCTTTGTGTTTATATAAAGAAGGGGCTGATCCGGATGCTTTCTTCCCTCCTGCGGCGGAACTCCGACAATGTCTCCCTCAACCATTTTCAACAAAGCCTGCTGAACGCCTTCTCCAACGACATCTCTTGATATGTGCTCGTTTGCACCGCGCTTCGACAACTTGTCGACTTCATCCAAAACAACAATACCATACTCAGCAAGCGGAACACTATAACTACAATTTCTAAGAAGGCCACTTAATATGGACTCTACGTCATCTCCGACATAACCGGCTTGCGTAAGGGTTGTTGAATCGGCAATATAGCACGGGACACCAATCATCTCTGCTATACACTTTATCATATATGTCTTTCCGCAACCGGTTGGTCCAGCCATCAATATATTCGATTTGTCAATGTGAACGTCTTCTCCTTCAAGCCCGTCGTTAATCAATATTCTCTTATAATGATTATAAACGGCAACAGACAAAACCTTTTTAGCTTCGTCTTGACCTATTATATACTGATCCAGATATTCCTTGATTTCTTTTGGAGAATATAGATTTATGCTTAATCCCTTCGCAGACTCCGTCTCTTTCATTATTTTTCTAGTCTTATTTTTTGCAAATATACTGAAAATAACGAAAAGAAAAAAGCAGACTTTGAAAAAATCTGCCTTATATGATTCTGTTGTATTGTTGAGGATACGCACCCTCGGAATACGGTGACGGCATCTGTCCAAATCCACCACTGACATACGGGGATTGGAGCATTCCAAATCCGCCGCTTGAATAAGGAGAAGGTATCTGTCCAAATCCTCCTATGTATGGGTTTTGCTCTTGTTGTCCAAACATATAAGGGTTCCTGTACTGCGGTTGGTCATCTGGTTTATACAGACTGGTGAACGCGTCATCTGACATATCTGGATTATCCAAAGCCCATTTCTCTATAATCTGATTCAAAGCATAAACACGAGCTCTGTCTGGATGGAAATAAATGTAATCTCCAATCCATGCCACAAAGTCATCCTCATCGAACAATCTTGGTATATGATTGAACACAGGCATAGATAAGTCGTCGTGACAAGCAATTCCCTTAAGTTTTCCACGAACATATCCAAATGATTTCATTTGAGTAAATGTCTCTTTACAATGGATGATTGTTCTTCTTCTTGTTAACATCTTCTTGCCCCTCAAGCAATAAGATTCCTTATTGGATGTAGTCTTACATCCAACTTTCTTTTTAGCTTTTTCTCCGGGGACTGGCTTTTTATGATAAGTTTTCACCAAAGTAGATTCGGTAAACCTTGCGTGTCTCTTGAATTGATTATAGAAACTCGTTCCATTGAAATTCATTTCAATCATAATCCTGACGCAATCTTTCATATCATCATTAAACAAAGCGTAAGACAAAGCTGATGCAACATCGGCTGCATACACCTCATCTTCAGTATTTGACGAATACCTTCCAATCTGCTCAAGTCTAACGCAGTCTCTAATTCCGCAGCTTATTGACGAATACTTTCTCACGTTCGCGGGTGAATTCAGTCTTAGTTTGAATATGTTTATTGTATTTGAGTCAGGTGAACGGTCTCCACGTTCTTTTACTTTTTCATCTGGGTCCTGTCCGCCTTCAGCAATATCAACCAAAAATACAAATCTATCATTTGGATCTATATTGTTCGGATCAAACTTTGGATGCCAGACAAGATTTTTATCATTCAAAAATTGATTTTGTATTCCAACAATATCTTTATGGACAAAATCTGTAGACAACCTGTCAATGAACGTCATATCTTCTGCCGTGAGCAATGCTTTGGAACTCTTGTTAAACTGAAGCTCAAACTCCTGCGCAAATTCTTCGTCACCGAAGTCAGCTCTTTGCTGTGCAGCCCATTTCGAATCATGTCCGGGAACTTCCCAATAGTCTGTTCTTAAATTGACAAATGAATTTCTACCCTCAACAGATTTCGACCAAATCTCATAAAATTTGTTAGTCGTTCCGTTTGGAGTTGAAATAATCATACACTGAGAAACAGCGGATGATGAAAGTGTAGGATAAACGGAACGCCAGAAATTGTTAACTATGTTTTCAGGAATGTGGGCAAACTCGTCCAGAATCATAAAATGAATCGTGAAACCAATTGATGCGGTATTGGTTGTAGCAGCCGACATCAATTTAGAACCATTTTCAAGAGACATTCCAGTTTTACCAAAGTTATTACAACCGGGCTTCAAGAAATATGGAAGACCCCTGAAGATTTCCGTAATCTTTGAAACCAACTCCTTTGCCGTATCATCCTTGTTAGCCATAACTGCACAGTTATAAGATGGATTGAAAATCATCTTGTGTGCAAGAATGGAACACAGCGTAGTCGTCTTACCGCTCTGACGAGCAGCCATCCAGATAATATTTCTTCGTTTCGGAACTACCCGGTCAAGTTCTTCATTATAAACCTCTTCTGTTGCGAGATTTATTATCTTTTTCTGAAATTCTCTAAGTGTGACAAGAACGTCACCGTCGTCGGTTTTAAACTTACAATAATTTGTAATAAAATATAAAGGATCTTCACAGCACTTTGTATACTCGTTATACTCATCCTCCGTCATATTAAAAACAACGCCGGGAGCACGCAAATCCAAATCACGCTGAAAGAACGGAGAAAAATCGATCTCATATCCCTCGTTTCTCTCCTTTATCAGTTTGTTGATTGTTTCGGTAGAATATACCTTTCTTTTTTTCCTTAAATTGCTGTCTTCCATCAATCGTTGCTGATTAGGAAGCCTATGGTCTTATTTCCGTTTATTATTATATCAACCACACAGTAATCGAACCCGCTGGCGGATTTTCCAAAAGAGACGTTATTTTCGATGAATATGTTTGAACTATGCGAAACTCCTTCATTTATTGCATCGAATATTTTCTCTTGAAGTCTCTCTGCGTTTATCTTCGTATTAAATACAAGATATTCCAAATCCAATCCGAAGTATGGAGCACCAAGAACTTCTCCCTCTTTAGTTCCAAGAATCATCTTTATCTGAGAAATGACGCTCTCCAACTCATTGTCATGATCTATGATTCCCGGTTGAAAATTCGGGTCCTTTTCGTCTCTTATGTAAATTTCCTTTATCATTGCTCCTTTACCTCGTAATAGGCTTCTTTTATCTTTTTAAATTTTCCGTTCTTTACATTATTTATCAAATCTTTCGTGCTCGACACAATCACACCCTTCTTTCCGACACCATCTCCATCTGGTCCTGCAATCATATTTCCCGAACTTGCTCGATGACTGTCACCAATCGCAAGATCGTCGCTCATTTTTTCTCTAGCTTCAAACTTAAGGTCAAGATAGGTCTTTCTTATTCTTTGTTCTGTATCAACAATTTGCTTGTTTATAGCAAGAATCTTTTCGGTCATCTGATTAAACACCTCAAACATTCTTGGTATAACTTGACCCTTTTTAACGCTTTCATATATAGTCTTCTGCATTATGGTGTTAATTTCAACCTGAACATAAAGCATTGCGAGAATCTCAATATCCTGTTCTATCTTATCCTTTATATAGTCCAAGTCAATCACATCCACAGGAAGGACATGATTGACAATGTTCATTATTGTTTTCTTGCATTTTTTTCTAATTCCCTTTTTAGCTCCATCCAAATCGTATTCAAACACATTTGCCTGCATTATTTCTGCGGCAGATGGATTATCCACGGTGGCAGCGGGAATTGTAGGTATAGTTGCTGCCGGAGTTCTCACAGCAGGGTCTTCGCCCATATCATGGGCTGGGTCTATACCGTTCAAAAGTCTCTCAAAATCGAGCCTATCATTTTTTATTGTTCCCAAAACAAATCTGCGTTTAATTTCCTTATATTTATTCAAGGAAATTAAACGCGGTATTTGAAGGTTAAGTAGTTAGAATCGAGTCCCTGAGTATACGTGTGGTCATTTACAGACCACATAGATACCTTATATCTTTTATCATTTATTACTATTTCTACTAGAAAATTTTCATCTGGTTCTGTTGGTCCGAACTGAACTTTAATTGGAGCCAGCATTTTATTTCCGGTATCAAATTCACAAAGAGGGAACTTTTTTATTTCTTCTGATTGAACTCTAATTCCTCCTTTAGTTGAACAATCAACTTGTTCGCTTCTTCTAGGTTCTCTGACAGATCTCTTATCTCTTGAACCTTCTCCTTTACTTCGTTCTTTAGTTTTTCTACTTGTCCGGACAAGTCTTTCACCACCGGCGACTCGCTCAACAGGTGTTGCAAATCCTGATTCACAACAACTCGTATTCTCTCTATTGTTTTCTCCTCCTGTGTCGTTCTCGAAAGAACTGTTCTCCAGAGGGAATTCAATATTAACTGGTTTTTTGTCAACGCCCTGTGACTTTCTGTGTTGTGACGGTTCTCTTTTTTCTGCTTTCTTCTGCCTAAGCCGCTCAATACGCTGTTCATGAGACACCAGACCGCTAGGGCTCCCAAAATCAAAAAGATTAACACTGTCTGATTCATTGTTCCGATTCGTTTTCATTTTCTTCGTCTTCTTGTTTCCAATAAGGGAAAATCTCATGGTCTTCTTCAGAAGTATCCCAGCGAACTTCCTCACAACCACAGTTTTCACACTGAGTTAAAACAAAGTTCATCTTGTCTTTACTATCCGGCAAATCATACCCCTCATAATCAGATAGCATAAAATTTCCCGTTACTCCCACTTTGTGTCCGCAATTAAGGCAATGTCCGTTCATTATATCGATTTCGTCGAGACGGAAATCAGTATCACGGTCTTTCCAAAACTCATAATTCTTTTTCTGTTCATCGTTCGGAACAGATATTTCAAACCTAGCCCCACAATAAGGGCATTCAAATGTGTACACGTTTCCCATCTCCTCATCTTCCAGTTCATACTGGTCGATGAGAACGAGATCATGCATACATCTATTACATTTAAGTCCTTCTAATTCCATATACTAAAACACTTCAATTTGACAAGATTTCATAACCGCTAGTGCGGCTTCGTGATTTTCTTTTGTTGTTCCGGCGCAACATTGCGCATTTACAAGGATGTTCGCTTGATCATAAAAAGAAGTTTTGACAAGAATAGCATTTGCTATTACGCAGATGTCCGTACAAAAGCCAACGAATACAACTTCAAATGGTTCGACTTCTATATCATAGTCAAGGTGCATATAATCAACCAGCCATTTTGAACCAAATGTCAGTTTGGTTATATACTCGACGTTAACTTTATTCTTTGTTGACACCTCATCCAACGCAGCCTTTATGCTTGGCTCTATTGCCCAACCTTCGGTATTTGCTATACAGTGCGGAACAGGAAGATTTCTTCCCTCGTTTGTTTCCAAATAATCTCCAAAATGAGTGTCCTGTGTAACATATATCCTATCCCACCTGAAATCCTTTATGTATTTCACAATTTTCGGGACAACCTCAATCGCAGCTTCATTTCTCAAGCTTCCTGTTATAAAGTCGTTTTGCGCATCGACCACAACTAGCACTCTCTTCATAATTATAATTGTTCTAATCTTTCGTTGCCTGTCAGTTCCTCACCTCTAAGAAGTTTCCTGATACCGATAAGCGATTGTTTTATGTTTCTATCTTGACAAGTTTCTCCAGTCTCTTCCACATCTTCTATGTTGATGTTATATTGAGTGCTAAGTGTATCCTCAACAACTTCAAGAAACCACCTAGGGACAGATATATTTTTTAAACTATCTTTCATTATTAAATTTCTCTATCATATGTTATAAACCTATCGGACAAATCATTTATTTTTATCCTTTCAAAATTTCCATCATCCTTCAACCACACGAGATTTCTGTATGGAACACGATAGTTTAGCTGCCTAAGCATCAACGTATACGCTGACAACTGAAGAGTGTAGTGACCATATGCTTCGTCGATGTAATCATCAAACGGATAACACATTGCAACTTGATATGTCCTATTGTAATCGTTATACAACGATTTGTTCGTCTTCCAGTCATCGCATATAAGATTCCATCCGTTTACGTCACAGAAAGCAAGAAGTATATCCATTGTACCAGCAATCCTGTCAGTTATACCAAACGGATTATCTTCGAATATATACATCTTTGTTTCCGGCATGACTGGATATTTCTTAAACGGGTCGTTTGAGTTTATAGTATTGTATATTCTCTCAAAATACTTAACACCAGCCTCTTGCTTTGGACCGTATGGAACAAGATATCCGCTTTCATATTGCGGGAGGATAACCGGATCTATTCTTTCCGGCATTCCCAAGAAGAACCACATATACGATTCAAGAAAGAGGTGTGTGGATGTTCCATTGTTTGCGGCAATAATCTTCGTTTCATCCCACTCCCGTTTTATTGCTTCATATGTGCTTCCTGTTCGTATGGCTTTGTCTCTTGCCTTTTGGTCCCAATCAACAGGCTGTTCAAATCTTTTCAAAAACGTAGTTGCGCTTTCAAGGCACATCTCTATTGGGTTTCCGTTCGGGTCAAGTTTGCCTGTTGGAACATAATACTTATGAGGAACAGGATCAAACCTCAAATCCTTAAAAGCGTCTGTTATATGATTTCTTATATCCGTAATCTCTTTCGGGAACGGATAATTTTTATGCATTTTTACAATGTCGTCTATATGTAGCAGCATATCTCTATTTTATATTAAAATTGCATCCAATTCATTATTACTGAAGTACCCCTCTATGGACGGAAGATTTAATCCGTTCTCGGCGGCATATAACAATATATCGTTGAAATCCCATTTGTCTTTATTAGGAATACCAGATTCTTTTATGTACTTATCCCAGAGAAACACTTCAAATCCTTCCCTGAGCTTATCTATCGTATGTTGCCTACCCGTCTTATCTGAGTCAAACATATATCTGTGCTCAAACGGAATTTCAACGTTCTTTCCTGCACCACAAAGAGCGATTGCATTTTTCAACAAAAACGCATCCATCGGACCTTCGGTAACAGTGACGGTTCGAGTGCAATCAATCAACAATATGTTGAAAAGCATAGAAAGCGAATTGATATCATCCGGAACCGTTACGCCATCATTGAACACAATCTCATGTATCTTTTGCAGGTTATATGTTTTATATTTCGCGCCCCTACCGTCAAAACGTCTAACCTGCATTCCGAAAATATTTCCAGCCGGAGTGAGGTTCAACACGAACAGTTTGTTCGCTCGCGGAGAATATAGGAATTTTCTAAAATCTCGCTGACCCCGTTTAACAAGATAGTAATATCCAACAGAAGGTGTATCACACTCTATAAGTCCAAGTTTCTCTTTGAAGGATTCTCGGTCTATTACATACTTTTTTATCTCATCAATATCGTATATGTACGATAATGATTCGAGCGCAGACACGGTTCCGCCTCTATATGATGACGTATCTACTCTCGTAGATGATACATAATCGATTTCATCTAGAGACAGATTTTGTCCAAAACGCTTGAAGAAATTAGGAAGATTCATAGATGTTCCGCAGTTGAAACACTTATAAAGATTTTTCCATTTCCCTTCAAGTACGATATTTCCCCTTTTCTTGCTTCTGTCGTGACCAGAATCGCCGCAGCAAGGAGCTGCAAAATTTATCCTGTCTTTATAAATTCTTATTTTTCGCTTAGCAGGATCATTTGGAAACGCCTTATCCAATATTGCCTGCAACTTTGGCAATATTGAAGCAACGAAATCGTCTTTAGACAATGACTGTGTGTCTAATATAGACTGTGTTCCGGATGAATTGAATATGTTAACACTAGTATCCACGGCGCAAATATACGGAAAATTCTTTTAATGAGAAAGATAAATTATGGATAAATACAGAAAGGTTTATTTTTTCTTAGATGAAAATAGAAATGGTATATTCTCCAGAGAATCTGGAAAATTCTCCGGAAATGATAGAAGAGTGTGATTTACTCATACTTGAAGATTTAATTGAAACATACGGGGCAGATGCTGTGTTTGATGCGCTGAACGAAGATGGAAACTGGAGTCATTTTGGAAATGACTGGGCTATTCCATATAACAAAACCGCCGGTGGAACATCAAAAGTAAAAGGATTAGGGAAGTTAATACAATCTATCCCCAGCTTCGCAATAACAGCGGCGATATCTTGGCCAGTTGCGGTTTTTGCTGGAATAGGTGCACTATCACACAGAATACAGAAAAGGTGGGAAGATCATAATTCTTGGAGACAAAGGCTAATCCCAGGATTCTGGGTAGACGCACTTGGTGCCCCACAGGGAACATCAACTCCACATGATATAGTCGCTGCACCATACAGACTTTCAAAAAAGGCTCTTAAGCTTTTAGGAATCGGCGCGGCCGGTGCAGTTGGATACGAAGCAGCAAAAAAGAAAGGTATCATAGATAAAATAAAAGGATACATCAATAAAAAGAAAGATGGAAAAGATGCAGCAAAGGACGCTTCAACCGATTCATCAATAGCTGGCGCAACTCCATATATGTCCGTTCCGGGAGAGCAAGAACAACTTTTCACACCAGAAGAAGTTAAAAGCTGGGATTTTAAAGAATACTGGGTAACACTAACAAACGGTGAAGTAATACGAGTAAAAACAAACACCGCCGAAAACGCAAAACGTATGGTAGCATGGCTTCTTGGTATACTTGCTGCATCTAAATATTATAAGACTGTTAACGCCGAGATATCATCAGGAAGAAAGATGAAATACACGGTTCCGTTTGATAATGGGGAAGTTGCAATAGTTGCTGCACAATCTGAGAAGGACGCAATAGAAACAGCAATTTCTCAAAGAAAACAATTCTGTGACAGTTTAAACAAATCTTGCAACGGACTAATTCCGCTAGAACCAATGGCGGCAGGAAACGTCGTAAAACAAGATGTTGTCGTAAAAACGTCAGAAAAGGTGAAAGAACCTCAAATCAAAGATGTTTTGGATCATAAACCAGAAAAGAAAGAACAAAATGTAGGAAAACTCCCGAAACCTCTTTATAAATTGAACGGGTTGGATCACTATAAAGTTAGATATTCTCAATTTATATTCAATTATGGGGCTGGAGATAAAAACTCGGCAATCGACGTGTTTAACGGAATACTAAAAAATGAGGCGAAAGACCTCATGACTACAATCGAAAACAATTTCGAGAAATACGCTAAGATATATATCATTGGCTTTGGTGACGGAGATGTCTACAAAATACCAAACGATTCAGAATTTTCAGCAAAAGAGCAAGCAGAAAAACTTCATAAGGTCAAAATGAGTGTGATGGAAGCTCAGTCCCCAAGAGACGGAAGAGTTGAATTGGCTAACCTTCTTAAAAAATACGGAACAAAGATAAACGCAATGACCAGCAGAATGCAATCTACAGAAAAGCCAAGAAAGCTTGGAAAGAGTGATAAAGCATACTTTGCTGAAATCCTCGATGAGAAGGGTTCCGAAAGCAAATTCGACATGAAAGTTAGTTGAGTTTCTTAATCCTGTTTGGATCTATAACTCTGATACGAACATAAGGGGTCGCAACAAGTTCGACCTCTTCTTTTTTTGTGTTCTTCTTAAATATGTTTCTGAAGAATGATACTATTGAACAGATAATCCTTTTCATTTTATGAATTTTATTACATTTTGCGGAACGCATTTTATTATCTTCGCTTTATTAACGGTTGGAAAGAATATCACTTCATCGAACATAACATAATAATCCGATAATTTTTGAACGTCACAATCGTCCAAGCCAACCGCACCCTCAACAAGAGAGCCTTCCGCATTGAACACAGATTCCTTAACAGACGATATTGTATCAAATGTCATTTTGCTGTTTATGTATATTATTCCGATATACCTCTTTGATTTACACCCGGAAATCAAAAGCCTTTCAAGCTCGTTGTTTATCAAAAATTGATGGGCTTTTTTATTGATGTCAAGACCAGTTCCCTCCAAGATGCTATCGACATCAATAATATAATATGAGCTCAAATTCGAGAAAAGATTCTTTAATCTTTTACACGGTTCAACTGTAAAATAGATATTCATCAAAAAAATAAGAGGCGATTTTAAGTTTCGCCTCTTATTTATTCGCAATTTTCATGGTCATCTTTTTCATATGCATCTTTAAGTGCAGTCTTAAGAGATTCTACTATTGACCGAACATCTATTCCATCAACAACGCACTCTATAAATTTTTCTCCACCGTTCTCAAATTCATCTGAAATTATTTTATAAAGAGATTTTGACGGAAGATCCATTGTAAGCGTAATAGGTATATCCGTTTGATGTTTTTTGGATTTCGAGACCATAACATAAACAGGATCGTGAATAATCGGATCAGGCATGTGTTCAGGAATGCGTGTTTGGTCGATTGCTGCTCTTGTTTCAGCATTCTCCTGTCGCTGCTCTATAACAGAAGGAGCGTCGTTTTGGAGTGTGATTGATTCTGCTGGAACAGATTTATCAACAACATTAAAGGCAACGCCACTTTGGACTGACTCCTCGATTGGCTTCCAATCCTTTGGGTCTGGGAGCTCTCTGAAACGCTGTTTGCGTTTCGGGGCAACGAGAATATCCTTTCCGACATTTGAATCAATCTCGCTTCCGTTTCCATTGCCCTGCATTATATCATTAAGCGTTGGAATTTCCACGGATTCTGACATTGACTTGTCAGAGTATACTTTTGGTTCTATTTTTTCGACAGTCCAGACATTTGATGGAGAATCAACCTCCACCATAAACTTCTCCTTAAGATCGCCTTTCAGTTCGGTTTTCTTGGATATGTACCTTAAATTGCAGGTATCTCCACTATCGAAGTTGTAGAACACCTCTCCATCCATTTCAGTTATGGATTCAAGGATCACAACTTCACCGATTTCATCACCGGCAATCCATTCAAAATATCTTTTCTCTTTCATTTTATATTGAAGTCGTTTATTTTAACTTTCGTTATCTTTACCTTTAATGAATCGTCCGAACTGTTCTTTGTATTCGTATTTCCATTCAACGTCTTTGTAGTAGTCGTCTGTGAACCACGAGAGGTAGTCTTCCCGAAAATTTTCGAGAACTTCTGTAAAATGTTTTTTATAATCCCCACGCGAAAGAACATTTAGTTTTTGTTCGGAAATAGTAAAGCAATGTGTCGTCCCCTTGACTCTCCATATAACAGACAATGTAGTGTCATATTTATGCGCCTGAGCAACAATATACTCAATTGTTATTGGATTGACCCATCCGTTGGGGTATATTTCGACTGTACGAATATCCCCAACGGACCAATCAAAATTAAAGACGAACGGCATATATCTTAGTCTTCCTCCAAAGCATCGAGGATAGCCTCAAGCTTTTCTTGTTTTACGCTTTCAATCTGCCACTCGTCAGTGCAAGCAGTGAACTCCTTTTCCACGACGTTTGCAGCAATCTGAGGTGATCCCGCATCGTGTACAAGATAATTCTCCTTATGATACTTAATCTTTCCGTTGTCCTGTTCAACTCCAACGCGAACAGTTACTTTAAAATATCCTAAACTTTCCATAGTATTACTTTACATTTAATTCGATTTCACCCATAATCTTTTTGTACTGAAGGTTGTTTTTGTAAACATCCGGGACTTCTCCACATTTTGCACAAACAAAGACTGGGATTTCAATGATTTCGTCTCTTCCTGTTGGGGAAACAAGTTTAGACAGATTTTTCAGAACAAAAGCCTGTTTAAAAATCTTCGACCCGCAGGAACAAACCACGTTTTTCGAGTTGATTATAGCAGAAGGGTCAATTCCCCTTGGCTGCGGTGTTTGCATTACTCCATCCATATTTTTGAAAATTTTGGATCTCCGCCGAAACGGAGATCCATTTTAATTAGTTTTCGGATTCAAGAAGATTTACCTTCTCAACCTCTTCTGGTGAGGGCTGGAGGTCGCCGATTACTATGCGGCAATTCTTGTCATCAATCCAGTTGAGTTTGTGGATGTAAGCCCTGAATTCGTCTCCGGGAGTAAACTGACCCTCGTCGAACATTTCCTCCATGCACTTCGACATGGTTGTTCTATGCATAAGGCTAGTGTAAAGCCACTTGCCTTCCTTGTCCTTAATGGCACAGAAAATGCCGTTTTTGGACGTTCCGGTGACTTTGACGAAGATTGGCTTACCAACGTAGAGTTCTTCGTGAATTCGGCTCGGAAGAGTAATCTCGATGAACTTCTTGTGGCTGACAACAAAGTTCTTAGTAGGAACAGAATAGTTCACAACGCACACGTTGATTTCCTGTCCAACGAGAGACTCCGCGTCGGTTATAGGTCCGCTTGATGCAAGAGATGCTGGCATAAAGCACTGCACTCCGAGAACATCAACCGTGTAGCCACCGCCACTTGTGCAGACAACGGTTCCCTTATACCCATACTGAGGACCGTCCTTGCGAACGAGTTCATCCATAAACTCCTTCTCAATCTTGGACTTGTATCCTTCCCAGATGGAAACGCGCTTATTGTCCATAACTTTTGCGAGAATTCCCTGAGACACGAGCTTCGTGCGATACGACTCGTCGTTGAGTGCATCAACGAAATCGCGGTTGCTGCGATATCCTACACTTCTCACAAACTGGTTCTCTTTGTTAAGATCGACAACAGATGACATTCCGTTATCGGAGTCGATGAGAACCTCGTGGTCTGATACAGGGCGAATGTCCTTAACGTTGTAAACGACACCCTCCTTTGCGTCCTTTGGACTTGGATGAAGCTTTGCTCCGTTATAGTGGCGCTCAATTAGGTCATAAAGCTCCTGTGCATACGGTTCGTGACAAAACACTTTGTCATTCCCGTTGACCTTTACCTTCTTATTTACATGAAGAGACGCGCCCCCATCATAACCGTCCTCATATAAGGACCAATCGAACCCATCTTCAGGACCCCAACTCTTTCCGGTCGGCTTGAATTTAATTTTGCTCATTTAAAAATGAATTAGACGTTAAACTATTTCTCCTTCATCGCGCCGATGACAATCTTTGTCGAATTCGTTGTGGAGTCGAGGAGAATACGATCCACTGCGCCAGAACCGTTCACGTTGTACTTTCCGAGAATCACGGTGAAGGTCTCTTCAGATTTGTCGACAACCTTTACGAACTTCTCGCGGTTCACAGTAAGGGCAATCGGATAATCCGGCTCATGATCAACCTCACCGATGAGATAAACGAAGTCAGACTTCTTGTTCTCTGATTTTTCGGATAGGTTGATATCCCTGACATAAAGAGACTTTCCTTCAACGTAGAACGAAAGTGCATCCCTGCGAGCGTCCATCTTGATGATGTCTGAAATCTTGATGATGTCTGAAATCTTTTCGGGGGTGAGTTCAGAACGAACAGCGTCATCAACATTGAAGATGTTGTTGACAAAAACATCATCAGGAAGATATGCAATTTCCGTAGGACGGAAACCGTCAATCTTCATCTTCAGAATCTTAGAAGAGAATTGAATCTGGGTTGAGACGAAATCGGTTCCACCGTCCTTGAGGACAAAGGGCTCATAAGAAACCTCAATGTCGAAGTCGGCGTTACCTTCCGCGTCAACATCAGACCCAAACCGCTCTACGATCTGGATAAACTTTTTGAGCTGAATCAGGATTCCAGCTTTGATTCTCGCTGCTCCACGCTCCTGTTCGCCATCGTCGGATACGAACGAAATGTTCGCATCATCAAACGTAATCGATGCAAACCGTATTGCAGACTTGTCTTCGGTGAACGTCTTTGCGACGAATGCGCGTGACGTTGTGTCGATTTCGAGCAGCAGGGATTCCCTGATCTTAAGATAGCTCTTCAGATAGCTCACGAACGGCTCGGCACTGCCGCTTAAATGTAGTTTTAGCTTCATCTAAAAGATGTGTTTAAATTGTTTAACAATAAATTACCTTTGAAAACACCATCGTTTTCAGTTGCAAATATACTGAAAATAATTTAAACAAAAAAACAGAGGATTAAATTCCCCTGTTTTTATCAACCTTTCCAGCCAATGTTATATTTATAGGTCCTAGAAGACCGGTGAGAGAATCTTCATAATATATTCCGTTGTTAGATGTAAACCCTCCTCTGAACAACGGTTGAACATCATTAACCTCTATATTGTTACCAAGACGGTCTGAAAGATTTCTCGATAGAAGAATATCTCCGTATTCATCTATTCCGTAGTTTCCATCACCAAACAAAAGCTGGTTGTTTTTGTCTGCGTCAAAATATACGTTAACAGAATCAACACCATCAACCTCTTCAACAATTCGTATTATATCCGAAACTGGTATTCTTACGCGGCGGGTCATATTTACAGCATAATCTGAAACCGCAGATATTATTGACTGCTTTACAGCGTTAAAATTATAGTTATTGTAAATTCTTACTGTTATGTTCACTGAGAATTTTGCAAAGATAGGATCTATTATGCGGTTTTCTATCGAAATTGCCTTTCTTCCAGAATTTTCAATAAGGTCAAGAATTCCTTTCTTTTCATCACTTGTCAACCCAAACCTATCAATAGAACAAGTAAAATAGTTGTCTGATGATGTTATGCGCTTCGTTATGTCAGGAACAAGATAAAGATAAACAACATTATCATCCATCTTTGTTCTATCATATTCAACTTTCAATGCATCAACCTCATTCTTTTTCGCAGTCAAGAGTTCAAGAAGATCAATAGCCTGCTGAGAATTTACACCGGTCAAATTTATTTGAGCAGAATATTTATATTTAAGCGCATTATATTCATTCTTTGCGTCATTATATAGTCCCTCTATCTTTATATCCTCAACCGTGTTAAATCCTGAGAACACGTCTATTATTGAGAACATGTTAAGTTTTGAAAGGAACGTCTTATAATTAACATCGTTTGCTAAAACAAAACTCCTAGACATGTGCGGTGCAAGTTTTCTTGTCATCTCTATCGACTCACCATATGTTCCAAACAATATGTCTGATGCCGGATATAAAGAGTAGACCGCATTCAAATCAACATAATCCCCATTCTGGTCATATCCCTGATCTTCAAATGTCCAAACAATTTCACTTGACGGCTGTTCAAGATTTCCGGCCGCGCCCGACGAAACTATATATTCAAACAATATTGTTGAACCAACAACTGGTATTTTTCCATTGTTTCCTGTTCCGAAGAACACATCGATTCCTCCGTTTACGCTGGTTTTAACAATGCACGCCTCTTGCTCATAGGTCATATCAAGAATCGAGTCGACTTTCTCCCAACGCTTTCCGTTTACATAAACATTTGCAAAAAATTCATCAACAATATCATCTGTTTTACTTGCAAAGTTAAAAGACTGCATTGCTTCTCCTGTTCCGGTTCCTTGCTGATATTTAACATCTCCCTGAACGATTGGGAACTCCATCTTTGAGTCTTTATCCCCTACAGTAATCTGCAAAATGTTAGCTGGAAGGATTATTCTATAAACAAGACCGTTTGCAGAATTTCTGATTCCTGTAAAATTCTTTATTGAAATTGTCTCACCGGCATAATCAGAATTTCTGTTATAAGTCATATAAATAGTTCCCCTTGCAGCAATACCTCTCGACGGAACATGACCTGTCAATTCAGAAAGACCTATAACAGATCTTGACTGATATGCGGTTTCGATATTCAACTCAGTTACGGACGACTCTATATAGAACAGAATCATTCTGCCAAGATTGACAATTACATTTATTATCTGGGCGAACGGAGAAGCCATCGTGAACTCCTGATCGTTTGCTGCATATGTATTTTTGACATAGTTCATCGCGTCATCATACATCTGAGACAACCCGATTCTATTAGTCTTAAATATATTTAAATCAAGTTTCATTAAATTAAATGATTATTTTTTTGATATAGTATAATCCATATTTGATAATTGCTGTATCAATACTTTTATAGCTTCGACAACGCTGCCTGGATCATTATTGCGTCCCCATCCAAACGAAGCTCCTGCGGCGTCGGTTTCAAATTTCAATCCCTGCAAAGCCGTCTGTATCGCATCAACAACATCACCGCTTGACAAACCGCGACCGCCTCCGCCGCCTCCGCTGCCGCCTCTACCTCTATTTACAGCGTCAGTTACATCACCAATCTTTCCTACATCAGCCTTTGATATTTCCCTTAAAGCGTTTGTCAATGAACTCAAGTCATTTGACATTCCGTTTATATTATCCTTTATTTTCTTGAAAGCCTCAGCAAGTTTATTTATGTCATCGATTCTCTTTTGCTTATCTTTATACAAAGTCTTGTCGAAGTTTCCGAAGGTGTCTGTAACTTTCTTAAGTTCTGTGTCGGTTGAATTTATATTCGTCTTAGCCTTGTTGAACGCTTCTGTAGCCTTCTTGTCTGTCAATGTTGACAAGTTCTTATTAAATTGAGATATGGTTGTATAGAAATCGTTTACGTTCTTTGTGGCTTTCGTTATGTCTCCTTCTTCACCCGCTATTGAATTTATAAAGTCTATTACCTCATTAAACGAGCCAACAACATTCTTCAAAGAATCTGCGTTTCCGTTAAACGATTCCATATAATCTCTGGCATACAACGCATTGACAAAAGATGTTACTCCAGTTGCAATGTCTGTTCCGATCTTCTTGAAATCTATTGCTGGTCCAGTTTTCCAACCGCCCTTTCCGTCATATAAAACTTTATGTATTCCTGTTGCGTCAACGGTGAAGCTCGACATCACATCGATAAAGTTTGCAACTGGTTCTATGACTTGACCAAGTATACCGGTCATCTTTTCTATGGCATCGCTTCTTCTGGCTGCTGCACGTCTTCCGGAAAAATCCCAAATTGATGTACTGTCACCATACATAAGTTTTGACCACCCCTCAACAATACTTCTATCAAACAAAGAACTAACAAAAGCGGTAACAGCACCAGCTATGTGAGTACCAATCTTTTTAAAGTCTATTCCCGGTCCAGGCTTTACTCCCTCTTTTTCATCCTCGATTAGTTTATGAAGTACACCATCCTCATCCACAACAAAGTTGGACATCACGTCTATAAAGTTTGTAATGGGTTCTATAACCATGCCTAGAATTCCCATCATTTCCTTTATACCCTTTCTTCTTCGTCTAGCTTCTACCCAGTTCTGATATGATGTTCCCTCTCCATAAAGAATCTTGGCCCATTCGTTTGCATTTTGTTCAGAGAACAACGTTCCAACAAACAAACTTACAGTTCCAGCGATTGTTTGAGCAACACTTACAACATCAACGGATGGATACTGAATAAGCTCTCCCTTTTCATTAAACGTTATCCTCTTTAGATATCCATCCCCGTCAGATTCGTATGCTGTTAGCATCTCGACAAATTTTGATATAGGATCAATTATCTGCCCTATTATCATCATCGCTATTGCAGCTTTAGCTACATTTTTAAGCTTAACGTCCTCGAACCCCTTGGACATTTCATTTGCAAATGTGCTCAACGTTCCGACGATAGTCTTTCCAACAGCTATAGGATCAACCCAGTCCGAATATTTGACGTTTCCGTCTTTATCTCTAGAAATTACCTTTCTTATAACTCCGTCGCCGACAACATCTGATATCTCCGCAATCCTTGATATTGCATCGACCGCAACGAGTATACCAAAAGAAAGAAGTTTTATTTTGGCTATATCGCCCATCAACTTAAAGAACTCTATCATTCCTATTCCAAGCGACAGGTTCTTTCTATTGAAAGATTTCAATATCGGAGATATCCCGTTCTTAATAAAATCAACTATTGCTCCAGCTCCGCCAGCTTCGTCAGTTTTCTTCTTTAAATTCACAACCGCATTTACAATGCTGATAACGGCAAACGCGAATCCAACAACAATAGTTATGACCGGCAGAGCAAGCAAAACAGGAATCAAAAGTAATGAGAATCCTGCCGCGAGCGCACCAAACGCCGTCGCAACAAGGGCGATTCCTCCCACTTCGATTACCATCTGTTTCCATGTTATACCGGCTTCTTCTCTCTTTTTAATCAGATTTACTACACCGTTTATAAACACAAGTGTAAGGAGTGCAAATCCGATGACAACACCAAGCGCAAGTGCTCCCGGAAGTATATATGACATAAGGGCACCAGCAGCAACAGCCAATGCGCCAAACGCAACGAGTATTCCTCCGGCAAACGCAAGGGTAATCAACATATCCTTTCTCACCTTCGGATCTTTCATTGCTTGAGATACCTTATAAGTGGCATATACTAATCCTAGCACAGCGAACGCAAGAGCCGTTATTATCGTAAGCGCAATTATTCCTTTTTTAGCTTTTCCAAGAAGTTTTCCGGCAACCCACGCTATACCAATAAGGGCAAGCATCACACCGCCAACTATGGCTAACCCCAACGATATATCTTTCCAGTTCTTTTTAGCAAATCTAGCTAAAAACGCAGATGCAATCACAAGACCGAAACAGAATATAGTAAACAACATTATTTTTCCAAGACTCTTAAACGCATCTGTGCTTGTTATGATTTTACTAGCAAGACCAGCTATTAAGATTATACCGACCATTGTAATCAAGGTCAATCCTAATATTAGCAATCCGCCCCACAAAGCATCTTTCCATTTTCCTTGAGCGAATATAAGACCAAAAGTTGCCGCCAATATGACTAGACCCATCGTAGCCAAAGTGAATATCATTATATCCTTCAGACCATCCATTGCTCCAAGTCCCTTTACGACTTTAGCGGCTAATCCGGTTATAAGGATTATGCCGACAAGAAGAAGCATTGTTGCACCAAGAACAGCAAGACCATACAATAAAGGTTTTGTACCAATCTTTTGTATTAAAACTCCTATCCCTATGCATACAAGTAACAGTGCGCTTGCCGCAAGCGCAGCTTTTGTCATAGTATATATACCTTCAGTGAGAGACTTTATTCCCTTTGTGTCTATCTTCATTGCAGATAAAAGCTTCATAGCCAGTCCAGCCGCCGCAAAGAATGGTATCGTCAGAAGCATTCCAAGCGTAGCTATTGGAGCCAATAAAACCAGCGGTGCTGCCTTTTTAACGGCTGACGTCATTTTAAGGATAGCTTCGTTGACGTTGTTTAGAGTTTTTATCTTGTCTGATTTAAACTCATATTTAAGAATCTTATGAAAAGCCTCATAGAACGAAATCATGACATTCTCAAAATTCTTCATCACTTTTCCGCTTAACCCAGCAACAGCCTTAACAGCAACAGGCAACCCCCCAAGGACAGAAATCATCTGTTTTATTTCGCCAAGACCGAGTCCACCAGCTTTCGCGTCAGTCGCCTTTGGCGCACTGTCGCCCGCAACACTTCCGCGAGAAAGTTTTGCAGTAGAATCAGCATCACCACCAGCGCCGTTTTTACCACCCATATTCTTTGCGATTATGGAGACACTTTTGTTAATGCTGGCTAATATATCTAGAGAATTTATCATTTCAAATAATACGGCGTTTCGCCTTTACTGTATTTATTTGAGTTGCACAGAAAACGACAAAACGGAAACCTTTCGATTTCCGTTTTGGTTTTAAATTGTTAAACTTAAGATTAAAGCATTGATTCGTCCCAGTAATCGCATCTGAGCGTAAATCCCGTGACTTTATAGAGGTTTGTTTTGCTCTGATAGTTAAGTTCTGGAACAGGAAGGCTAGTTGTCGGGAAGACGTTGTAACAAATCCACTGCCAGAATGGTTGATGCTTCTTATCGTGCATTGTTATCGTCATTGAAGGAGCGACATACTCTGCCTTGATTCCCTGTCTGCCCGTAAGCGGATCCCAAATAAGGTCGTTCCATCTTCTGAGCATCTTAACTGTATACATATCAGGTGCACCTTCTTTAGATCCTCTAACATTAACCTCGAAGTCAAGCTGAATATCGATATAGGTCTGACCTGTACCGGAAGCTGCGAAGCTACGATCAGCCATCTTGTAGTGCTGCAATTCAGCAACACCTGGGTTTTTGTTAGTATCAAGACCACCAACACGCTGTACACCTTCCAATAGGAGCTGCTTATCTGATTCATTGTCGAGAACAAGCTTCTCAGGAAGATCGATTTCGACTGTAAATAGATTCAAATATATTGGCTCCCAGAGCTCTCTGGAGACTCTCGATGTTCTGAAATGAGGGAGTCCCATTAAACCTACTGAAGTAATTCCTGTTGCATCTGCTGCCATATCTTTTTTCTATTACTTTTAAATTTAAGCTGTTGTTGAACGATGTACGGTGATAGGAACAATAATCTTCTCCATAAGCTGTGACATCCACACACCGATTTCGCAGATGCCGAACTTGTTGTCAATAACTTCCTTGTCATTGTTATATTCGTCGCATTCTACTTCGAATTTAACAAGAGCACCAGAATCCTGCATTGCCTGAAGGATAGGGTTAACCTTTCTTTCAATCTCTGCTCTCATCGTAGGAATATTGTATGAGAATACATAGTCGTCGAGAACACCTTTACATACAATCTGAATTGTATTGAGAAGCTCTCTGCAATGGAGATTGCTAAGGTCGGAATCAACCGTTTGATATGCGGTCTTATCACCGAAAATCATCTTAACACCATCTCTGTCGATGATTGGATTGATGCCGAATTTCTCAAGATATCCTCTTTCTTCGTCATCGAAGTCATACTCAAGAGCGTCTATAGCAGGGTTGTCAAGAATACCGTTCTTATTAGCAATTGCCTTGTAAGGATCGCCACCATTGAACTTCTTCATGAACGCATTTGCAACATCAGCTGCCGGAGGAACAAGGAATCTACGATTTCCTTCACGATAGATAAGGAACGGTGAGAACACAGCTGCGTGTGTTGCGCCGTTATCCTCGCTAGGAAGGCTAAACATCTCAGTGCTTTCGTCGTAAATCATATCGGTGTTACCACCTTCTGGAATATACTTGACATTGAACTGAGGTCTTGCCTGCTCTGCCTTGTCGAACCAGTCATCACCAAAGAATGGAGCGTCACTTGATGCGAACTGTGTTATTGAAGGTGCGTTGATGATTGCTGTTGCGTGGAACTTAGCCTGACCAAGCTGTGAGAGGTATTTCTTACCACCGCAGTTTGCTCTAAGACCATAAGCCATTGTGTCAACAATGTATCTAAAGTCCATCTTATTGTTGTTAAGAAGTCCTCTTACGATACCCTCATCACCAACAGTATACTTGCCGTTTTCGTCTCTTTCTGTTGAAAGCATTGAGTAAATCTTCTCAACACCAGCTTCGTTGTTTATTGCACCACTTGCATCGAATCCTGGCATATGTCTGCTGGAAATCTTAAGTCCCGCAAGATAGAAGAACTTGAGATTCTTTGTGATGTTTGCATAATCCTTGTGAACAGTAACCTTTCCGACAGGATCGCCTTGAGTTAAGCTGTACTCACCGTTTGTTGTGAATTTGAAATAACCGCTTGTTCCGCTTGATGCGTCCAAAGCAACACTAGAATCTATGCTTGCTAGACCCTGTTTCTTTATTATTCTTACACAACGACCATCCTTTCCTTCTACAAAGTCACCGACAGAAACTTTAGATGCCTTTGTGCTTGCGTCAATGACATCAGCGCTTGTGAGGGCGAATTCTGTACCAGAAATCTTTACTGCGCTGTAAGAAGCTATTGCTGCGCTTGCACCCTCAAATACATCAGAAAGGTGCCCTGTTGATGTTGCTTTGAGAGTTGTAGTTACAAAGTCAGGAAGATATTTTGCATCAACCTCTGATTCTCCACGCTCACCGTCACCATCGATGTCAAGATAATACTTCTTTGTGTTAACGTCGTAAGCAAGTGCTTCAAGAGCCTCTTCATTTATCGAAATCATAAGACCAGTCTCATTGCTGCTCTTGTTGATTAGATAATCGATGCTCTTGAGATTTCCCTGTGCATCGGTAAAGTTAGGAATAACGCTACCTGTCCAAGCACCAACAAGATTTACACCCTCGGCGTTTATGAATTTACCAAGCATCGCTTTCTTAAGACCGCTTGCATCGAAATATGCTGACCAATTCTTGTCTGTGCTTAGAACTGATGCATCGTCCCAGTTTCCTGAGAATGCGTAAACATCAAAGAAGTAATCACAAACATAATCGTTAGGATTTATCCAAGCATATGGGATGTTCTCCTTTGAACCATAATAATCAAGGAATGAAAGCTTATAACCCTGAACATTCTCTGATTTTCTTACGATAACGGAAAGATCCTTTGTTCCGCAGTTTGCTATACCGAACAATGGAGCCTGTTCGAGAACTCCACTCGCGTCAACCTTTCTGAGAACATTCTGCTTGAAAGCGACATCATCTGCAATCCAGAAACGGGTTCTGTCGTACATATATGCAAAGTTAGCTTTTCCAGTAGAAGAATCTACAGAAGAGTCTGCGCTAAGCCAAGCATAACCGACCTTATCCTTGTTATCCGCCTTGTCAGACGTATCAACTTTAAGAAGGTTCATTACATAAACAGCATCCTTACGAAGCATCGTGCGGATTGATCTATTTGTAAAGCAACCACGTCTCTCAAGTTTACGATCGATTGGTCCGAATAGTCTCGTGCAAGTGCCTGTATCTGAGAGCCAAACTGGTCTGTTGAATGGACCTCTCATATTAAAACCGACCGCTAAGCGGAGGGCATTTTGTGAAGAAGCTCCACTGATAACAGAATCGTCAATCTCAAGGAAATACACGCCAGATGCGCTATAATCTGAAAAATTTATTTTCTGAGACATATTTTCTCTATCTTTAATTTTAGTTTTCTTTTATTATTTATCGTACCAAGAAAACATAAAAAATAAAAAACGCCGATACATTGTATCAGCGTTGTTTAGTGATTGTTATTTGATTATTCGTCTTCTGCGCCAAATAGGTCGCCAATGTTTTCATAATCGAAGGTTTCTGCATCATCGCCTTCTTTGTCTTTATCTTCATCACCTTCGCCTTCATCGTCACCATTACCCTCGTCGTCTGAATCCTCATCATCGTCAACGAGTTCGCCACCTATCTTTTCTTCAAGGTCTATGCCCTTCTTGTCGAGGTAATCCTTAAGTTCCATAACTGAATTTACATCAACAATGATTGTCGAATTCTCATCATCGTCTTCGCCTTCTTCGATTTCGATATCATCTTCAGCAACACCGGCGTCGATTAACTCTTCCTTACATTTCTCAGCATCTTCTTTGGCAACTGTAAGTTTGATTGCCTTCAATTCTGATTCCTCATCGTCGTCTGAGTCATCATCCTTAGAATCATCATCTCCGTCACCATCACCGTCGCCATCGTCGCTTCCTTCTGAATCAGAGTCCTTACTGTCGTCATCTGATGAATCATCTGACTTTTCTTCATCATCGGACTTATCTTCATCATCGCTCTCGTATAGTTTACGGAATTTTGCGAAACGCTCAGATACCGATTCCACCGCTAGAGATTCTCCACCGTCGGCTTCTGCATCTTCTGATGAAACTATTCTGATTTCCAAAACAGCTACGCCCGGAACATGAAGGAAATCCACCTCTGGATCACTATCAACGTCAAGATGACGCTTTATGTCAAAATAGTAATCATCCTGCAACGATTCGATTACATTGAAAACCATATTTGCACATTCTTCTTCTGAGAAGCATGTGTCAACACCATTTATAATCTGTTCTTTAATTTCTTCTGCCGCAGCCTCATCTTCAACAGATGTGGCAACAACCTCCACATGGTATTCTGTGCCTACAGATTCGTAAAGCTTTTGTGTCTTAAAGTTAAAATATTTTCTTGCCATTATGAGAAAATTTTTCTTTTATTATTTATTTACGATTTTTAAAAGAAAAATCCAGATGCTTTATCGAGATATTTCTTCTCAGCATCAATCACTTTCTGTCCGTTGTTTTCAAGCTCTTTTCCGGTTAGCTCTCTAATAACGCCATCTTTATCTAAAATGAATGCGCGTCTTACATCCAAACAATACAATTCATCGTTCATTCTTACCGGTTCGTCTTCCTGTTGAGTATGTCCAAAAACCTGAATGCAACCAGAAAGATGTTTTTGTTCAAACAGGTGCTCTCTGACATCACACCAAACTATACTCGACGCTGGCTCAGACCCCCATCTCCAGCAGGACACGTCATCAAGATAAGCAACGAGGCGCATCTGGTCCTTAAAAAGATTGAGTTTCCAGTCGTAATTCAAAATAAAATCTAAAGTTGGCTCCTCACCTTCGGGCAAACCGAGAAATTTCCCACGATATTTTATCCATTCTGGATTTACTCCGGCGTGACTAAACAAATATGTCTTTCCGGCGACAACTTCTTTGTAAAAGAAATCGAACATATCCCAGTTATCCATAAAGAGAGCCTTTATCTCATCTGCTCTCCAACGATCATATCGTCCACCAGAACCAGTCTCGCCAATATAAGCCATATCGTGATTTCCTATAAGCAACACGATTCTGTCGTTGTATTTCTTTTTTAACTCTATTATTTCTTTGAAAACGTCTATAGACATTTTGCTTGTTATCCCCTCGTAGCCATAAGGATCCACGTAGTCTCCCAAAAACACAATTTTCTTGTCTGTGTTTTCTAAAACTTCAGTGACCGGCTTTTTCCAGAATATTCTACCGTGAACATCCGGAACTATAAGTATTTGTAAATTTTCTAAATCTTTCATATTAAAACAATTCTGTTTCTGTTAGTTCTTTTCCTTCGTCATTCAACAAAACTACCCCTGAGTGATCATGCTTTAATTCAAGCTCATTGCATTCAATTCCGCATAACAGCTTTAACAGTTTTGCAAATATGTGTCTGTGGCAAAAGTCACCCGGCTTTTCATAACACATAAAAACAATGGCTTCATATTTATCCTGTTTTGCAAAGTCCACGACAGCATCAAGAAACGGAGGCAACGTATATTGTGTAAACTGAGATAGAATATGTTTCACATATCTTCTTTTGTATCCATCTTCGGTTTCTCGCCCAGCCTTAAAGTCATTCAATAAATCATACGGTGGAGCAAATCTACTGTACGGTTCACCTGAAACAAAGTTGTCTCTATCTATAAACGGAACACTCCTGCTAATACCTATACAAAGGTAATTATCAGGAATCTCCCTCATTGCTCCATAATATGATGTATAGAATTTCATTAGAACAAACTGACATTATATGTCAAACTTGGAGGAACTTCATTATATCCGATTGCGCTTATAATTCTGTTGAGTGGAGAAAGCAGCATTTTGTCAAATTGAACATCAACATTAATCGGAGGTGCAAACTCAGCCGGAAAATCATCAGGAATGAATCCAAACACATCATCGTCATTTATATAATAAAACCTAACTTTATCGTTTGATTTTATTGTATCATACTTGCTAAGATATTTCTTTCCTTTGTTGTACAATATGTTGTTGTACGTTGCGGCCGCTCTGACATGAATAGGAAGAGGAGCCTTCTTTCCATCAGCTGTAGTATTCTCAAAATATTGAACAACAGGTCCCTTATCATCTTTCACAAAGTTCTCATAATTCGAACAGTTGACAGTTTTCGATATGTCGTTCGGAGATTGCATTGCAAACCTTTTCTTTATTTCTCTAAGAACCTGAACTATTTCTCCCATAGTCGGTTTCTTTCCATCGTTCAATTTCGACAATACAAACTCGGTGAAATACTTCATCTCCTTTCTACAATAGTTTGTAACAGTACCTTTAACGACATCATATCCGGTATATGTTATATGAGAAAGAGGTTCATAATACATATTTGGATCCGCCCAAGCAACGTCGCAAATGTAGTTCTTTTTCGAGAGCATTATAATTGTTCTCGATATCTTTTCTAGTTCGAACTTTTCAAGATTCTTATCACAATTAAACGCCTTTGCATATTCTTCGAACTTATCATCCAAGAATTTATCCAAAACGCAACGATGAACAGCAAGAGAAAACTCAGTCTGTTGCTCTTTAGGTATTCCGTACATACGAATAAGAGGCTCCATAGTAATGTATGCAGAATCAGTATCACCGTAGCACTGTAATGTGTCAAAGCTGAGTTGATTCGTTGATGCGATGCGAAGAAAAGACTCATCATCAAACTCCGCAAACCTCTCTTTCATATATGCGGCTATCTTTTTGTGCCCCTCTACATCTTTATGCCACTGTTCCTTGAAATACTTGTTAATCTGAACAACAGAATACTTGATAAGATGTTGTCCCTGAAGCGTAATGGATTCGGCGATATCAGTGTTTGCAAGATTAAAGAATTTTGTTCCGAACACACCATAAACAGAGTTGATGAACGTTTTTGCGCTCAACTGCATGGTGTTCCAATATTCTTCCTGATCGCCGAACTCCTCTATCTTTTTCTCAAGCTCATCAATAGGACATGTATATGGGTCAAATCCAAGCTTATCTTTATCTATCATTTGAATTTACTTTATTTTTTGCAAATATACTACTTTTTAAAATAACTCTATACTCTCAGGAACAAATTTTTTCTCTACTGTCACTATAGTGTCATTGTGCCATCCTCCGTGAGCAACAAGCAAAATTTCAACAATGTCAAACCCATATTTCATTCCTATTCCGCCGGAATTCCAGCCACAGGTTATAACTATTCCACCATTCTTCACTATTCTACCAATTTGTTCTTTCTGGTCAGACCAATATGAAGCCTGTGTGGTTTCCATGTTTACGGTCTTTCCCATTTTACTATAACATTCTGCAACCTGTCTTGGTGAATATGGAGGGTCGTACAGCACGGTGTCAACCGAGTTATCATCAAACTTCTTCAAAAAATCTATTGCATCTAAGGTGTAGTCTGTTCCATATTGAGGATCAATGTCATTCGTTATATCCGCTATAACGTTAACATTCGCAAACGGGTCAATCGTCAACCCCCTCTTATATTTGTATATGATATCTCGAATCGGCTGTATGTCAAACGTGTTTGAGTTCGGCATAGCCCAGCACCTTGTAATTTTTATATCTTCCTGCTCCATTAAAACAACTCTATTTCCTTTGGCTCAACCACATCATAATTTGTTATGATTAGTTCTTTCCCTGTCATATCGGCATCCTCAGTCACGTTCCTCATCCCATATGCAAATTCAAAAGGCATTATATTAAAATCTTTATACAATTCTCTTATATAAGGACAATCATCATATGTTATGAGCCATTTATGTTTGCATTTCCCGACAGCATCTCTAAACCTTTCATGGTCAAACCCTTTGTGAAGTTCTCCGTTCTTTCCGTACAGCGCAGAATCTGTGGCAGAATAATACGGAGGGTCTAAAAATATGAAAACATCTTCTCCATCTGCTTCGAGAAGCTCGGAATAGTCTTCACAAGTAAGTTTAACGTTATCGTCAAATGCCCAAGAACAATATCTTATTCTATCTATCGATGATTTTGTAAACCTTTTTTCATATGACTCCTGTGAATATCCACCGCTCAGCGATGTGCCAGAAAACGTAATTCTGTTTATTATAAAGAAAAACGTAGCTCTCTCGATATCTTTACATTTTTTAGAAATACCTTCCACGCAATATTCATACATAGATTTCCCATCAACGCCATCCTTATGGGAATAATAATTGTTTACGCTTGCTATAAGATAATTTGGATTTTCTTTAACAAGTTTCCAAAAGCAAAACAAATCATAATACAGGTCGTTAACCCAGTATTTTTTATCCTTATTACTGGATTTTGTAGCTAAAAACACTGAGCCTCCACCGAGGAACGGTTCTCGGTACTCAGAAAACGAAGGAAACAAAGTTACCAAATGTTCGGCAACTTTGCTTTTACCTCCGGGATATCTTAACGGCGTTTTATATTTTGTCAAAATTCAATACCTTTTAATTTTTCAGACACTTCTTTTGTGTATTCATCATCAACAGAAATGAGATTAACAAATTCATTTTCTCTTATTGTTTTAGAAAGAACAAGAGGATTATGGGAAACCAATATTATCTGACAGCCATATTCTTTGGCAACTCTTGGAAAGAATTCTGTATATAGGAATATGACGTGAAGAACATCAAGGCTCTTATCAATCTCATCAAATATTATTGTATACGGAGATTCAACAGAATACTTAGGAAGTGTCTTGAAATATTCTATCTCAGATTTATATGACGACGCCCAAGCCTCGTTGACTCTGTTAATTTCTTTAACTAAAGGAGACACGAAATTTTCCAACGAATTCTTTTTTGTGCATACCTTGAGAACATTGTTCAACATAAATGAAGATAACTGACCGGCAGAAATACTGTTTCCATACATATGATATCCGATTTCAGACTCTGTGTTTCCACCGAACAACATGTCCCCCATCGCACCAAATTCAGAAAACCTAGAAGACCGCAGAACATCTGGATCATATGCATACACCGGGGTTCCATCCCACTTCACAACTGATGAATTCTTCTTGAATTTGTTTATGACAACATTTATGTCATTCTTTTCTTCTCCCCAACCAAAATCAAGAGGCTCAATAAATTTTGGGCTTCCGGATTCTTCTATAAGCGCTGTACCCTTTATCTGCTTAAGAATTGTAGATTTTCCAGATGCGTTTGGTCCAAAAAGTATATTGACCTTTCCATCCTCGAAACGAAACGTCTTCCCTATGAGATTCTTTGCACACGGAAGAGCATAAGAATCCTTTACGGTTTCCCATGTTTTAATGTCTTTATAATATTTTCTGAGGGCTTTTCTATAAGCCTTTTCTTGTTCAACCGGATCTAAAATCCTACGAAAATCCCTGTCGGATTTTGACGGTCTTCCCGGCTTCTCCGGCTTATCGTAAATGTATCCTGTTCCGTTCTCTGGAAAATATACAGATTCAACCATATTCTTAATTATTCGTTATCGAGACGTTTCCAAACACAATCCAGAAAATCGTCTATGTTTTTATCCAAATAAAAACAATCAACCTTGTCGATAAACTGAACATCTCTGGCTACGTTACCAAAAATTTCCTCAACAGCATTAAAAACAGACTGACCCTTACGCCAGTCTTTTGGATAGGTTCTTACCTTTTCCCAAACGAGAGTTATGAATTCTTCGTATGACATATATTTGTTTATTTCTTTATCCAGTACCCGTACAGGCTCTTATACCCGCAATCCCATATGTCCGCATATTTTCCGTTCTTTCCTCCGACCACGTGATTTGAAACTCTCATCACGTAGGAATCATTCGGGTGTTTCTCAGCAAACTCGGCGACGGTTGGTCTATTTTCTCCGCGTTTCGGTTTGATCGCGTGCCATTCAAACCCTTGGGATTCGAGATAGTCTGTAATGTTTTCAGTAAGACCGAGATTCCACTGATTCCTTCGTGCGGACTCGACCATTCCGTCAAAAACTTCTAGCCAAGTCTTTCCGGTCGCTGCACATATACATCTTATATGGCAGTCCCCGCATTTATGAATATTTGGCTGAAAATATTCAAAATTCTTAAAATAGACATCAACTTTTTCTCGTCCCAAATTAAGCGTTTTAATCTTTTTCATTTCTTTTATTATTTAAATCTAATACAAAGATAATGAATATTTTTCAGACTTCCAAATCTTTTTCAACTTTGTTTACTTTTATTTCATATCCAGTTTGCTCAGATATGTATTTTGATATGGTTTTTTTCTTTCTGTCACCCAAATCATAAACAATCGTGTTATCCTTGAGAGGTGAACCAAAAACGCAAATGGGGTTATGACATATACACAGCACGTCTGCATTAAATACAACAGCAATGTTTGTGAGAAGCCTATGAAATTTAAATTGCGCAGAAATGTCAAACCCTTCATCAACTTCATCAACCACAATCAGAACTCGTTTATCATATGCACGTTTCTTCTCTTTGAATTCATTCGTTGAAAAATTTGTCGTTTTCTGTATTTTATCAATAAACCTTCCGAGCATATCTTTAGCTTTCTGCCCTTTTGAAATACGTCCAGAAACAAATCCTCCACCAGCAACAAATCCAGCAGCCGTTGCAGCGTTTATAAAAGATGTCGGGTCATCATCTATACTATCCAAAACAAAAACATAATCGTACACATCAATACCAGAAACATCGACGACCGTTGTGTTTTTGTATATCGCGTCATCGTTGTTTGTCATTCCGTCGAACAACTCTTTATTTACATCAAAAAGAGAGTTTTTCTTTGCACGTATATAATGCATAAGTGTTGTTTTCCCACACCCGTTTGGACCAACAATGTACGTTGGAGTTCCCTTTATTGCTTCTATACATATTTCGTCGCCAGATTTAAAACATCTGTCGTCACGGTTAAATTTGAATGAAATCTTATTTGTAGTACCAGCTAAATCAAAAATTTTGTTCTCGTTATCAATCACTCCATGTGTGGTAGCATCCGCACGGCCACCACCAACGGAACAACCTTTCTTAGTATCGTCTATATCATTCATGCATTGAATCAATTATTTTTATTAAATTCATCTTCGCGAATCTTTTTTCCGTAGCAGTATGCCGGACAAGAAAGACAACACGGAAACAAGCGACACCAGAACGGCAACCGCTTGTCATATATAAGTTTTATAAAATCAGAAATAGTCATAATTGAAATCGTCTTCTCTTACGGCGATTGCTCCCATTACTGAAAAAAGAACGAGAACACAAAGAAACGGAATACCGGCGATTAGTGAAACGCTCATAATTCGTTACGTTTATTTGAAAATTTGTCAGTGTAATAATCTACAGCAACGAGAATTGCGAACACGGCCGCAACATTTCCCATATCAAGCGGTTCTTTAAGTAAAAGAGATATGATCCAGCAAATAAATCCGCTGAACAGATACTGCACAATCGATACAATATAAGCTTTAACTCTTGGTTTCATATTTATTTTACGTATAATGATTCTTCAGCATAACAGGGAAACGTCCAGCTTCCATCAAACAGAGGATTTTGAATAAGCGTAACTTCATTATATCCATCTTTATATGGTTTTGGAAACTTTACGCTAGAAACAAGCTTACCCTCCAGAAGACTGTGAACAAGCATTAGTTGGATTTCGGTCATCTCTATAAACTTGGCAAGAAGCATATTGTAATCGGTCTTTGATGCAAACGACGATCTTAAGAACGAGACAATCGCATTAAAATCGTGAATAGACTCAGAAAGAAGAGCTATGTTTGGTATGGACCACCTGTCAATGTAAATCGATTGTGGTTTGGATGACCAAGTCACATTGCACATCTTCTTGTCACCCTCTCTGAACGGGTACGTAAACCGGGTGAACCCGTTTTCATCAATATACTCGCCATCTGGCGTATAAGCCGGAAACAGTTTGAAAAGTTTCTTAAACTCCTCGACATATTCATCAAACAAATATGGCTGAGGGTCTTTTCTGAAATCATGATATTTTATCTTATTGTGAAGATTCCAACCTTCTTTGATCTCAGTTTCCGTTAATGTTGTTCTCATAATGAAAATATTTTTGTTTCGCCAACGTTCATCTTTGCTACAATTTTTCTTATCTCATCATAATCAAATGTAACAAACATTTTTACATTGTCGAGTCGTTTCAACGAATAGTTTATTTTAAGGGTATCCTCTGCAACATCCCTTGTAACGCCTTTATATTGCATATATTCAGAAATCTTCTTCTCCCACATTTGTGGAAGAACACCGGACTTCGGATCAATATCCGGCAAACGAGTTATTTGATACCTTATATTCATTTTTGCAAATATACTACATTTTTAGGGTTTTTCAAATCAATTGTCGCCAAATCTATATGAAACGAATGCAAAATCTTCATAAGGAACGAATCCAAGTTCTCTTAGACGAGATTTGTCTTCGTCTGACACAGCGTCCGGTGAAACGCAATTTACAAACAACATATCGTGTTCGCAAGTTGTCGGAAATTCCCTGCCATACTCGTCATCCGGACTGATATATTTCTTAAGGATGGTCAGGGCTTCAATTAAATCTTCCATAAAACAAAATTTTAATACGGGGCAAAGATATAAACAATTTTTGAAAAAAACAAATGGAACCCGAAGAAAGGATTCCATTTTAATTAAAACAATTCAACTTTACAATTTAATAGAATTTTGTAGAAAGTTTCAAAAGATTCAGGTCATTTGATAACTCTTTTGAAAATTTCAATCTGGAAACATTTCTAAAAACAAGTCTTTTTACCAAACGTTTCACAGAAGCATCAGAATTCTTATATTTAGTAAGAGTGTCAAATATGCATCTTATGTATGCACGCTGCGTTTCTATTGGAAATCGCCCATCTTTAAATACAGATGTAAGTAGAGAATGCTCCCGCTCAATATAACGATACCCAATATAATTTAATGTTGGAAGTATCTTTTCTTTCGCAATAACATCTAAAATAAAGAGAGAATCTTCCCAAAGCTGCACTTCTGCAAACCTAATATCTTTCAAAAACTCTTTTCTAAACATAATGGAATTAAGCATTGGATCACAATATTTCTCAAACACACTATCTATCGAATAATCGTAATTCATGTTGCAATACAAAAACGACTTTCCATTAAGCTGATTTTTTTGTATAAACGTTTGACATAAATTTCTTTCTGTGTTTCTGTTCAAATAATTAACGCAACACTCCAACCGTCTGCTTTCATTAACATCATCGACATCTGAGAAACATATATAATCTCCGGTAGCCTTTTCTATTCCAAAATTTCTAGCTTTTGATACACCAGACCAGTCAACAACGAACAGTTTGAATCTATCGTCTGATTTCGTTGCATCTCTAACAACATCAGCGCCCGAATCTGTGCTGCCGTTATCAATAACGATACATTCAAAATTTTTATATGTTTGTTCTTTTATGTTTTCGATTAAAGATTTTATAAACGGTTCGCCGTTGTGCATCGGAACAATTATCGAAACCTTTTTGTCTTCAGAATCTTTCTTTTCAAATGAACACCTGAATGGATATTTTGTCTCAAAATATTCGGTTAAATTGTCTATTTTTTCCTGAAAGTCTACGACGTGTTTATCAAATACGCAACAAACATCAAAATTTTTTATATATTTAAAAAACTCAACGTCGTTGTATTGCGACTTCATTTTAAAATCAACGCCGGTTTTTAATCTAGATTTGCATAGATTCTCAACATCGTCTTCATACGCAAGGAACATATATTGTGTTACGTTTTTTGGATCACGAACTTTTGTAAACGTTTTTAAAAGTTCGTCTCCCCATAAAGAAAACAGTTTTTTCATTGAACTTTTTCTTAACGGAGACAGCCCATGGTCAGTTCGTATATATGTGGTTTTGGTTGCTGATACTCTTTTTTTCACGCTTCCGAACTTTAAACAATTCTGCCACATTTTCCTCCAGTCTTCCTTTTGCGGATTAACGTTTTCAACATAATAAACGTTGCAAGCAATTTTTCTTGTTTTACCATTTCCTTTTGGGAAAAAATCAAATTCCGTCATCGGATTGAGAGGAATTATATCATCATTGGCATATATGAAATGCTCGCTGAGCCCTTCGATTCTCCACAAGAAGCATTCAATTGTGTTTGCATTAAAACACGGTAAAAATTCTTCTGGAATATAATCTTTGTGATAAACTATCTTTAATCTTGGATTTGATGTATCGAGCCAATCCGGTATTTGTGACGGTCCGGATAATATAAGGTAAATGTTTCTAATCCAGGGCATATTCTCTTCTACACCGCGAAAAACATATTTCAATGTGCCCATACTTCTATATCTGTAAAGAGAATTCCACTCTCCGCTGTTTCCTCCGTTTACATTCTCATACGGCTTGTGTTGCTCTTGCCAAACTGGGTCACTGCAATCTACAAACGGAACGACAAAGTCTATATTCATTATTATTTGTTTAGAGTTTAGGTATTTATCCTAAAAAGAAAAGGAGGCTCTCTTAGAGTCTCCTTTATCTTTGCTATGTTCGTCAAGATTAAACGATTCCGTCTGGAGTCTTGATGTAAAGTGTGACATAGTTGAGCTGTGGATACCAACCGAGGTCGATAAGAGCATAACGTGTCTTGATGATGACCTTAGGAGCAGCAGTGTGTTCAGCGATGAGGCGAACGCTTTCAGCCATAATGTAAGGAGCAAATACAAGACCTGGCTCTTCCTTACCACCCTTACGTCCAACAAGGATTCTTGTGTCGTCAGTTCTCATCATAGGGTCAACATAGAGAGTCATACCGGCTACGTTTCCAGCAGGATAGAGGTTACCGTTGCTCTGGCTCAATGTGTTGGCGATAGGAGAGATAGCATACTGTGAATTGCTCTGGAGCATGCTAGCGATCTTCCAGTTGGTTACGATGAATGTTGCAGGACCTCTACGTCCACGGTTCATTACGAGGTTACCAGCTGCGAGGATGAGGGTAACGATCTTCTTGAACGTTGTGTCAGCGTTTTCGAATCCGCCGAAGTTTGCAGGAGCAGGAACGTCCATTGTTGCGAGAACTTCCTTGAACTCACCATTGATGTCTGGCTCGTCGAAGTATGTTACACAAGTCTTGGTTGTAGCAGCACCTGTGAGTGAGAGGTTGAGGTTTACACCTTCAGCTTCGTATGCTTCGAAGTGGTTTCTCCAACCGAGAGCGAAGAGTCTGCTGAGGATGTGTTTGTTCATGCTCTGTGAGAGCTCATTGATACCAGCGGTCTCAACAAGTTTCACAACGTCGATACCCCACTGCTTCTGGAGATCCTGTACCTGTTCCTGAGTAACAGCAACAGCAACTGAGATTGAACCAACCTGTACGAACTTTGTGAACACTCTGAGTGACATCTGACGAGGATACTGCATCTCACCAGTTGCACGGCTCATTGGCTCATAGAGGTGCTGGTCATCGTGGAATGTGCCACTCCACTTGTCTGAATCGTACTTACCTGAACCGGTGAAGCCAAGAACCTGATCTTCAAGGGCTGAGATGAGACGTGGACGAGCAAGTGTAAATGTTACACCACCAACAGTTACTTCGAGTTTAGCCTCTGGTCCGAATACCTGTCCAAGAGAAACGTTCTTTGAAGAACCAGAAACCTTGAACATAGGGTCAGCTGAAATACGGCTTGCACCGATATATTCAACCTTGAGAGCGCCTGAAGCGTCAAGAGCGAACTCTGAAACGCTAGCGTCACGTGTAGCTGCGAGTGCTTCGTAAGCAGCAGCCTTTGCAGATGCGTCACCAACGATCTTGCAACGGAAAGCGTGAGGAGCCTCGTAGAGAGCGTAAGCTGGATCTACCTGAGCACCAAGACGTGTACCAACCTGAGGGTTAGCTGTCTTACCGTCATAAGATGGAGTTGCACCGTAAGCGTCCTTTGAACCTGAATATACATAATCAAGGAAAGGAATAACGCCTGTTGGACCCTGAAGAGGAATTGTGTTAACAAGGTCGAAACCTACTGTTCTAGCAGCCACCTGAAGTGACATAGGAAGAAGTGCAGGCCACTTGTCACCAGAACCGTTAGATGCAGGGTTAGCCTGATCAACAGCTGTCATACCAGCCTGCTGTGCAGGAACTGCATTACCGATACCATTTGTGTTGAAGAGAGTGTTGAATGGGAATGTTGCGCCACCAGCAGCTTCCTCGTTAAGAGCCATTGCATGGTTGTGTGCATATTCGCAAAGCCACTCAAATCTTGAGCTCTGTTCGTTAACAGCGTTCTTGGTCATACTTTTTACAGCTGGACCCCAAGCTTCAACGATCATAGCGATGTTGTTTTTATTCTTTGCCATTTCTTTTAAAAGTTTGTTTTTGTTTTCGTTTGTTAAACTTTTTCTAAATTATTTATTTTTCCATAATTTGAAAAAATAAAAAATTGAAAAAACCCTAACAGAACGCTGTGAGTACGTGATTTTTCTTTAAATTCGTTTTGTTTTAGTTGTTGTACTCACTTGCCATATCAGCGACCATGTTTATGAAATCTTTCGAATATGGTAATCCGCTTTCCTGAACACTTTCGTTGATTTTTGGCAGATTGTTAATAAATTTCTCATTAAGCATTCTTCTTTGTTGTGCTTCCATGAGTCCGGTATTCTCCCAGAATCTGTTCACGTCTCTCTGGTTTTCAAAAAGACAGAACTGTGCTGTTTTTCTGATTGAATCCTTTACCGTTTCGTTGGAACTTTCATAAAGAGCTCTATAGTCAGCTGGCGCATGCGTTAACCAAACCTCTGTAGGCTTATTATAATCGATTCCGGATTTCCAGTTTTCATTTATTGCTTCAGGTGTGAAAACTCCTTTGTCCCCAAGATATGCAATCACGTTACTTTTTTGTGATTCGTTCAAACTCATGAATTCTTTGAAGTTTTCGCCAGTAAGCATTGCTGATACTGGATACTTTGATATTGTTAGGGACTCGTTCTTCTTAGCTGATTCACCTTTTCTTTTTATGGTATCAATCAAGTCGTCGATCTTATCCTCAAACTTTTCTTTTCTTTCTTTTATATCTTTGCAATCAAAGAGCGCATTCTTTGTGTCCTCCTTGTCTGCATCGCCTTCATTACCTTCGTTAGACTTGTCGTCTTTGTCAGATGCATCGCACTCATCAGTTTTTTCTTCTTCTGAATCATCTTTTGAATCTTCATCGTCTGATTTTGAATCATCGTCATCAGAATCTTCGTCGCCTTCCTTGTCGCCTTCGACATCCTTAATGTCCACATCGTCATCGTCGGCGGTCACCGCTTCAACATCAATAATCTTGACGCCGTCATCTTCTCCATCTTCCTTATCCTTATCGTCGCCTTCTTCCTTATCTTTCTCTTCTTCGTCATCAGCCTCAAAAACTGATTTCATTTGTGCAGTTGGATCTCCTTCAGACTTTATCGACTTCTTCTTTTCGTCGAGTTCCTTTTCTTTATTAGAATTAGTATTCATATCGCTGTTATCGTTTTCTTGCATTTTTGCGACATTTGAACGGAGATTTACGTTTGCGTTTGTCTCTACTATTGACAACTCTTCGTCAAGAATTCCAAAATCCTTTGCAGCATTAGTTTCAGCCTTCTTAGCCTCATTCTTCTCTGACTCTGTAAGGAATTTCATTGCTGTTTCGTCATAAGTCTTTTCGCCAGCCGATTCATTCACTCTGTGAAGAACAGCACCAGCAAAACCTGGCTTACAAACAAGGTCATACGTGTAAATCTGCTGGATTGAAACCTTACTATCACTCCCTACAGTACCGGCGGCTCTTGAAGATATATGAAGAGGAATTCCCTGATCAACAAGAGACTTCGCAATCTTTCCGTTTGGAGTATCGAGAAGTTCAATCTTACCCATAACGTTATTGGTCGTTGCATCATACCAGAGGTCAATGACTCTGTGGGATGCTTCCTTAAGCTTAACCTCGAATCTGTCGTCCGGGTGGTCAAGCTCACCAAGAATGGGTTCTCCGTTCTTTAAATCATCCCTGAGATACTCAAGGTGCTTAAGATATTCATCCTTTGGATAAATTCTTTTATTTCTATTAAGGGTGTCAAGCTCTGCAAATATACCTTCTAGAATGTACCCGCCGCGCTCGCCGAGTCCTTCATTAAGTTTAAGAGCGTTGCTAGCTGCCCTTCTTATCATCAAATTCTTTGGCATTTCAAAATCTATTAGGTTTTATCTTGCAATGCGTATTTTTCTTCTTGGTCTTTCTCCTGTTCCTTCTTCATCTTCGTGAGCGACCGGATCGAAGCCTAGTTCATAATCGTTGTCCTTGTCATCGTCTCCGTTATTGTGCTCTTCTTCGTTGTAATCAGGAATAGCTTCCCTGTCGTGGATAGCATCAAGCATATGATCTGTCTGCTTGTTATCATGATTATAGTAACTGAATTCTGTACATCCTTCAGCCTGAAGGAATTTCCAGAGATTCACAAGGGCAACGTCCATAAGAGAAAGGAACGTTCCATATTCAGCCTGAAGATTTTCCCAAGGAGTTTTCTCGTCATAATTGAAGTCTTTCAATACATCAATTGCGAATTTTCTGTCTTCAATATACTGAAGAAGCTCATACTGAATGAATCCGTGGAGTCTTTCAGTATCATTTTTATCGACATCTTCCTTTGTAATAAGGTTTTTGTCAATAGCAGACTGCACCTTGTCGGTGATGTCATTCAAAAAAGTATCCTTATTGAATTTCATAACTTATTACTGATGTCTTTATTTTAAAGTTTTATTGAATTAACAGCCTTTGCCACATAAGCAACCAAAATCTCACCAACCTGCTGGCGATAAAGCTTGTTGCTATATTTCTTGCCAATCTGTGAATCGATAGCAGCTTTGGTCTCCTTTACAATCTTAGACTCTTTCTTCAATATTACGTCTTGAAGAATTCTTTCTACAGATGGAGATATTGACTTTTTGATGAACTTAACAACCTGTTCATCCGTTGATTCCGGAGTCAATGGGAGTTTGCTCTCGTTCAAAAAAGCAACACCTTTTTCTGTAAGACCAACTTCCTTGTTCCACATCTCGTTAATCATAGAACGATACGAATCTCTCTCAGCTTCGCTTAACGTTCTGAAATCGTTGATGCCGAACTCCTTCTTCACAGCAGCGACTATTGTTGCGTGGTCTTTATCAATCGCAGCCTTCTGTTCGTTTATGGCGTTATTTCTGTTTTTTCCGTATACAGAATCAAATGACTTCATGTTATTTGATAAATTTGCTTTTATTATTTATTTTTGTTAATCTTACACGATTTTAAAGTTTTTTATGGAGTAGAACGGATCGGGACCTTCTCTGTATTTAAACTGCCCCGGCTGTATTTCATTTTGATATGACATAGATTTAGATGAAAGAACGATTTCATGACCACTCCTTATCCTCTTTGTCGCGATCACCTTTATATAAGACTTTGGTCCTTCGTCGACAAATTCATAATCAGCATTAGCTTCTATTCCGCACTCCTTATCTATTCTATAATATGAAGCGTATCCGAATGGAACAGCATATATTCCGTTTTTCTTATCTATTTCTATAGCAAAATCTCTAATGACTTCCGAATAAAGATCAACCTCTCTGATTATTCTAACCGGACAAACTTCAATCACGTCTCCCGGAAGGAAAAGTTTTCCTGAAATCATTTTACCATCAATGAAGTTAACCTTATCTCTGGTTTCTGAATTCCATACTTTTATATTTTTGAACCTGATATCTTCCTGTTTTTTAGGTTGAACTTTAACCGAAACTTTCTTTTCATCTTCAGGTTCATCAACATCAAATGGATTTTCGAAATACTCATTCAACTTTTTTGTATAAGAATATTCCTTGGCGTATTTCTCAAGCATTGAAAAATATCTTTCAGACTCGTTTATCGAATCTTTGTCCTTGCATTGTTTTGACAAGACCATATGAGATTCGATGAGACTTGAAAGCTCATCAAGTATACCCTTTCTGAATTTTCCGTTTTTATATCTACTAGTGGCAGCATATTGAAATTTTTCAGATATGCTGTCACTGTAGTTTCTTATCTGGTCTCTTATATCCATTTATGATATTCTTGCTTTTCCAAGATATACTTTTTCAACAATCTTTCCAGATTTGTCAAACTTAATCAACATTTCTGATTCATATAGAGGAGTTGCAAGAGATGGTATATACCCGAACTCTCTATCCACCGTGAACAAAGATTCCGTTGCGCCCTCATAAAGTTTGGCGTTCTGTCTTGTCTTCACATATGCATAAACATCGCTTCTTTCTAAGAGAGATTTTCTGAATGACTCGTTGTCAATCTTTGATGTCTTTCCGGTTCCATCATCATATATAGACTCTGCTAGAATTGACCATTTTGATGAAACATAATTGTCAAAGGTTCTCTTTATGACAACAGATTCAGTCAATATGTTCTCAACAGAATAAGACGGTTTGTATGATTCCGCCTTTGTAGATGCATCTTCTGGAGAAGCGCCCTGATTGCCTGATGAAGCGTCAGCTGGAGTTGATGCTGATGAATCTGCCTGCGTAGATGCATCAGCTGGAGTTGACACTGAAGAATCTGTCTGCGTAGATGCATCAGCTGGTTTTTCACCGGCTGTTATATCTTTCTTCTCGCCCTCTTTTAATGTCGCAAACTGCTTAACTGCATTCACTAAACTTTCCGGCTTATCGTCGATGTTACAAATTAAAGTGCTATCCGCTTTATCAGTTGGTCTAGATTTTCCGCTAAGAATTGTTTTCCCACCGTCATGCCCAATATAGAACGGTCCAACAATATCGCTTATTGTTATAAGAGGCTGATCTGATGTACCCTCCTGACCATGCCACTTTGTGCAAGTATAAGGCTTTCCTGCATCTTTCATAACTTCGTTCTTAACGTGCCATCTGTTGTCACCGCCGTCCTTTTCAAACTTAAACTCAATACAGTTTGTAAATATCTCTTTAGTAGAATCTTCGATTAGTTTAAGTTTTTCTTCATCAGTAAGACCTTTCTTTCCACCTCTAAGCTCGTTTTCAATTTCTTCAATAACGAGTTCAAGTTGATCTATACTATACTTCTTATTCTTCCAAGGATTCTGGCTTGCATCGGCAATTACCTTTGCCCTGACAGCTGACGTAAGTTTATCTGTTGATTCTGCAAATTTTTCCTCTTCATTTTCAGCCTTATCAGATATCTTTTTAAGATTATCCTTAACATCTTTCATTGTGGCTTCAGAATCAAGAACGATAGATGTAGAGAAATAGTCTGCATCAGAATCACCAACCTTCTTTCCTGGTTTAACTCTATAGAATATAAGAACATTTGTTACATCCGTATCCTTGTCTGGGGTCACGGCATCCTTTTCGTCGCCTGTTGGAGTTTCACCAGCAGCGGTGCTGCTGTCTTCTGGTTTTTTATCTTCACCTTCTCCATCACCCTCTCCGTCTTCGTTTATTGTGTTGTCATTGAGATGACTTAAATTTGAATAGTCAACGGACTCGGCAGGAATTGGCAATATTGCGAATATGTTTTCCTCACCTATCTTTTCATCTGTTTTTCTGTAGATTGAGGATATTTTTGATTTAGCGTTTGCCAAATCGGAGTTCTGATTAACAAATTTCACAACATCTTCGTTTGTCTTTGCTTCGAGAGCAGGATCATGTGGAAGATATTCTTTAATTCTCTTGACAACATCCTCAACATCGGATGCTTCCTTGAATTCCATATTAAATTCAGGCGTGTCGGCATCCTCTGATGTTACAAGTTTAACGAACTCGTCTTTCTTTATAGGTGTGCCGAGTTTTATTCTATCAACCCTTTCAAATCCTGCAATTTTATCGTTGTATACCGCAAACGCAATAGTATTATATTCTTCACCCTTTTCGTTCGATGAGTCACTGTCACCTATGGCGAAAATCGTTTCTATCTTCTTTGCCTTGCTGTCTCCGACCTCTCTCTGAAAGACCGATGAAGTCACCTCTTTCTTCCAGTCTTCGCTATCTACGATATAAGGATCAAGTGCGAGCCATTTCCCATATTCGAGAACGACTTCCTTCTTCTGTCCGTTGTCATCCTTAAACGCATCATACAATATCTTTGTATCAGGATTAAGATGAGCAATGCTTCCATAATTTGTAAAGTCTCCTTCAACCAGACCGACCAAAGAAATCTTCAATTCTTTCTTTTCTCTATTTGCTTCAAGAATCTTGACGAGAGCAACATTTCCTTTCGCTCTCACCTTATCTGAACCAAATGAACTTCCAAGCACACCCTGTGCATTTGTCTGGCGAACAAGATAATACTGGTCTTTAACTGGATATGTATCAAGAACATAATCAGCTTCACCGGCAAGACCACTTTTGAACAGAGGAAGAACATTCTGAAGAATGAATCCCAAATATGCCAAGTATGGTTCGCTTGAAACTATTTCTACAAGAATGTGTGAGAAATTGTTATTGTAAATATCCTTCTGAGAATCCCACATATTCTGAAGCTTTTCCTGTGCGGCAATCAAAAGATTTGAAGTCTTCTCATCTTTCGCCTCGGTGTATTTTGAGAAATTCTTTATAATACCATCACCAATGTTATAATAGTGCTTTAACATACTATCATAACCTTCCTTTAATCTGGCATACTGTTTATTAAACTTGTTTCCTTCTGGAACCTTTCCATATTTTTCAAGAATTTCATGAAGTTTATCAACTGCACTCGTGTCTATGTCTGACAATGAACCAGATGTTATTCCGAGATCCTTGAAAACTCTGTCCATGTTGACATATTTGTCGGCGTAATTGTATATTATAGAATAGCAAATCTCTCTAACAGATTCTTTATTAAGCTGGACAGTTTCTCCCTTGTATTGGAACTGCCCGCCCTTTAATGACATGTCTGTAATAGAAAATCCGCTTTCACTTGAGCTTTCACTGCCTGCCTCATTTAGAGCGTTCTTCGCTTCAAGAACGGCATGAAAACTTTCATATACAGTCTTTCCTTCTGACTCTGCTACAGACTCATTCTGATCCGTTTCATTCGCAACTTTAATCTGGTTATATGCTGTAACGGCACACTGATAGTCTCTCAAGATTTCATCTTTATATTTGTTACAGAATGGATAAAGACCAATGTTGTAATTCTTAGACGCTTCACCGTTTTTCTTATTGAAATTCATAGTAAAGAGCCTTCCGAAGAAGTCTCCAATCTTTGCTCCAAGTCCGCCATATCCGGGAAGGATATTCTTCATTGACATTCCGTCTGGATTCAAAGTGAAATCCTTCTGTGCCCTTTGCAAAGCCTTAACAACTTTATTATATCTAACTTTAATGCTCTTGTCAAGAACCTTTATAAGCTTTATTATAGCTGCTATTATAGCTGCGGCTCCAGCAACGATTGCAATCTCCTTGAAATGAACAGCAAACCAACCGAGACCAGCTCCACCGCCAGCTCCACCGCCAGCTGCGCCCTTTCCAAGTATTTTTGCACTTTGGTTTATTATTGTTCTATTGAATTCTATGTGGAGTGGCCATACACTTTTTGTTGTATGCACGGCAGCTTTCGCTGGCAAATTTACCACTTGAGATATTCCTCCAACATCAACAGGGAGACCTGGATTTATTTCATTAAGTATATTACCCATCTTTTATTAAAGAAAATTTCTTTTGTTTATTTATTTCCATAAATTAAGGTAATATATTCCAAAGGGATAAATACACAAAACGAAATTGTTAATTATTTAGATGCAAAATATATTTGCGTTCGACTTTTCTATGAACAAACCGGCGATGACATCATACATCAACGGTGAAGTTAAGTTTTATTTGTGGCCATCAGATTTAGACGGAAAATCAATAGACACCCTTGAATCCGTTGGTGTAAAAATAGAAAACAGAAACCTTCCAAAAATAAAAGAACACGGGTATAATAGTCATCAACTTATAATTGAACACGTTAATAGGGCAACCGAACTCGCAAAAACTATAGTAGATGAGATAGACAGAATTGTCGACGAAAACAAAATATCAAGAGAAGACGTCATCATATCAAACGAAAGCATGGCATTTTCAGCAAAGGGTGACGCAACGTTAGATTTGTCAGGATACAAATACATCCTAATGTACACACTAATAAACAGCGGATATAAGGTATTCAGAACATACTCTCCAATAACTTTGAAAAAAACGGCCGGATGTTCGAAAAAAGGTATGGGTAAGGATGATATGATAGAAGCCCTTGGAAACGAAAGCGGACATTTGCTATTTGAAGTCATTAAAGACAAAAAAGAGTTATTGAAAAAGAAAACCAATTATGTCACTGGTCTAGATGATATTGCCGATTCATATTGGTGTTTCAAAACAACATTGAACGATGAGCAGAACAGTAACTAAAATAACGTGTAACGAAACATTCGAAGACTCTATAAAAATAGAGGAATTTGATAAATATGAATCATATAACGTTACGGTTACAACGACTGATGGGGACAAACAAATCGTCTTCGTCGGAGATTATACATATCAAGAGATAAATGCTGGGAAATACAACGATCCGGATAAAGAAAACTATCTTCCGGAAACAAAAAGAGCTGCGTTTAAAAATGCTGTAAAGGCTGCACTAGTTGAACATAATCAAAAAATAAGAGATTCTGTTAGAAACCTATCGTCAGGAGACGGAACGGTAGTTGATGTAAATGGAACTTCACTAGAATATATCATATATGAGCAAAACGACGACTCTTCATACAAATATGACAAAATGATAAACGGTGTGCTAGATTCGTCAGGAAACGGTTTTTATAAAGACCTTAAAACAAAACCAGAAAAAGTAGCTTGGAAAGCTGCGGTTAAAAAATATAAAGAAGAGAATGGAATACACGGTGTAACTTGGAATCTCGAAAAGGCGCATGACGACGTGATGAATGCGATTCACAGTTTGGATTTGCATTTACCACAAGTTGAAATGCCGGATCCGCCTCTAATAGTTACAGCTATACCTAAACTAATAACCGACCCTTGTGACTTTGTTCAGTCTCTAAAACACTCATCAAACGTCGCAATAACGATAGACCCACCAGCGTTCGTTAATTCGATGAAGGAACTTCTCTCATATTTCATAAAATATGCTACACACACAATAACTCAGATTGGAAACAATGCTGTACAAATGGTTGAGCCGGTTGTAGAAACGGCAGAAAATCCACTGGAATCATATTACACGGACATGAAAGATTACTTGTCCGATGTTGACGCCATAAACGAAGAGGTTAAGAAACAAGACGCCGAATATATATCAACATACAGAACATATGAATATGAGCTTCCTCCTCTTCCTGAAACACCTCCGGAAGCGGCTGGCAGTGGAGCGAGTGGAGAGTGGTGGGACTGTGTTGTAAAAATGGGAAAATGGTATCAAGACAACATACACACTTATTGGGGTGCAACCGATTCGAAAGGAAACCCAGCAAGAAAAAGTTATCCGTGCCCGCTTATAAACAACAAAGATGTACAAGACGACTGCTCATCTTTCGTAAAAGCATGCTTAATGTATTTTGGTTTCGATAAAAGTTCACTCGGACACATGGCGACAGCATCGATGCAACCCGGAAGCAAATTCGACACGTTTTTAACATCGAACGGATTCGAAAGATTAACATATTCAGTTTCAACAAGAATGCCTGGTGACATACTTTGCGGACCACCGGCATCACATACAGAAATTTATGCTGGCGACGGAAAATCATATTCTTGGGGTAGCGTTCATGATGGTTTGGGCAGACATCAAGGAATGCCGTGCAGAACTTGTGAGCAAATGAGTCAAAGAAAAGATAGCGGAACCTCAAATATTCAACGTATTGCAACAGTTACATATACCCATATGTGGAGATACACCGGAAGTTAAAACATTATGAAATTTATAATAAAAGACGACAACATAATAAAATGGATGTATGAAAGAAACGGAGACGTCTCTTTCGATTATATGACTCCATACAGAACGACATTTGTAGACGATGATGGAAATAGCGTAACTGATAATATGAGCTATTTTCTAATCATATGGGGGAAGATAAAGGGAGTGCCAAAAGAATATGCCGACGATTTTAAAAAAGCCGTAGAAGATAAAATAGATGAAGAACGACAATGGTTTATGGAATCGGACGATTACGATGAGGACGAAGACTATTCTGGAGATTTCTCTGTATATGAAGATGAAATACAAGATTCGGTCCCAACAGACAACGAAGAAAACATAGACGAGGCAACAGATAATGTTGGAGAAACAGTAAATCCTCTTTCAGAAGAAGAAAAGGAAAAAGAAAGAAAAAAGTTAAGACTGTACAAATGGCTTGAAGAACAATCCACAGAATACAGGGATATGTTTTTCAAAATGATACAGCTCGACGCAATAATGGAAATGTTCGAAGCTCTAAAGAACATGAAAAAAACTCCGGGTGACGTGTGGAAAAATGTAATAGCTAAACTTAAGAATGCCGCAACACTTCCAGTATCTTCCGGAGAAAAGAAAAAATTCGATTTCAAAAAATTCGTAGAAATACTTCTTCCTATTCTTGGTGCACTCGCTGCAACACTGATGGCGATAAAAGATGCAGAAGGAGAAGAAATAGAAGCCGCAAAAAAACTTAACGAAGATAAACCAGACGATGAGATGACTCCGGAAGAAAAAACAGAAGCAAAAAATAAAGCTATAGTTAAAGAGGAGCAAGCAGAAGCTTTGAAAAAAAGCATAGTATTATCTTTGGCTGAAGCAAAACGAAATGGATTTTCATTATGAATACAGCAGAAGCATTTATGGAGAAACTTTGCAAAGTTTCAATGTGCCCACCAGAAGAAAACTCAGATGCAGACTACATCGTAAACAACTCTCCGATTTTCAACGAGGCAAAGAAATTTATAATAGAATTCGGGTGTGAAAATGTAAAGGTAGCTGTAAGCGTTGGTCAAAAAGTAGACGAAACCACCATACTCGCATATATGGAAGGACTTCCAGTAACATCTAAAGTTTACGGAACAATAACAGAAGTTAATGAAAAATACATAATAGGAGAATATCTGTCGGATGCCGATGAAATATCGAAGCTAGCTGAGAAAGAGATAGAGAAGTTGAAAAGCCTTGTACCAAAAGACATGATGGCTAAAAGTGAATCATTACAAAAATAAGAAAAACTTGTCATGACACAGGAACAAATGGATAATATAATAAATTTGATGAACGAAAACAAAAATGTTAATCTGTTCATCAAAGACTTCATATTACACTTCAGGTTTCCTGAATTTGCGCTCCATACGAAAGACGCAGATAAATCCGGATATATGATAACATACACACCTGTCAGCAAAATGGCTGAAAATTATGAAAAGGATTCAAGTGTCATATTAAGAGAATACGAAAAGAACATAAAAAGAGTTTGCGATTCCGATAACGTCAAGTCAAAATGCGAAGGAGATGATATCCTTGGTTTGAAGAAAGAAATAGACAACGAGAAAAAGAAATCAATAAACAAAATAATAAAGCAGTTCAGAAACACAGCAAAATATGGGTTTTCTTCCGGAAAGATAGAAGACTATATGTTATATGAACATTACGCAAATTATCTTTTGAGTGATGACTTTTATTATGACAAGGACAACCCTTATGTTGTTGAGCTCTTTAAGCTTCTGAACGATTTTATGAGAATGCGAAGCAGAATAGAGTTGAATTGCCAGAACATAGACGGTATGGTGACAAAATTCAACAAAGACTGCGGAAGTGTTGTGGCAAGATTCTGGGGAAACAGAAAAAAAGATTACTACACATACCTTAAAGATCTATTCAGATATGATTTTTATACAAACGTTGATGATGATTTGATAGAAGCGAAAATAAACGATGATAACAGAGTGACACTATATGAGAAAGTTTTGAACTTTCTTAAAGATATTTGTCATTATGTTCCACCAACCAGCCCTGACGAAAAATACAAAGAACTCAGTTTTGAGGAAATGTCAAACGCAAACAGTCCGAAAAAAATAGCAATAGACAACAAATACAGCAAGATCGAAAAGGATAATGAATCATTATTAAAATCTTTAAAAAAGATTGCACTCGATTTTGTAAAATTAAGAAAGATAGAAGTAAATCACGGAGATTATAAATATTTTTCAAAATACATTTCAAAAAGCGATTTGACTCAGGTGTTCACCGCTAAGGAAGAGTTGGCAAAATATAAAATAGACATAAAAAACTATAGTTCCACAACAACAAACGCCAGAATGCTGAAATATAAGAACGCTTTAAAAAAATATCTGGGTGCATTACAAAGCATAACTCAGGACGAATCAAATCAGCTGAACGATTTATGCGAACGGGCTATAAACTGGTATCTGAACAAAAGCGAACGTGTTGAAAATGGGGAAGCTCTCCAAGAATTCATAGAACCATCTTGGAGTTCCCCAACAAAAGTTTTCAAGGACGATGAGGGGCATGACTTTTATTATGTACAAATACCAAAAACACAAGAGACACCAAAGAAAACAATCGATTCGTCAGGAAACATAACATATGAGGGGGATCCATATGTATACACAGAAGACTCCTTAAAAACAAAATTTGGTGTAAATGAATACGGATATTGGCTAAAATACTGCACAATGGCAACTATAGTAAACTGTATGATGCCAATGTACTGGGGAACCGGATTGATTCTTCCAAGCGGTCCATTGTCACTCCCAATAATATTCATACCTATAGTTGTTATATCTGGAAGGGTTACGATCGTTATAGGTCTTGGGTTGTGCGGAATATGTCCGTTACCAATGATATTGTTTGTCAATATGAGTGACGTTCCAGCATTTCCGATACCCTTAATAAACATGGCGATAGACATGCTAAGACAACTCGCAGGAAAATTAGTTGGATTATCAGCTGAACCAATAAAGGGGATGATAAAAGGGATGATAAAAGGATATGACGAAGCTATAAATTCTATAAACAACGAGATAGATCAAATTGACACAGATATTCTAAATCTTCGTTCTGGAGTAGACTCTGATTTAGAAACTCTTAGAAATATGAAGAAACGATTAAATAAACAATCTAATTCAAAAAGAAAAGGAGCTGGCGATTAAACCAACTCCTTTTTCTTATTATCAACCTCTATTAAAGGTTATTTAGAATGTCGTCCACATTCATCCCTGCTGCTGGGGCAGCTGCCTGAACAGGAGCCGTCGCGGGAGTAACTGTTGGTGCAGCTACTGGAGCGAAACCAACACCCTGAGGTGCGGCTGGAGCAGCAACGGGTGCAACGGGTGCAACAGGTGCGGCTGGAGCAGCTACAGGAGCTACAGGAGCCGTCGGTGCGGCAACGGGGGCAGTAACTGGTGCGGCTGGTGTTGCGGGGGCAACGGGTGCTACAGGCGCTGCAACTCCACCGGGAAGACTAGTAGCTCCTGGGAAAACCACGGGTGCCGCTGGCTGAGGAACAGCTGGCGTAGCTGTCGGCTGACCGGCAAACATAGACTGTATACCAGCACCGACAATCTGAGATGTTGCACCAAGACTTCCGGTTGAGAGGTAATTGTTTGAAATCGTAAGAACCTCATTGACATGTGCAATCTGTTCCTGCGTCCAGTCCTGATATTCGTAATTATCAAGGTCTGGAGAATTTGCTGCGAGATAATCTACGAGATACTGACGGTTTTTCTCCGGCATAGATTCGATAGCAATCTCATAGTTTTGGGTTTCTGGGTTTATGTACCAGATACCAGAAGGAAGAACCTGTGTTCCGGTTGGATCTTTCTCATCGTAGAATGCTGATTTGTCGAAGTTGTTGTACTCTGACACGTTCTCGCAAACAATCGCGAACTTACGACCACGGAACGGATCGAACGGATTGATACCAGCCTGACCGTTCTCAGGATGTTCCTCGCTGTGAAGTTTGTCGAAAATCTTCTTACCGTAAACGAAAACCTTAATCTGTCCGACAAGTTCTGGATGAATATCATCCTTCAAAATCTGGACAAGAGAAGCATACTGCTGCTTGCTTCCGAGGTTTTTCTTCGCAAACTCCTGATAAGTTGCGATATTCGTGTTCTGCATCTTCCAATAAAGCTCGTTCACTGGAGATGGTTTGCCGACTGTACGAGGATCATCGATGTAAAGTCCAGTCCCAGTCACGGGGTTCTTTACATAGGTGACAAATTTCGCAACGATGTTCTTTGCTGGATTCTTGTAGAAAGGAATAAAGCGGACAACTGATGTGTACTTTCCACTCTTAGATGCTTTATAATTTACACGATAAAGCTCCGTGTTTCTTGGCTGTTGTTCAGTTACACCACTGGGTGTAAACAGACCGTTGTAATCATTACCCATTTTTGAACTTTTTTAATTTTTTGAATTTTTTAACCTTTTGATTTTTTTGAACTTTTGAATATTTTGAAATGTATTATGTAGTATTTCTACTACACAATATTTATTCATATTTTCTGGAGTTCGCTTTTCATTGCAAATATACTTCTTTTTTATGAATTAAGAAAAGACGATACAATCTCAAACCTTTTTTTCTTCGCTTCCGGAAATCTGTAAAACTTCTTCTTATTCTTTCCATCAAAAGAAATGAGAAGTATTCTTAATATATTCTTATACACTTCGTTTCTTTTACAAACAAAACCAACGGTCGAATTCAAATATTCATAAGAAACATCTCCGAAATATCCGCACATCGGTGGAAGAAGATCTTCTGGTTCAAATACAGTTGTAGAAAAAATGTCGGTTTTGTTTATATAGGAAAGAAATAGTTCCTGAATCCTATCACAGTAGTCGGATTTCGAGCTAACCGCATTTCTTAAATCTTCATCCGTTATAACCTTTATAAAATCTTCAATTATCACGTCTCTATAAATTAGTTTTGTAGATCTTTCAATCTCGGCGGAGGAATCGTTCAACCTAACAATAAAGCGTAATTTTCCGGATGAAATTACAATACCCTCGATGTCATCTATATTATTTCCGGAAAACGTAGATTCTCCACACAATGATTTTATAACATTATAATTTGTGTCATCCGGAAAGATTGAATCTGGAAGACCATTAAATGTCTTTATTATTGGATATCCGGATACACTAAAATTTCCGAAGCCACATTCTCCAACATATGAAAGCAGATCGCTGATATTGTTCAGCGACTTATCATTTGTATAAAAATCCGACAAAATAAACACAGGTCTAGAATATGAAGAATATGTTATCTGCTTCGTTTTGTTAACCGGAAGATAAAAAAATCCAATCATGCATCCACCAAACGCTTCATAAAATTCCAAATGAGAAGCTGGATTGAATCTTTCTGCAAAATCAAGGATTTCTTTATTTACAGAATTTACAATACAGTCAGATTTTCCAATAGGACGACCCTTAGAATTAAGTATGGAAAAGCTTTTATCGTTTCCAACCTTAACCGTAAACCTTATCATATCTAAAAGTTCTCTAACCTCCACGGGATGAGACTTAAGATACAATAATTCATCTTTTGTTATTTCTGAAAAATTTTTCATATTAAATTACGCTCAATACGCTGTATCCGTATGGTTTTTCTACGCTAAGATGAACATCGAAAAGATTTTCATCAAGCGTCGTGTGACTAACTATAAAAATGTTCATTCCCATGCTCTTTGAAAGTTCCTTCAGATATTTTATGACATCTGTCGAGCTCTCATAATCAAGAGACGATACTGTCTCATCAAGACAAACCAAATTTATCTGAGGATATTTTCTCTTAAGCATCTTCAATATTGCACAAAGGACAGTGAGGTCAACCTTCTTGTGCTCGCCGGTGGAAAGGCTTTGTGGTGTTATTTCTCCTGTTACGTCCTGAAGATGGGCATCAAACATCGCATCAAACTCAAGAGTGTATGGGAAACCGAGAGCCTTCAGCGTTTCAGCGACTTCCTCATTAAGAGTTGGAATGTAATTGTTCATGAGGTCCTGCTTTATTCCGTCGGCAGAATACAATTCCTCCATCACGCTTAAAATCTCCATCTTATCGTTTGAATCCTTAAGAGATTTTTCAAGATTCGCCTTACTTTCTTCTGTCGTTTTTATTATATTACGTATAGAGTTGGCTTCACTTGAACTTTTTATAACCGCCTCGATTGTCCTATATTCAACAAGAAGCTCCTGATATTTAGTGTTTATCTTTGTTATGTTGTTATTAAGTTCAGTGAGCAGAGATTCATACGATTTCTTCGATTCATTTATGGTTTCGACTTTCTTTGTTAAATCGTCTATATACACAAGAACATCGTTTTTCTGTTTTTCAAGAGCCTGTTTCAAATCAGCAAACGCCTCACTATTAAATGAAGTTCCACACGTTGGACACTTATCCTGATTGAAAAGATTTATTTTCTGCTGTATTGTATTCAATTCAACATTCTTTTGGTATATCAGCTGCTTGAGTTGATTTTCTGATAAAACAAGCTCATTATATTTCGCATAGTGGTCCGAATACAGTTTTGTATGTTTCTGATATAAATCCGAAACCGTTGCGAGCTTTGTCTGAAGTTCAGCAAGTTTATCCTGAGAACCCGGCTGACCAGACGAAAGAGATTCAAGTTCAGCAGTTGATGTCTTTATCATCTGGTCCAACGTAAACATCTGGCTATTGCTGGAGTTTATCTCGTTTCCGAGATCGCGCATATCTTTCTTAACAAGCTCATAGACCTTGTTGATTATTTCGAGCGAGAAAATCTTGTCGATGATAGCACGCTTATCTGCCGGTGTCATAGATATGAACGACTTGAAATTATTCAAAGAAAGCGTCATAACATTGGCAAAGATATGATACGGCATACCGTCAAGGACATCGTCTTCTATAATGTCCTGTATGCTCTTTATGCCAGCTTTATCAATCTGCTCCCCGTTCTTGAAAAGCGTAAGCCCTGATGGAGAAAACGTGCGTTCTATTATATAAAGGTCTTTTCCTTTCTTTATAGTTCCACGAATCCATCCTTTTTTGTTTATTCTGTTTGCGATTGCAGTCACACTGACATTTCTACCATCAGATCCTTCTGTCTTTCCAAACAAAAGGAGTTTTGGTATAGTCAAAAGACTACTCTTTCCGGATCCGCTTCTACCGGAAAGCTGCCACAGCTTTGCATCCTCCCCGAAATCTATGGTAGTTACATCGTCACCATATGAGAATATGTTTTTCCACTCTAATTTCAATATCTTCATTGTGCAAGTTCCTCCTCAGCTCTTTTTATATACTCTTTGTTAAACGCAAAGAGAGTTTCTTTAAAATCGTTTCCAACCTCACGCTCAGAAACCTTCTCCTCGAATATGTCATACAGCGTAGCGTCTTTTTTCACCGTGCGTTCCTCTTTGTCAGAGTCTGGCTTTTTAACACTCTTTTCAACAAATTCAAGCTTTCTTGGGCACAGTGTCTGAAGAGACTCAGACAACTTATTCACGTTAACCTTTTTAAACTGACCGTGCTCAAATAGAATTTTCACATAGTTGTTTTTTATGAATGCCCATTTTTCCAAATCTGATCCATAATCATTATATTCGACAACATACTGGCGAGGTGAATATGTGTTTTCGTGAAATTCTCTAACAATCTCATTCGAGTCATTAACATAAAATGTATATATACCTTTTATGTTTCCCATATCTTCAATTGTTATCTCATATGGAGAACCAAAATACAATGCCTTTTTGGATTCCTGCCTTTTGTGAATGTGCCCCGACAAAATCCTGCAATCATCACCGAGAACACTTACATTCAAACCGCCTGTTATTTGTCTTCCATTGTCATATGACATTCCTGATATCTCCGTATGGAAAACTAAGAAATCGTACTTATCTTTATATTTTGTTATAATCTTGTTTTCCTTTGACGGATCGCCTACCCAAGAATTCAGCATAAACGTGCGTTCGTTCTTTATAGAAAGAACAAGTTTATCCTTAATGATGTCTATGTTCTTATAATGATCTATAACCCGAAGCGACGTTGTGCCGGTATCATTCTTTTTATAGATATCATGATTTCCTATCATAACATAAACCGGCAATATCTCAGCTATCTTAAGCATCGTATCAGTTGCCTTGTTCATAACGTCAATATCAACAGTGTTTCTGTTATCGAAATAGTCACCCGCAAAAACAACAACAGGATTTCTCTTTTTGATAATCTCATTATTGATTAGAGGTATAAAAAAGTTATCAAAATAATCTACTATATCTTGATTCCAATCTAAAGAAGTTCGCTTCTTGTCGAAGTGAACGTCAGAGATGAAAATTATTTCATCAACATTTGGTAAGTTTGCTGTTCTTATTGCCATTAGAAAAGTTTTTTAGATTGTGATACGTGTTTATCAAGTCCGTTTTGTTCTTCTATGAGTTCTAGAATCGCCGCCTTATCTTCAAGAGTTATAACATCCTTATACAGAGTCCTGTAATTAAAATCGAAGAATTCAGCAATTGCACAGAAAATCTGTATTATATTAAACTCGTCGTACTTTGTAAGAACATCCTTAAAGTGATAATAGATTTTGAACATATCGCGGCGTTCAATTTTTCCGGATGAATCTTTATACTTCTCATAGAATTCAGAATTTTCATAAGCCTGCGATAATATGTCTCGCAGTCTTCTCTCAGTATACAGATCCTCTATATTTTCGCTCGTGCTTTCTTCAAATCTGCTTGCAAATATAGGGTCTATCGCGACAGCATTTTGGGTTAACCGTTCTGTTCCATATTCGGTATTATCAAAACTATTATTAAAAATTTTATCCTCAACCATAGCTGGGTATGATTACTTTTATTCAGGTAGGAACAAACCCTTCCCGGTTATTTTTATGAGTGGTGTTATTACATTATTCTGAACTTGCTGTTGTGGTTGTGTAGTTCCGCCATTATTGAAAAGGTCTATTCCTTGTGAAAATTCATCTTGCTGTGGTATAACAGCAACCGGGGAACCTTGCTCGAACTGCGGTTTTGAATCCGTCTGAACAGTATATGTTGCCTTTCCCGGAGTTTTTGTTTGAGGGAACACAACACTCATTTCCTCAACACCGGTGTTAGGATCTTCTGTTATGCGAAGATAATTAAAATCACAATTGAAGCGTTTTCTTTTATTCGCCTGAGGAGAAACGCGGTCATATATGCATTTCAAGAAATAGAACCCCTGAGCCATCATGAGTGCATCTGCAATTATACCGAACATCGCATCGACCGTGGCGCCAAGCGCAGATGATTCGGAAACCTGATTTGCATTAACGTCGTTAGTGTCAAACTGCGTTCTGTTTGTCTGCGTAGCAGTTATTATCGCCCATCCGTTTTTGGTACCCATAGCACGCAAGTCTTCAGCAAGCTGCTTGATTTTCATATAAGTGTTCTCTGTGTTTGGGTTCCTGTAATTCTTCATAATGTTGATATAATCAACAAATATGTTTTTGAATTTAAACGGTTTGTCCGGAGTTGACCTCCGGTCTTCTTCAGCCAGAAGAAAGCTTTCAAGTTCAATGACCGTTAATGTTGAAGTTGGAAACTCTTTGACGAGAAGTTCACCAAGAACACCCATAAAACCTCTTTTAAAGGAGTTTATTTTCTCCTTCATCATCGTTCCGTCCTCTGCGACTTTCTCATATTGTAGCGAATTGATTGAAAACATATTCGAACCAATTCTCGATGTTACCATTTCTTCTGGAAGCTCCAACGTTATGTATGCTGAGTTATGTCCCATTTTAACGGATTCCGCACAAAGGTTCTGAAGCCAAAGTGACTTACCAATCTTAGGCGCACCGACAAAACAAGCCAAACAACCGTCGAACCACCCGCCATTCAAACACATGTCGATAAACGGGAATCCGCTTGAACGCCTCTTTAATTTTTTCTGACGATGCGATTCTGCATCCCAGAAGTCCGAACCGTGATCTACAGTATCGGCAAATTCTATAACACATGTTTGGTTGAACATAGTTTTTATATGCTCAACCATCTCCTTTGCCTTTCCGCTTTCCATGCTTTCTTGATTTAACTTCAAGTATGCTGCGGCATCATATATTGCTTTCTTTACATTCTCTATAATTGCCCAATTCGTTGTTTCATCATAAAGCCAATCCTCTCCGTATGTATCAAGCATCTGCTTCTGAGAATACAACGCATCAACAATATCATCGGATAATTGATCGAGAACATTTTCCTGCCTTGTCAACTGCTTCATCTGATCTGCGGTTGGGGCGGAGTGATATTTAATCAAATAATCTTTAGCAAGCTTGAATGCAATTTGAACAGGCTTCGCAAAAAAGAAATCCGGTTCGAACTTAATAGCCAAAGACGGTTCCGATAATATATAGTGATAATAAATGTTTTGAATGTATGTATTTGTTGTATTCATTAAGTATAAAAACAAAGTATATTCGCCTTTGTGTTTGCAAATATACTGATTTTTTATTTTTTAGAAAAGTTCTTTATTTAAGATATATTATGTTTTGATTTGTAGAACCCCTGAATAAAGCATCTTCATCTTTCAATTCTTCTATAAAAGGACCATCAACCAAAACATCTATTTCTCTGAGAATTGAATTTATTTTATCATCATTCATAGCGACGAGTTCATCCATCGTAAACCCAGTATATATCCATATGTTTATGTCTGGTATCCTGTGTTTAAGTTGAGTAATGAGCTCAAGCACTTCATCTCTCCTATACATTGGGTCTCCGCCAGACAGTGTAACTTTATGATTGTCGTATTCTTCAACCAAATCTACAATTTCAGAAATCTCCATTTCTTTCCCGCCATGAAAATCCCAAGATTCAGGGTTATGACAACCCTTGCATTTGTGTGCACACCCGGCAAAATAAACTGCGGTTCTCAAACCAGTCCCGTCGACAGCTGTATCTGGTATTATATCTAATATTCTTGTTTTCATAATAAAAATCTCCTTATATTACATCCTATTGTATTTCCCAACAAAACTATTCCCCAATATGCAAGAGCATCAAGAGTGAACATCTTTGAAGAGAATATGTAAAAAGGTTCTGCAATCGAATGATAAAAACCAGATAGGATAAAAAGAGGAACGCCTATCAAAACCGGAACAGGGTTAAAGGATGGAAAGTTTTTATATATGTATACAGATACATCAACAATCAATCCGCACATTATTGCCCGCCCCAATATCTCTAAAAATCCTTTCGACATTTTTGTCGCTTCAACGGCAGTAAGCGAATCTACATCTCCAGTAAAAATCAAAGAAATCAACAAACATCCGATTAAATTTCCAAACAAAGTTTTAACGACAAACCAAAGATCGTCTCTCTTAAATGTAGTTGAACCTACACACCCTGTATACAGTGGTGTGCCGAGACACAGTATTGTAATTAAACCGAATGAGAATAAAATCGCGCCAACAACTCCGCCGACTACGGCGTAAGCCCACGCACCGGCAGAAATGAGCACGCCGGATAAAATTGCTCTAGCAAACTGTTTCATTTTGCAAATATACAGAAAATATTTGAAAAATAGAGCCTCTATGAAAGAGGCTCGTTTTTTATTTTTGAACTTCGTGCTGAATTCTGTCTTTGAACTCTGCTTGTTTTCCTGAGTTCCACCTGTCGACAGTAGAAACAAGATATCCTGTTATTCTTTGTAGAACAGACACGTTTTTGCTTCCACAAACCGGACAATACTTTTCTCCGTTTTCATCAACTGGAAATTCTTTTACGCTTTCGTGACAGCAATGGTCGCATCTTGCTACATTATGGTTAAAGCTTCCGTAACCGATGTCATATTTGTCCATAAGGTCAACTATATTCATAACGGCTTCCGGATTCTTTTCAAGTTCACCATCGAGCTCAACGTAAAAAATGTGACCGGCCGGAGTAATCTTATGATAAGGAGCCTCGACTTCAGCTTTGTGTTTCGCTGAGCAGTGATACCAAACCGGAACGTGATTTGAGTTTGTATAATAATCCTTGTCAGTCACTCCTTTTATCTCTCCGTATTCCTTCTTGTCCACCTTAGTAAACTTTCCAGAAAGACCCTCAGCTGGTGTAGCAAAACAGCTATAATTGTGATTATACTTCTCTGAAAACTCCTTGCATCTTTTATCTATTAAAGAAACAATTTCAAGACCAAGCTTCTGAGCGTATTCTGATTCTCCATGATGTTTCCCAACAAGAGCAACTAAGGTCTCAGCAAGACCAATAAATCCAACACCCAAAGTGCCATGCTTAATGACTGGTTCAATTGTATCTTCCGGATCAAGTTTATCCGAACCGTTCCAGAGACCGCTCATAAGCAAAGGGAACTGCTTAGCCTTTGCTGTAGATTGGAATTGATATCTTTCATCAAGTTGCTTAGCTACTATATCGAGAGCTTTGTTCAGCTCATCAAAGAATAACGATATTGTTTCTCTCTGAATATCTTTCTCAAGCACATCAGAAACGGAATGTTCGTCATATATACTTACAATCTTTCCGTCCTTTTCATAAAGAGATGCAGTTGCCAAAGCAGCTTCAATTGCAAGCTTCGGAAGATTTATCGTGGTAAACGAAAGATTACCCCTTCCGATTGATGTTGGATATTCGCCAAACCTATTTCCATAAACTCTTGTTCTGCAACCCATCGTTGCGACTTCGTGCACATATCTCTTTGGATCATTTTTATCCCACAGCGGGTCAACATTATATGACGCATCAAGATTCAAGAAATTCGGGAAAAATCTTCTTGCAGAAACCTTACATGCGAGTTTATACAAATCATAATTTGGATCTTCAGGAAGATAGCTAACGCCGCGCTTTTTCTTCCAAATCTGGATAGGGAAAATTGCTGTGCTTCCATTGCCTACACCTTCGTATGTCGAATTTAAAATTTCCCTTATAACGCAGCGTCCTTCTGCCGACGTGTCGGTTCCATAGTTAACGGAGCTAAATACGACCTGATTTCCGCCACGGCTATGTATCTGATTCATATTATGAATAAACGCCTCCATAGCCTGATGGACTCTGTTAACGGTTTCGTTTATAGCGTGCTGCTTCCATCTTTCATCACCAGACAGCCCATCAAGTGACTTTACAATATAATCATCGATTTCTGCGTCTTTAAGGTTACTATGATCAATTCCGTGTAAAGCTGATATCTTATCAATCTCCTCTTTGTATGTAGCCCTAACATAAGGAGCAAGATAAAAATCAAACGCAGGAATAGCCTGACCTCCATGCATTTCATTCTGAACAGTCTCCATAGATATACAAGCTATGATTGCTGCCGTCTCGATTCTCTTCGGAGCTCTGGACTCTCCATGCCCTGCTCTGAATCCATTTTCGAATATCCTGTCAAGCGGGTGCTGAATACAGGTTAAACTTTTTGTTGGATAGTAATCTTTGTCATGAATATGAACTATATTGTTGTCTACATATTCTTTGACATCTTCTGAAATAAGATAATTGTCTACAAAGGTCTTTGTCGTTTCACTCGCAAACTTCATCATCATTCCGGCTGGCGTGTCAGCGTTCATGTTTGCGTTCTCTCTGGTTATGTCATTTGCCTTTGTAGCCACAATCTCATCAAACATAACCTTTGTCTTCGATTGTCTTGCCACGTCTCTTCTGTGGCGTTCTTTTACGTATTCACGGGCTGCGTCTTTTCTAGTTGAACTCATCAGTCTTTTTTCAACGATATCGTGAATTTCCTCAACTGATAACTGTTTTACATTTTTGCTTTCAACGTAGTCAATGATCTTTTCAATAATTTCTTCATCAACCCCCTTCTTTGTCCTTTGCATCGCAAGAGCGACAGCCTTTCTAATTTTCTCAGCGTCAAATTCAACAATTCGACCATCCCGCTTAATTACAGTTTCTAACATGAATTTTATATTATTGATTTTCTATCGTGCAACGTGCACGTCAGATTATATGGTAGTTTATTTATCCCTCGCGGGACAAATTGCGCGATGCAAATATACGGAAAATTCATAAGAAAAAATAAAAAACAAAGCCAGAGTGCGCTGTGTGGCATTAAAAATTTTTTCAAAAAAAATTAGGCTTCAAAATCTATCAAAAATCGAATAAATATAGAAACTTTCGTAAGAAAATAATGAAATATTTCAAATACAAAGACTTAGGTGAAGCAACTCCAGAAGATGTCGATCTTTCTTCATTTGAGTTGAAAGACGAACTAAATAAAAAATTCTGGATTGATGGTAAATTAAATAGAAGCGTTAGGGTTGACCTTTTAAAAATTACAAGAGATTTTTTGGAAAATCTTGAAATAGAAGGAATATCCATTGAAGATATTATATTCACCGGCTCATTGGCAAACTACAATTGGAACGAAGATTATTCAGACATAGACCTTCATATAGTATTAGATTTTAAAACAATTGGAGACGACGAAGACCTTGTTAAAAAATATTTTGATGCAGTAAGAAAAAATTGGAACGATAGACATGATGAAATAAAGATACTTGGATATCCAGTTGAACTGTACGTCCAAGACATAAAAGAAAAACACACATCAAGCGGAGTATATTCAGTATTAAACGATGAATGGATTGAAAAACCATCAAAGGACAAAATAAAAAATGACAACCTCGACAACGAAAAAATTTCGACAAAAGCGGCAGAGTTAATGACTGATATAGAAGACTTAGAAACAGAATTCGAATCAACAACAGATTACTGGGATTTATATATAAAAGCCGATGAGCTGTTCGACAAAATAAAATCAATAAGAAAAGATAATTTCACAAGCGGAAACAAAGAAATGTCAGAAGGAAATCTAATATTCAAAACATTAAGAAGAAACGGATATCTTGAACGACTAGTTGAACTAAAAACAAAATGTTACGACAAATCAAGAAGTATAGAAAAATAGACCGAAGATTCGGTCTATTTTTATTAGCATATCGCCCGCATGCATAATAAAAATCGTCTCCTTGTTTTATCAAAGAGACGATTTATTAAAATGTTTGTGAAATTAGATTCTCTTGAAAATTCTGATTCCAGACGCAGACTCAACAAGTCTGTAACCCCTCTGCTGTAGAGATTCTGCAAATGCAGATGCACCAGTAGCGGAAGATCTTGATTTGTATGCATCATATGTATCTGCTGCGTCCAAAATCGTTTCGATGTCTGGAAGAATTGTTTTTATAATTCTAGCCTTGGCTTCGATCTTTTCTTTTGTTCCGAGAACATCAACATCAGTCTTCTTCATAAGTTCTGAACCGGCTATATGTTTAAACGCTTCAAGAACATCTTTGTGGTCTGCAAGATATTCGAAGTCACCGGAGTTTACAATTGTATTACCAAACTTAGCAACATCTCTAATATCCGCCACTATCGTATCAATGTTTCTAGATATTGTTCTCTTAAGAGAATTATCAGAAATGAGTCCAAGATTCTTTCTTATTGTTCCGATTGCAATTCTCAATGAACTTGCATATCCTGTAACCTTTGTCACATCGGAAGTAAATGAATCCACATCAACACCGGATGGTCTAACTTCACTTTGGTCGATAACATCAGATAGCTTCTTCTGCTCTTCCTCTCTTGTTTTCAAATTTGTATTTAAATCTACAATGTAGTCATAAACCTTTCCCTTTAGAGGAGTTTCGCCCAATTCGTCGGCTATGTTGTTGTATTTCTGAATAAGGTCATCTAATGTTTTTGCAATGTCCTTAAAGTTTATCACAATCTCTTTATCTGAGAGTGAACCATCTCTTATAACAGTCATTTTGTCAACAACATTGAACAAATTAGAAACAAATTCAGAAACGTTATTATACGCTACATCGTTTGATTCTATTTCATCTGCACCATGTTTTGTATAGAAACCAAGTACACCGTCTATCAATGTTGGGATAAAGAGAAATACTTTTCTAACCTGATCCAAATCTACACCAGCAGCAGATGCTTTATTTTTCTCAAAAGCGCCCTTTATGACGGCATAAGCATCTTGTCTCAAATTATCGTTTTCAAGGTTTTCCTTAACCTGCTTTATTGCGCCAAACACCTTTCCAATATTTTCAGAAAAGTCTCCAATTTCTCCCTGCAATCCAATCTTCGAAAGAGCTCTGCTTGCTACAGTCTGCATTCTCTTAATGTTTTCTTCCTTAACATTAACGTTAATTTTATATTCTTTAGCCATCTTGTCTGGGAAAAGAAGACAAACTGTTGCAGGAGCAGCTTTATCTGAAGATAGATTCGAAGGTTCGTATGATCCTCTTTTTGCTGATGTACCGGACAACTTGACATCCATAATTGATTTTATTATATCAACCAATTCATCCTTGCTCCCTTGTTCTATGTCATCAACCGTATACGTAGGACAGGTATCCTTTAAACGTATACCACAGCCAAATGCAATACACTTCAAGAACTTTTCGCTCAAAGAATTTATCAACTTCTCGTTAAGAGGGTTGTGTTTTTCCGCCGCAAGAACAAAATTGTTTCTACAGGTGCTTATGTCGTTTGAATTTATATCCTTAAAGAAAACAGTTTTTCTATCATCTCCAGCATATCCCTTAAAATTGTAATTAAGTTCGCATACGAATTTTTCTTTTTTGGGATCTTCATTTAAGGTCCAAGAACCTCTTCCGAACAAAATGTCCATAACCCTATCAAAAGTTTCATCTTCTGATGCTCTATTTAGGTCAAAAACAGATGATATATATCTTCTTGAATAATCAGACGCACTCTTTGTAAGATGGTTGCAGAGCCACCAATATGCACAAGAGTATACCCATTTTGCAACAGTCGTGTCTTCATCCTTCGTTACTTCATTAGGAGTCATACCAAACTCTTTAAAGGAACCAAACATCCTTTCATAATAATCGTTTCTGTCCTTTATTGTATTATAAATCGTGTTAGAGTCTGATACGCTTGTAAGATTTCTAGAGTCATCCTTCAGGTAAACAAGAGTTGGGTATTTTGCAGATGGAGTATAAGCATAAACCATACTTATAAGACCATTCTTTGTTGTGAATATCTTAATACCTTTAAATTTTCCTCTTACGCTAAGATCTCTTGCGATTTCAAACGGATTGTCGATAACGTCTACATCAGAGTCATTTATGTTACCCCAAGGAATAGTTATTATTGGGTCTATGACATCAAAAAGGATTCTCTTGTTAATGTTTTTGACGATTTTTGCATTTCCACTTAACTCCTGTCCATGCCTTGCTGGTATCAATGCAGACAACTTTGTCCCCATTTCTTCATTAAGGGATGATATATACTTTTCGCCAAGATTGAATCTTTTCTTAGCCTCTATTAAAAGTTCACTTTTCATATCTTGATTTTCAGATTTACTTTCATTTGCATCACCAGAAAGACGTTTAATGTACTTATTAGCCTGAAGCTGATTAAATTTGTTAATCATCTTTATTTCAACATCTCCTGTAACAACGCCCGGAGCATTCTCATAATCTATTGGTCTTGGAATGTTTCTAACAACTACACTTCCATCAACCTTCTTTGGGAATCCAACTGGAAATAGTTTAACGTCATTCTTTCCAAATAGATTTGACAATTCTATATTTCCTATCAGTTCATCAAATATAACCCCCGTTTCGCACACAGCAACAACACCAGCTATGTTTTCATTTGTTATGTCTAGGTGTAGAACAACAGTTTCTTCGTCTGTTATGAAATAAGATTCTTCTGTATTTTCACAAGAGAAAAGATTAGCAACTGGACTTACATCCGGAAGGTTTTCTTTCATTGTTTTGACAATTTCACCGAACACTTCGTCGTATTTTCCGGTTCTTCTTGCAAAAGCAATATCGGCAAGTCTAGCTGCTCGCTTCTTTTCTTCATCTGAAGCTGAATCTGCCTGCTTAAATATTTCAACGTCGTCTACGGTTTTTTCACCAGACTGGATTTCGTCATCCAAGTCATAGAGATCCAAACTAGTTACACGTCCTTCTGTTATTTTAAGTTTCTTCATCGTGTGTGTATTTATCATTTAATTAAAAGTGAATGACACTCTTTGTGATATTTATCCTTAATTGAACACAGAAATTCTCCCAAACTCTATGTTCTTTCCATTTCTAAGTCTATTCTCAATTTGCTTTACCCTTGAAAGCGGAATTTTGTTAGACAGAAAACCAAGATCAACGTTTCCTGTAACAGTTGTCGGGAAGTTTTTATCGTTCAATAATTTTGGTAAAAATTCAACCTCAAAATCACCGTCTATTACTTTTGGAAAACCATCAGGAAATTCTTCAACTGTATCACAATCATCTACAGATATGTTTCCGATGATCTTATCGACAATATATTTTGAGCACACGTATAACAAATCGACAAATTTACTGTCTTTTATATCAGTATGAAGTATTATCGTTTCGTCGTCTGTTATGAAATATGTGTTCTCGTCATTTTCACATTTAAATTCGCTTTCAACAGGAGAAACATTTGGAAATCGTTCTTTCATAACGTTGATGATTTCACCAAAAACTTCCTCATACTTTCCGGTTCTTCTTGCAAAAGCAAGATCTGCCAATCTTGATGATTTCTTTTTTTCTTCATCACTGAGACTATCATGCTTTTTAAAGTATTCTATATCATCTACAGAAATACGCCCAGCTTGAATTTCGTCATCCAAATCATAATTATCAAGATTTTCTACTCTACTTTCATTAACGTCGGATGAATCATCATCGTCCAAAGAATTTTGTATACGAAGTTTATTGACAACCATAAATTTAGAATCGGCTGCAATAGAATTTCTAACATCTTCCTTTACCTCAGACATCGTCATAGAATAAGAGTCGTCATATATTAAATAGAACATTTTCTCTGTGCATGATGGATTCAATCCATCTGCTTCTATGCTGTCTCCTGTTCCGGTGATACCAGAATGGTCTGAAAGTATAATGATGAAATCGATTTCTCCGTCTAATTCTCCTCTATCTGTATAGTTTTTGTATATATGTTTGTATACCGCGTCAGGAGACGTTCCACCGCTCCTTATCTTAACTCCGTTATCATTAAATATATCATATGCGTCTTCTGGACTCATATCAATATATCTGTCTCTATCGTAAACGCTATCAGCAAACAGATGGAAATCTACACTTTGGAAGTTATTTTGCATCAGGAGCTCAGAAACTTCTTTAAGCATCGATATAACAAATCCTATAGCAGAACCAGACGTATCAAGATAAACCAGACACTTTTTCAAAGAATCTTTTGTTCTATATGAATTCTTCATATAGAGTCCAGATCTTGATGCGACATTTTTGTTGAAATGTCTATATTCTTTATTCGTTGAATAGGATGAGATGTAATCCTGAAGCTCTCCTTTCCAGTCAATGTCACTATCAACTGCCTCTTTAAGAGAGGCAATCATATTTTCGTTTGATTCTTTAATTCCTTCGTTTGCCGCCGGGACATTGGCTCGTTCATTGCTTCTCATCTGAGCACCAGTAGCCTTTAACGCGTTTAGGACATCGTTATCATTTCCCTCTACACCATAATCGTCCTTTGCATTAGTTTCCGCATTAAGTTCATCCAATATTTCTTTAGCTTCTTCATCTGTTAATACTTTATCGGAGAATTTTCCGGACTTATCTCCGGTATTTCTCATAGCGACTTTATCGCTTCCCCCATATTCACTTTCGGCTTTTTCTAAAGTATCCTCATATTCTTCTGCGGTCATCTTCTGTGAACCAGACGATCCGCTTCCGCCTCCATTTTGATTAGAACTTCCAGTGTCGTTGCCGCCATCAGAACCAGAATCATTGCCAGATTCTCCACCGTTTCCTTCTGAATCGCTTCCATTAGAATCATTTCCCTTACCGGAACCAGGCTCTATTTCATCTGAAGAATCGGAACCACCATTATTCGAATTTGAATTTTCTCCATCCTTTCCCCCATTTTCTCCATTTTCTCCATTTGAATCCCCACCTTTGTTGGAACTTGAAGAATCTTCTCCGGATTTATCACCATCGCCC